AGTCCCGCCGCAAGGCTCATCTTCGTAATGCTAGTGCAACGCTAGCGGGTATGTACATAACTGGGCAGGGGACTGTGTTCCTCTGCTCCCCTTCCGGCCTGATTAAGCCCCCAAAATAAAAAAAAAAAGGATTTAAAATGGCTAATGTCAATAGTTCCAATGGTTATGTTTCACTTCCCGCGCAGGTAATTGGTACCACTGCGGCGACTACTCTTGCTGTTCCAGCAGCTACCGCGTTGTATCAGGGACTCCCTTCTCCCATCTTTGCTGCGGGTGCCGGTCTTTATATCGACCCAGCGAAGAATTACCAGTCTTCAAACCCCTCTGCGGCTTCGCCCACTTATGTGAACGACAGCGTGGATGGTCGTCAGTTCCGCGTTCGCGTGGTTGGCTTTACGACTGTTTCAGCTTCGTCCACCTTCCAAGTCTCGCTGTTCAATGGTTCTAGCTCGACCACAACTAGCGACACTCTTGTGGCGATCTCTGCTTCGTACACCATCACCACAGCGTCTACTGTGAACTTTGTTCTCGAAGCGAACTTCCTCTGGGATAGCACTTCTAGCCAGTTGAACGGCTGGTTCTTCTCAGATGTTAACAACACCTATACTGGTGCGGCAGCAACTACTAAGGTTGCCAGCTTGTCAGTGACCAACCTACAGTTCATTCCCGCGTTCACCTTCGGTACTTCGAACGCAGCGAACACTGTGACGGTCAAGGAATTCCTGTTCGAAAACGTGTAATAACGGCGGGGAGGGGGAAACCCCTCCTTGCGGACTTTAAAATGACGGACTATAATCAAAGCCAGAATAATATTTCTGGCATCGTTTAACGGTAAGACAACTGCCTTTGAAGCAGCGAATGGGAGTTCAATTCTCTCTGCCAGAGCCACACTTCCCTGTAGCATAACTGGCAGTGCGTCAAACTGTTAATTTGAAAGGTGATAGTTCGAATCTATCCGGGGGAGCCAGATTTTTGAAAGAAAAACGAGCATATTCCGATAGAAAAGAATACCTAAAAAACAAGATTAAAGAAGAAGTACAGAAATGTGTTCTCTTGTGCGCCAATTGCCACGCAGAAGTTCATGCGGGTATTACGAAGGTACCCTGATGTATCGAGTATACATCGAGGACTTCAATCCTCCGATTTGGGCGATAGACGAAGGCCCCGGAACAGAACAAAAAAGATTTGAGCAGATAGTATTCGAGGCCATTGGGTTTACTCACTATGATCTATCTGCCGATAACAAAGAAAACCCTAAATGCTGGATTGAATTTCCAGAAGCAAAACTAAAAATTATCGGGGGCACGGCCCTCTTGAGGTAAAAATGTCCTTCCTAACTTCTGTGGAATCGTTCTTCAAAAAGTATTTCGCTAACACTTCGTGGACCCAAACCGCGAGTGCAGCTATTGCTCTTACTGCCCCTTCGCTTGAGGCGCTAGTCCTTGCTGCTACTAACGCAGAGGATGCCGCTAGCATTCAGAAAGTGGTCAGCGAGGTCCAAACCGATCTCGGCGTGGTCTCCCAGCTTCTTGTGCAGGCTCAGGGCGGGACCGATGTTAAAACAACCATCACCAACGTTTTGACCTCAGTGAATGCTAACTTAGCTGGTCTTCTAGAAGCCGGACACATCAAGGACGAAGCGACGGTTACGAAAATTACGGCGCTGGTTAAAGCAGTGACTGGTGAACTCGAAGCAGTTTTAAGCGTAGTGAAGTAATGGGTATTACGTGGAAATCCGTTGGGCATGTATTTGCCTCTGGGTTCCATGACTTAGTTGTGGCGGCGAGAGCCGTCGCTCTATTTAGTGCGAAAGTACAGCCGGAAGCCTCCACCATAGAGTCCATCACGTCTCTCGTGCCAATATACGGGCCTGAGGCGGCGACGATAGAACGATTAGCGTTTGCCGCCTTAGGTGAGTTTGCCGCGATAGTTAATGCAGCAGGCGGGGCCTCAGCCGCAGCAAGTCTAGTTCCCGTTGACCCGGTTCTCCTTCAAGAGGTAGAGGCAGCGTTAAAAAACAACCCCCAGTTGGTGAAACAAGCGGCTGCGTTGGTTGGTATTAAGAATGCCTAAGTGGTTGGTAGTTACAATTGGAGTTCTCTTAGCTAGTTTGATAGGGTCTTGGATCGTTATTTCATGGCTGGGAGTATTGGAATTCCGGAGAATCGAGCCGGAATTATTGTCGTTTCTACGAGATACACACGCGGATATCAACACCACGTCAGATAATATCAACCGCGAGTGTAATACCGGTAGACCTTGTGGGACGCTAGCCGATGTGAACCAAACCTTAGGAACGGTCAGAGGAACTTTCGGGCAAATCGAGATAGCTACTAAGAGCTTCAACAGGAATCAAGCGGTATTTTTCGGGCAAGAACAGGCGCTATATGTCCACTCAGACGCCGTTTTGACCGATTTTTCGTCTGATCTGAAGCATTTTTCGGACGTTTTGGACACCACAAATGATGTTGTGGGGGGCCTGAAACCGGTCGAATCGAGTGCTGTGGACGAGTTTGGGATGCTTAAAACGACCACTTTAAGCCTCAACGCCTACCTAAATTCCGAATATTTCGTCGGTACGACCAAGAATTTGTACAATATCACAGGCAATATTGACGGCATCAGCGGTGATATTCGAATTAAATCCCACGAGTTTTTCTTTCCAGCCCCCTGCGTAGGGCGTGTTTGTTGGTTAAAAAGAACATATACCGTCCTCAAGGACGTTGGGCCGATGGCAGAACCCTTCTATTGGGGCGTCGAGGCTTTTAAGGCGATAAATGGCAAATAGTTATTCAACTCAACCAATGATTCTAGACACAGATATTGCTAGCTATCGTACCGGGGCTAGCGTTACTTCCGGAGTCAGAATTCTTAAATTAGCTTTGGTGGTTGGTGGCTCTGCCGCTTCGGCTGGCACGGTGACGATTACCCTCCCGGCGAACAGCAAGCCTCTCTACATACCCCTTGTAGTTGCTAACGCGGCAGCAGCTAACTCTTTGATTATAAATGACAATCCAACGGGCCAAGCCGTACTTACTTGGCAAGATTTCGCAGTTACAGGACTGACAGCGACAGGAACAAAGCTGTATCTCTGGACTTCCGGAAGCGGAGCGAACGCAAGTTAATGACTACTACCATACCTAACCCCGAAGAGAACTACAACAAGGGTATACCCAACGATGAGGGGGTCTGCCCCTGTTGCGGATATTGCAAGCATTGTGGCCGCAGCAATCCTCAGTTCGTTCCTTACACTCCTTGGATCACTTACACGTATTATCCTTATCCTAGCATCACTACCTCGGGGTATATTACCACTGGGACATACGATCAGCCGGGTTCAACCAATATAACATTTACCGGAGGAACTTTAAGCTAATGGCATCCCCAGAAAAATCTCTCGGCAAAGGAAGAAAGTCTTCCAGCAAGAAGAAGTCTCCGAAGAAAAAGATTCGTCACACCCATATCGAGCATGGGGATGATGGCAGTCACGTAATCCGTCACTCGTTCGATCAGGGCGGGGGAGAAGGCGATGCACCCACTCCCGATTCTATCCACGGCGTAGGCGACAGTGATGGCCTTCTACAGCACATGCAGGGGCAATTCGGTGGGCAACTACCCGGAGCCGATGCAGGCGCAGGAGCGGGTCCCGCAGGGCCAGCAGCACCCCCACAAGGAATGTAATGCCGTACAAAAGTAAAGCGCAAGAAGGATATTTCAACGCTAACAAAGCCAAGCTAGAGAAGCAAGGCGTTAATGTTGATGAGTGGAACTCGGCGTCTAAGGGAAAGAAACTTCCTAAGAAGGTGAAAAGTGGCAGCAAAACCAAGTAAGCCTGCGAAAGCGCAGATGAAAGTTAAGATCAAAGGCACCCCTGAAAAGGTGGTTGCGGGGCTTAAGAAACTATCTAAGTAATGGATATCAATGAGATCGAAAACTGGGATGAAGTCTCCGACGACGATCTGTATAAGTTTCTAAACGATAACAGGGAACTCTGGCAGATGCTTAAAGAGGAAAGGTCCGAGGGGAATAACGCCCTCCAAGCCCATCCTGTTTGGGATGTTGTTAGAGACAGAACGGTTAGAAGTCTGTATTTTCTTAACCTGTTCTTATGGGATTCTAACCCCTTCGGTGGTCCGGATACCCCTATCTCTGAGAATCTAATGACCTTAGAGAGCCACCAGCATATCATTGATATGTTCGTGAAGAAAGACCCTACCAAGAGCATAGCCCAGCAGTCGAGGATAAAGACAAGACTCATCCTCTACCCTCGTGGAAGTCTCAAGAGTTCTTGGGGAATCTTTGACGTGATCCAGTGGGTGTTACTGGACCGTACATACAAGATAAGAATTTTAGTTCTCAGTGCCGCCGACGATTTAGCCTCAGCTATCGTGGACGAACTTCGAGGCTTCTTCGTTATCAAAGAAGCCCAGTTATCGCTGATGAATCTGTTTTGGCCGGAGCACTGCCTTCTAGAAAAGGAACTACCGGCTACCGGCGAGTACACTACCCCGGCATTCTCTAAGCTTCAGATTAAGAGAAGAGAAGCCACTATCATGTCAAGAGGCGTTACCTCTTCTGTTAGCGGATTCCACTTTGATGTTTTCCACGGCGATGACGTGGTGGAAACTAGAAACTCTTCTGAGACTCAGTGCGTAGAAGTTCGTAAAAGATATGGTATCACTCGTAAGGTTTTAAGAACTTTCGGGTATACCAACCTACTCGGTACGAGGTATCACGACTTAGACCTTTACGGGGATATCATCGCAAAGTCCGAGCTAGGGGAATTCACAAGTGTTGAATTCAATATCGGCGAGAAGAAAATCGCCAACCCCGGTAAAGGCATAGAAATTTTAATCGGCGCGGCCATGACCATCAAGACCGAAGCCGAGATGGAACTGGTAAAGTACAACCTGCCCCGGCAGTCTTGGTTCAGAAAAGCAGGCCCAGAAGGAGTAATCCTCCTGATGCCTAAGGTTCTGACGTACGACACTTTACTGGTGGCTTATGAAGAAGAACCTGAAGCATTTGAAACCCAGATGCGTCAGAACGTTATCCCTCCCACCCAGCAGATGTTCACCCGAGAGTTGATTCTCAAGAACACTGTGAACTGGATGGACATTCCACCGTACGGAAGAGTGACCCAGACATGGGACTTGAACGGCGGTAAAGGAAAGAAAGATAACGACTTCTGCGTAGGTACAGCTTGTTTGTGGGACCCCAAAGGAGTTGGATATGTTATTGACATTGTTTGCACTAACTACCCTACCCCTGTGGCTATTGCCCAAGGTATTGTGCAGTTCGCGTGTAAGTACCATCCGGATATCCTCAGCATCGAAGATGCGGTAGGAATTCGAATGATCGAGCCTACGATATGGGCCGAGGCGGATAAGACAGACGACACTTATGTCAAGAACCTAGTACGCCACATTTACTGGCGGAAGGTCGATACCAGCAAAGACGCTAAGAAAAACCGTATTAGCTCCTTGTATCCTTTAGTGCTTTATGGTAGAATAAAGTTTGAGCTAGGATTGAAAGAGTTGGAAAGATTCATCGACCAGATCATCAGGCCGATTACGAAGAACTCCAAAAATGATATTCCCGACTGCTTAAGCTATCAGACCGACTTCCTTCCTTTACTGCCTCCTACAGAGATAGAGAAGAAAAGAATAGAAGACGAACTGACGGCACGCCGAAGAAATTATGTAGATAGAGCCTCATGGGAAATGGTATTTACCGAGGGATGGGATTCCCCATACAGACCGGTATATATGGAGGACGAGTACCCCTCCGAAGTTCTAGTCGAAGAATCATTTACGAACTACCAGCCGTATGTTGAGTCCGATGGGCTTGACAATATTCTGGGAACTGGTATAATAGGATAAGTAGTAATCAGACGAAGGTTGATTATGGCACAAGTAGGAATTGCAATGGGTCTACCGTTTGGCGGTAGGCTTCTCTGCCCGGAATGGGCATTATCGTTAAAGCTTTTAGATGTTCCTCTTAACACTCAGCAAAGTATCGTGATGGTTAAGAAAGACACAATCGTAAATGCTAGAAATAGAATTGTAGACACGGTTATTGAAACTAAGGCCAAGTATCTATTCTTTCTAGATGACGACGTGATCGTACCCAAACAGACTCTGATGGCTCTGGGATGGGTACTGAACAACAACCCAGACACAATGGTAGCGACTGGCATCTACACCACTAAACAGGAATACAATGCTCCTGTTTTATTCAAGGATGGGATACAGGGGCCTTACTGGGATTGGCGTGTTAACGATATCTTTGATGTTGATGCCTGTGGCGCGGGTTGTTTAATGATAGACACAGATGTTTTTCAGCATCTAGAAAAACCTTATTTTAGGGAACTCCAAGAATATAGAGATATAGACGGAACCCCTAATCTAACTACAGTCAGCGAAGACGTGTACTTTTGTCAGTCTGTTCGGAAAGCTGGTTTCAAAATTAAAGCACACGGGGCGATCATTTGTCCCCACTACGACGAAAAGAAAGATAAATTCTACACCTTGTCTGAAGATGCTCTACCTTACAAAAGGGAAAGAGAACGACAAGAAAAGGAACAAGAGGTTACTAATGGCTGACAATAACAACAGTGGCGCAAACTCCGGAAGCCTTCTCAAGGCACCCGAAGACCTTCTACATCCCCGCGATTACTCCGCTCCTAGTTCGGACAACGCGCAGACGCGCGGAGCCACGAACAGTATTCTAAAACTTTCCGAGGATCAGATTTTCAATAACTCTGGCCAAGGTAAAGGTATTGCTGGTCCTAGTGTTTGGGGCGGTTCCACCGACGACAAGGCTTCTCAGTCTAGCGCCGATGCCGGTTCTAAGCAGGGGAACGGCAATAGCGTCGATCTAACATCTGGCCAAAACAGTTGTTGGAAGGGCGGAAGAAGTTAATAAAGAAGGTGGCTCACGCCTAGTACCGATCTTTGAAGTATCTAGACGGTTGCCTTCGGAAAGCTAGCGTAGCTCAATTGGTAGAGCAGTGGTTTTGTAAACCACCGGTTGAGGGTTCAAGTCCTTTCGCTAGCTCCATGCGGGGTTAGTTTAGGGGTAGAACTACAGCCTTCCAAGCTGATTACAGGAGTTCGAATCTCCTACCCCGCTCCATCTGCCGGTGGTGAAGCGGCAACACGATAGTCTGCAAAACTATTATCCGTGGGTTCGAATCCCACTCGGTAGTCCATTTATGAACCAACGATTTACATTCCGATTTCGATATCCCTACGAGGGTAATCGTGTGTCCGTAGCTCAGCGGTAGAGCATTGGCCTGAAAAACCAAGTGTCGTTGGTTCAATCCCAACCGGACGCACCACGGGGTCGTGAGTGAGTCTGGTTAAAACTAACTGTCCGTAAAACAGTCCTTCTTAGAAGTCCGGTGGTTCGAATCCATCCGGCCCCACCAATTATGAATCGATCTAGTCACAGTTCGTCAAGTACCAACACCGGAAGATTGGCCGAGTGGTCAAGGCAACTGTTTGCTAAGCAGTAACACCGAAAGGTGTCAGGGGTTCGAATCCCTTATCTTCCGCCAATTTTAAAACGGAAGATGCTGCTGGAGTGGCTGGCAACTGGTCTTGAAAACCAGAGGATACCTTCACCGGATCGGAGTTCGAACCTTCCATCTTCCGCCATTATGTTAAAGATTTGTAGGCTATGCTCAAAAGAGAAAGAAGCCCATCATGGAAACTTCTCTTTTCACAAAAAGTCCAAGGATGGTTTTCATCCGTGGTGTAGCCTTTGCAAGAACGAAAGACAAAGAAAGCACTATTACGAAAACAGAAAAAGTATCCTAGAAAAACAGAAGAAGAATAGAAGAACTAAATATCGTCGTATGGACCTTAGAAGAAACTATGGTATATCCGAAAAAGAGTACGACGATCTTCTTCAACAACAGGATAATCTCTGTGCAATCTGTCGCACAAAAAGTTCTAAGAATTTACACGTAGACCACGATCACGATACAGGTAAAGTACGTGGTTTGTTATGCAGCAATTGTAACACAAGCCTCGGCTTACTCAGGGAAAACCCGGCTCTGTTCTTATCTGCGGTAGAGTACCTCAAAAAGTGTATAGCTGGGTAGAGAAGTCCGGTTTAACTCGCAATCCTCATAAGTTTGAGACATGGGTTCAAATCCCATCCTAGCAACCAAATAAAATATGGCACAAATAGAAAATCCGGGGAACGACAATACTCCTATCTTAACTGAGGAGATTATAGCACAGGTTCTCCGGACGGGGAAGTGGGCAGAAGACCCAGCCCTCACGCTCGTGGTGCGAGATACTGCCACGGCTGAAACAGCTAAGGCAGCTAAGCAATGGATAGCAGGATGGAATGCTGCTTCTATTGTATACCAGTCTACCACAGTTCCTAAGTATTGGGAAGGCACGCAGTTAGAGAGAGCTAATATTCCTCTATACGTTGTTGCCAAAGCAGTTAACTCCCTTACGCCGCAGATTCTAAATGGATTGTTTTATGACGATCCGCCCTTCATCTTCCAGCCTCGCCCCGGTACGAAATATGCTACCGTAGAAGCTATCTCCAATATCATTTCGTATCAGCTAAAGGAGATCAACTTCAAGGAAGAGGTTCGTAGAGGCATAATCAACGCTTGCCTGTACGGTACTAACATCTGGAAATGGGGATGGGATAGCTTCTCTTTCGAGAAGACTTACTACGCGAGAGAAGATAAAAAGACTGTAATTCCTTCTCAAGTTCCCGGAACTCCTGATACTGTTTTCCACGATCCCGATTCCCCTCTCGAAGAGAGAACAGAAACGATCAACGTGGAGCAGCCACGATTCGAGAACATCACCAGCATCAAAGACATTCTTATTGACTCGACCCTTCGCACCCCAGATATCCGCGAAGCAAAGTTCGTCATACACAGAATGTACATGACGTTCAATGACCTCGAGAAGCTGAGGGACCGCCCCGGATACAATATCCCTAGCCGAGAAGAAGTCATGAGTTGGTTTATGGCCCCCGCAGAGGAGGCTATTCCGGCTCTGGACGAACAGACCGGCGTCAATGCTGTTTGGGACATGAGGGCTAACCCCAGATGGACCCAAGCTACCGACGACCCTTTCCAGAAACCTCTAGAGATTCTAGAACGCTGGGATAAAGAAAAAGTTATCATCGTCGTTCAGCGTAAGAAAGTTATCTGCAACGGCCCCAATCCATACGGAGAAATCCCTTTCTTTTCCGTCAACTGGTGGGACGTGCCGGGTGCCTTCTACGGTCTTGGACTTGCTCGAACAATTGGTTCAGAGCAAAGACTTCAACAAGGAATTCTTAACACTTGGCTTGATTCAACCGCCATCGCACTTGCGGGAGTCTATACCCGTAAGCGTGGTAAGAGCATACCGACCCAGAGCATTCGTATCCATCCGGGAAGAGTGTTCGAAGTAGATGAAGCCGATGATTTTAAACCGTTAGAGAGAACTCCCCCCGTTCCGGAAGCTGGTCAACATCTAGCTTTGTCTCAAGCTAGAGTCGAACAAAACTCAGGTGCTGGAGAAATTACATCACAAGGTATTGCTGGTAGTACTGGACATAGCAACCTTGCCAGAACAGCAGCGGGAGCTAACGCTATCACGGGAGGGCAGGGAGTTCAGATTTCTGAGTTCCTAGAAAAGTTTGCCAACCAAGTATTCATTCCGTTCCTATACAGAGCGGATGAAATGAATCGCAGACTCCTTCCTGCTGGAATTGTTCAAAAGATTCTAAACGAAGAGTTACAGAATACTTACTTCTCAACGGGCGGGGACATTGATGAGATTCGTCACGCACGATTAGTATTCGATGTTCAGGCCGGAAGTAAGCTGAGTGAGCGCAGAGCGATGGCTCAGTCACTCCCCCTGATGACTCAATTCTTACAGAACCAGTTTATCGTCCAAAGCTTAGCTGCGGAAGGTAAAAAGGTTGACACCATTCAGGTTCTTAAGATGATGTTCGAGGCTTCTGGATGGCGTACATTCTATAGCGTCATCATAGATATGTCTCCCCAAGAGAAGCAACAAGCTCAGCAAAATCAGCCTGCGGCCTTGGCTCAATCCAAGATGCAGAATGATAACGCTCAGCAAGAAGCTAAGTTCAGACACCAACAAGAGTTGGCTGAACAAAACAATATGGCTAGAGCCGCTAACGAAGTTCTCCGCAGAAGCTTCGAAACTACAGCGACTCCAGAAGCTCTTACCGGCCTTCCGGGTCCTCCGGGACAAGGGTTTGGCGCTGAGGACGTAGGTTAATGGCTCCCGAAGAACTCGTGGATTTAACTGATCCAGAACAATTAGAGAAACACCTTATAGACGCAATAAACGCCGCCAATGCTCTCCAGCTAACCATTAACACGGAAGGCTGGGAGATCATAGAAAACTCCTTCGAGAGCATTGAGTCGGACGCTTTAGAGCAACTAGGGGCACAACAACCGGGCAACGACAAAGCTATCTTAGCTGCCCACGCTGTGTGGTACTCAGTTAAGAATGCTTATCTTAACGTACGCCGCGCGGTAATTTCGGCCATCAAAGAAGGCGAACAGGCTACTATCACTTTAGCCGAGCTACACGCCTCGAAGACCGAAACAAAAGACGAAGACTGGCTCTAGTATTTAGAGCGGTAGAGGACAAATGCCGAATCAAGATAATGAGATTTTCAACGAGTGGGCTTCAGGCGTTTCTTTAGCCACTGGTAACGATAGCAACGAATTCTTCCAAGAGATTCCAACAGAGCTAGCTAAGCCTGCGGATTTTCAAGTTCCGGTTCCGGACCCAACACCAGACCCAGTTCCTGTTCCTACCCCCGTTGTGGCGGTAGAGGAAGACAAAGGACCAGAGACTAGACCCGTCAAGAATGGCGGGACGATGACTCTAGAAAAGACCAGCCGTGGTTGGCGGTTAACACTGAGTACTGGCGACCCCAAGATTGCCCCTGAGAATTTCTACGGGCCGAATAAAGACGAATTGATTTATGCTGTAGCTGATGCAAAGGTCGAGTCTAATAGAACCATCCATAGATTAAAGAAAGAAAAGTTTTTAGGCGGCGGGGAAGAGGCAACTATTACTCCGTCTCCCTCCCGCAATATCGCCAAAGTGGCAGCACTTTCGGCGGATGACGTTTACGAAATCAAAAACCAATTAGCGGAAAATCCCGCAGACGCTATCGACACTTGGGTGAAGAAAAGATTTGGACTCGATCCAGACGAATTTGCCGAAGCTTTAAAGTCTGCTCCCGAAGCTAAGAAGATACTAGATGCCCAGACTGTTAAGGGTAACATTGATGAAGTAAACAATGATTTTTGTTCCACCAATCCTGACTACCTAGAATACGTGACGACTTCCGATTCGGAAGTTAATCAAATCAATATGCGTTTGCTAGTTGGCAGGATGGCTAAGAGTTATCTTAATAAGAAGATTACAAAATCCACTGCCCAGCCGATTGTAGATGATGCTATCTACGAGATTTATAAACGTGGTAAGTGGACTGTAGAAAACCTTGAAACGGCGAAAGAAGAACTGATCGAGAACGAATTGTTCGAACGCTCAGAGTCTCGTCGCACCGTTCCAGAACCGCAACCTGAACCAGTGGCCGTAAAAGGCCCATCCGTGCCTGCCACGCAACCCATTGTTGCGACACCCGGACAGCCAGTGGGCTTAATAGGACTATCTGCTAAAGGTGGATCACCTGTGGCAGCACCCGAAGAAAAGCCGCTGACAGACGTAGACCTGCAAAGTATTCCTTTAAGCGATTTAAAGGCAATTGCTATGGCTCAACTCAGAGCGCAGCAACAGGGTCGGCAATAACTTTTTAAAGGCACCATAATGGCCTATTCACCAGCAGTAAACACGGTTGCATCCGGCAACTTTCCTAACGCTCTAGCAATTTACTACGAGCGTAAAGCTATCCCCAACTTGAAGCAATCGACTCCTTTCCTCGGTTGCACGAAGCAGTGGCCGCTACCTATGCACAGCGGTAACACTATTCAGTTCTTCTCCTACAACTTGCTAGGCTCAAACGTGCAGCAATCGACAGAAGGTTTTGTTGGTTCGCCTGTGCCCGAGAGCGCAGTCAAGATTCAGGCTGTGATTGGTCAGTACGCTGACTACACCAACAGTTCTGACTTGCTGATGGAGACTGCCCTTGATGACAAGGGTCTTCTGTCTAGCTTGGCTGAGGAAATGAACTACCGGTTAGCTCTGACCCTTAACCAGCTAGTTATCACCGCTGCGGATTCTACCACAGGTATTGACTCAACTGTGCTTCAGACTCTAGCGGCAGGTACTTACCTAACTGCGTCCAACCTTCGTACCATCGCTCAACAGCTTTCGAGCGTGAACGTTCGGTACTTCGAAGGCGATAGCTGGGCCGGTATTATCAACCCCCTTGTTACGCATGACGTGTACAACGACGCAAGCTTCAATGGCTTAACTGACATTATGAAGCGCAGCCCTGAGACAGCGAAGAAGCTGTTTGGTGCCGTTGACCGCGATGCCCCCTTTGAATTTGCTGGAATTAAGTTCAAGGAAACCACAACTGCAACCCCTACAACCATCGGCGGAAACCTGTACTACCCAACGTACATCTTCGGCGACGATGCTCTACTGAGTATCTTCCTTGGTCCCAACCCAACGGATAAGAACAGAAAGAACTACTCACTGAACATCCAGATGGCCCCTGAAGGTGGTTCTGTTTCCGATCCGGCAAGACTGATCGGTGGATGGATTTCCTACAACGTGAAGTTCACTATCACTCCTCCTCCGGGAACTGTGATGCGTCTTCGCAAAATCCTCAGCAACACTTCAAGCTCGTAAGTTTAGGGCCTCGCCCTTGCTTCACTAAAAGGCTAGTAGTTTGAACGGAGCCTGAATGCCCGAACCCTTGGCCGGGAGAAGGCAATAAGTTTGGTTTCCTCGTGGGAAGTTTCCGAAAAGAGAATAGACAGATCGTCGTTCTTAATAAAGAAATTTCTCCACGGGCCAAGGACTCCTTAGACCCTCCCAACAATACATTCCTACTAGCCATTTTATAAGGATCAAGATGATAACAGCATCAATTACCGGAACGATTAAGGTAACAGACAATCTCACGAACTCTGTGGCTTTATCTAAACCCGTAAATAATGCGTATACCGGCGAGTTGTTCACATACGGACAATCGGTGATTGTCGGCACAGGAGCTTATACGGTTCCTCTGCCGATAACTCCGATTGAGTTCTTGTATGTCAAAAATCTTTCTGCAAATGCAGGGACTACTATAACAGTTACTTGGACTCCTGTGGGGGGAAGTTCGGCGAATGTCATAACTCTGGACCCCGGAGCCTTGATAATTTTTTCGGAAGTTATCACGACTAACGGGATCAGTGCTTTGAGTTTGATATCCAACCAAGCCGGAACCCCAGTAGAATTTATCATAGCTGGTTAAAATGATTCCTGTCCTTTATCTCATTCGTCACGGAAGAACGGCCTATAACGAAAAAGGCTTGTTTCGCGGGGAAGCGGATATCCCTCTTGTAGAGGATGGTATCCACGACGCCGAAGAAGCTAAAAAGTTTTTGGGCGATGTTACTCCTTCTTTCATAGTTTCTTCTGATAAGAAACGGGCTATACAAACGTCCAAGATATTATCAGAAGGGGTAGAAGTACAACCTACAGACCAGCTTCGCGCTTGGAATTTAGGGAAATTTTCTGGCCAACCTAAGAATGAAGAGAACCAAAAAGAAGTCGATTCCTATGTAGAACGTCCTGACGAAAGAGTTCCAGAAGGCGAAAGCCTAAACGAATTCAGAGAGAGGATTTTGCCTGTGTTAGCGGAATGTTTCGAACACGCTACTAGGGTAGGACCGGGGTTTATTATAGCGCACTCAAGTGTCATTCATGAAGTTGGTACTCAGCTTTTTGGCAACCACAAGAGTTTAGTAGTTAAGCCGGGTGGCATAGTTATCGTGGGGTTTGGCGACGGCGAAATCACCGCTGACCGAGTTTTTAAACCGCTTAAAAATCATAATGATGCAAGCGTTTCGTAACAGGAGATTCATTTTCAATGGCTAATTCAGACACAATTGTTGCCTTGACTGGACCCGGCACAGCCCGTAACCAGATCAACGCTCTTACACTAACTTCCACAACTGAGACGGTCTTCGTCGTGGGGACTGATACCGCAGGCACTACTGTTGCGGCTATTCTTACTGTCCCCGTGGGCGCGGGTACTAACTTGGTTGGTTCGGCAAGTCCTATCGAGTTCAACCTAAACTCTGCTTTGTCTCAATCGTCTTACGGGCGTAAGGACCAAGTGCAGACTGCTCCTCCGTTCTTCAGCAAGACTACGTTTGACGCAGGCCGTCCCTTCCGCATTCGCGTGACTGGGTATGCGACTCTGAATGCTGGTGCGGGTAACACTGTGGCTATTGGTCTGTACCAAGGTACATCCACCACTACCGCTAGTGATACCAAGATTGCCGCGATGACAGCCGGTGGTTCTCCTAGCACAAGCTTTAACTTTGTGTTGGAGACCTTCATCCAGTGGGACTCGACCTCTCAGGTGCTCGGTGGATACTACACTGGCCAGTGCGGAAACGCCCTCACTACGCAGCACGTTCTCACGAACGCAGCTTCTGTGACTCAGGCGTCCAACCTGACATTCGTCCTTTCCGGAACTTTCGGGAACGCCGGAGGCGGAACCATCAACATCGCTGAGTTCAGCGCAGAGCAAGTCTAACGTATTTCTTAAGTGCCTAGAGGACTTAATGCACAACCCACAAGCAGAAGAAAACATTCTTGACCGCGACTTAGCATTCTCCTCCTCATTATTGGGGAAAGAATGCAGTCGCTGTCATAGAGCGTATATCTACAGTAAGTTTAAAAAAGATTCGAGCAGCCGAGACGGGCATACACATTTGTGTAACCAATGTCTCAATACGCCGAGATTGTCCGTAGAAGAGAATCTTTACCGATACAAAGAAATGAACGAAAGTTCTGCGGCGGTAGAAGCACAGCGTAGACCAGATGAACTTGATTATCTTGAAAGAGACTCGGTTGGTAGGTGGCTTTGGCATACAGACTTTTTAGACAAGCTAAGGCGTTTATTAGGCGGAAAGCTCATAGTCGGAGACGCTTACTTCCTAGACGAGTTCTCCCTGTATATTCAAGACGCCAGATGCGTCGATACTCAAGGAGTTCGATACCTTGGATTTATCCCAACGGGAAAGATTCAGGAATTTAGTTCCTACAAGTATGATCGGAACGGAGTTCCTATTGATGAGTCCGCGCGAGGGTATCGCGGGATTTTGATGAAGTTAGTCATCGATGGGTATATCACCGAAGCACAGTGCGCCAAGGAATTCGGGCATTGCGATGAAAATATTTGGGCTAAAACCCTTTACAATTGGCGAAACATAAAGAGAGGATAACGGGAGTATTTCCGTTTCTGTATGGCAAAAGAAAAAGAAGCAACACCAGTAACACCAGATTTGGACGCGCCCGTCACGGTGTCGGGGGCTGACCTGTTAAACCTTATCACGATGCTCCAGAACAACAATGCTAAGAGTATTGCTGAGGCGTTTGAAAAGCTATCACCGAACTACAAGACTCCGGAGCAAAAAGCTTTCAACGAGAAGCTTCGCGGAGATCAACGCAATATCGAAATTTTCAAGCTGAAAAATCGCAAGCGTCAGCAAAAGTTTTGCGATCATGAGATTGGCCAGACCGGTAGGAAACGGTTAGGAGAAGGAGCATTCAACATGCTCAAGCTCCCCACCGGCGAAACTATCGGGGTGTGTACTTACTGCCAGATGGTCATTTCTTCGGCGAACCCGGATCATACTCGGTTCTTCAAGAAAGCAGGAGGAACCCTAGCGGAAGCTGGGCAGTTCAATCTGAACGACCCCATCAAGGCGCAGTTAGCCAGACTTGGGGACGACGAACGTAAAAGAGTTCTCGAAGCCCGTGCCAAGCACGTCGAGCTTAGTCCTCAAGACGATGACGAGGATTATCTGTAATGACGGCTAATGAACTTCGTGAGAAACTTCAGAAGTTAGAATTCCAGAAGAGCACGTATAAACATCTTCTAGCGGGGGTGGAGAGGCAAGAGAAATGCTCTCACCTTCGGAACCAATTAGGATTAGGATATCGAAAAAACTATCCCGACGATTTTTCCTTTTGCGGGTTAATGCTTCCAGACGGCGAACTCATAGGAATATGCCAGTATTGCCAGCTTAAGGTATCCTCAAGAAATCCAGATCACGCGAAATACTTCAAGGGGGATTGGGTCAATCAATCCGCGAATATGCCGATGATGAGTACGGCGTCAACCACTCCGGCAGTGTTTCATACGCAGTGGCCTTATGGCGGCAATATCAACGACGAACTTTGGCGCAATTGGTATAAATCCACAGAAACTTGCACAGTCTTTACAGACAGTCTAACTCCCTCGAACAACCCAGCAAAAAACCTATAACCGAGTTACTAGGCCGGATTGGTACAACTCTAACTCTAAGGAATTAGAAATGTCTTCCAACATCCAGTTAAAAACTACAATAGACTTGACCAGTAGGTTTATCTATAATGCCCCTCTGCTCTACGTGAACAGCGGGGCATTGGCGTATTCAATCGGGGATTGGGTGCGCCAATTCCTGTTGGCTCCTCCTTTCTCTTGGAGATGGAATAGAGCATTCGCTAAGCCTATTGTGTGCCAGCCGGGGGTAGCCGACTATACAGTTAGTATACCAGACTTCGGTTGGTTAGAAAAAGCAACTGTAGTTTTTCCTCCCGATACCAGCGGGAATAACCCCCTTATCTCGAAAGAACTTACCGTCCAGCAAGCTCTAATTGGGGAAACTATGCTAGGACAACCGGCCTTTATCTCCCCTGTTGGCGACGATAACAACGGAAACATTACCTTCCGATTGATGATGGTTCCGGATAAGGCTTACACTCTGAACATGATTTACCAGAAATCTGCTCCTTCCTTTGGGGCGGTAACTGATACTTGGGCACCTATCCCCGACTATTACTCCTACATCTACAACCAAGGATATTTAGCTAAGACTTACGAATACAAGGGCGACGAAAGGTTTGCCTTTGCTCACATGGAGTTTCTGAAGCAGGTTGTGGCAGCTAACGAGGGATTGTCTGAGACAGACAGAAACATATTCTTAGGACCCCATCTTAACTACTTACGCGAGAACCAGAGCGTAGGTCAGACAGGATCGCTAGGTCGTCAAGGAAGGTCAGGGCAGTAATGGCTACGATACAAGAAAATCTTTTAGCTGCTCAGATTCCTCCCAACGTGTTTGTGGCGGGACCCTCCAATGGTAAAGGTGCGGCCAGCATCCGGAGACTATCGGCCTACGATCTTACCAGAATTTTTCCGGGGCTAGTCGTCCAGTTCGATGCGAACGATAACGCCTACTTTGACATAACCGGAGGAGGAATCCTCGGGAATATCACAGCAGTTATTGCTGGGGTTGGTTTGTCTGGTGGGGGCACAAGCGGGGCGGTTACTCTCAATCTGGGGATTCCTATTTCCGTAGCGCACGGGGGAACGGGAACTTCGTCTCCGAGTTTGATAGCTGGTAGCGGAATCTCCATTACAGGAGCTTGGCCCGACCAGACTATCACTAACACTGGAGCTACTGCTGGCCTCGACTTTACGCAAGCTTTCCTCCTTATGGGGGCATAATGGCAGCGATCATAAGAGTACTAGGCCAAGTCTACCCAGCCGCTAACACAGAAACCACTTTGTACACATGCGGGACAACTTCGGCAGTTATATCAACAATCAATATATGCAACACCAGTCCGTCCGCAGCAGATTCTTTTACCGTAAGAATATGTATAGCAGGGGCGGGAGACACTAACTCCCAACTGTTAGCCTACTTAGTAAATCTTCCTCCGGGGACTTTTCTCCCTGTGACGGTTGGGCTGACTGTAGCGAGTACAGATGTTATCAAGGTTTTGGCACTCAATGGAACGTGCTCATTCCAGCTTTTCGGGCAAGAAAATAGTTAATGGCGAATAACCCATATCCTCCGTTTACAGACGTAGCTAATGCCAATGCCATCCAAGGCAGCAACTTCGCTACGTCTACGGGGACTATTGTTCTTTCGGGGAGCAATATTACTATCTCTACTGGGGCTAGTAGTATTCAGATTATCGGTCCTCCTGCCGGGGGATTCACCCTAAACGGAACTTCTTCTAGTGCTTCAATCTCCGCAGGCGCGGGGATCGGTATTGGCCAAGCCGCCAGCACCATCACGATTTCTGCGTCTGTACAGACGTTCTTGCAAAGTATCACAGCGTTAGGCAACACTACCCTAAGTTCTTCGGGAACCTTCTCTGGACTGCTCAACGTCTCCGGAGCCGGAATTGTCAGCGTTGGTGGGGGAGCACAAAGCCTAACAATCTCTGCTTCTCAATCTATTCAAACTCATAGCCTGACTGCGTTAGGAAATACTACTTCAAGTTCTTCAGGAAGTTTCAACACTCTCCTGAACTTCTCTGGAGCCGGAATTGCGTCAGTCGGTGTGGGTAATGGAACCGTTACCATTTCTGTTCCGGCCCCGGCTGCGACCAATGTGGTCACGTCTCTCAATGGATCAAATGGAAGCCTTTCGATCTCAGCAGGGGCAGGCATTGGGATCGGCAACGCGGCAAGCACCATCACGATCTCCGCATCCGTGCAGACCTCATCGATCTCCTTAACTGCGTTAGGAAACACCACCAGCAGTTCATCCGGAACTTTCTCGAATGTACTGAATTTTTCCGGAGCCGGAATCGCCTCTGTTGGAGTTGGGAACGGTAGTGTTACTATCTCGGTTCCAGCACCCGCTGCTACCAATGTAGTTACAAGTCTAAATGGTTCCAATGGGAGCCTATCTATCTCTGCCGGGGCCGGGATTGGAATCGGACAAGCTAATAGCACGATTACCATTTCTGCTAGCAACCAGACTAATACTCTGAGTTACTTAGCATTTGCCTCCATGACAACGGCGTTAAACGGGTCAACAACAGGAACCGCAGCTACTTTTAGCGGACCGTTGGTGATAGTCGCCGGAAACCAAATAACGATTTCTCAAAACACAGGCATTGGTACAAATAGTACTTTGTCTAGTGGCAGCAATGCTTTAGTTATTTCCGGTCCTTCTTTCAGCGCAGGCGGAGGTCTGGCTGTTACTACCGGATCGGTAGTCTCTTACTCCATTACAAACCACGTTTCTAGTGTAAACGGGTCAAGTGGAACTTTGAGTATTTCTGCCGGGGCTGGCATCGGCATAGGTCAGGCTGCGTCAACTATCACCGTCTCTGCTTCAGTGCAGACTTACTCACACAGCATCACCGCGTTAGGAAACACAACAGTAAGTTCATCTGGAACGTTTTCCGGATTGCTTAACATCTCGGGCGCGGGTATCATCAGTGTGGGTGGTGGGGCGCAAAGCTTAACGATCTCCGCTACAACCCCATCAGTTGTAACTAGCCTGAACGGGTCAAACGGAAGCTTATCAATTTCTGCGGGAGCGGGAATTGGTATTGGGCAAGCTGCGTCCACTATCACGATCTCAGCGTCTGTCCAGACTATATCTCAGTCATTGACTGCTCTTGGTAATACCACTAGCAGTTCATTCGGGACGTTTGCCGGGTTATTGAATTTCTCCGGGGCTGGTATAGCTTCGGTAGGTGTGGGCAATGGCAGTGTCACAATCTCCGTGCCTGCTCCGGCTGCTACCAACGTAGTCACGTCCTTGAACGGGTCGAACGGGAGCTTGTCGATCTCCGCAGGGGCGAATATCGGCATAGGGCAAGCCGCTAGCACCATTACTATCTCGGCGTCTAGCTACTCCACGTTAGTATCGATCTCTAGCATCGCGGGAGGAACTACTTCCGGAACAGCCAACACCGCTTCGTCTACAGCCTTTGGGTTCGTTGCTGGAAATAACATCACGTTAAGCCAGCTATCCACCAACCCTACCATCACGATCATCGGTCCTACCCCCGCAGGAGGGGCCGGGTTCACCCTCAATGGTACATCCTCTAGCGCGTCGATCTCCGCAGGGGCTGGTATTGGTATCGGGCAAGCTGCTTCTACCATCACCATATCCTATTCCGGTACCTCCAACTTTACTGGAATTAGCCTCAGTGGTAATACCACCACGGCGGTAGGCAACAGCGCGACAGCTATCACGGGCAACAGTGTAATACTTAGCGCGGCAGGCATTCTATCGTTATCCGCCACCACGAATGCCAGCGGAGGTACGATTACTTTATCAGTACCAGCCCCTCCGACAGCCACCAACTTCAGCCTGAATGGAACATCTAGCAGCGCATCCTTAGTAGCAGGGGCCGGGATCGCGTTTAACTCCGGCGCAAGCAGCATCAGCGTATCGTACTCCGGAACTTCTAACTTTACCGGAATCAGTTTCAGCGGAAACACAACAACGCTAGCGGCCAACAGCGCGACAGCGTTCTCCGGCAATAGCTTGGTAATGAGTGTTGCAGGCATCTTATCCATGTCTGGAACAACCAATGCCAGCGGCGGAACCATAACTCTTTCTGTTCCGGCTCCTGCTGCTACGAACGTTGTTACGTCCCTCAATGGGTCGAACGGTAGTTTGTCTATCTCTGCCGGTGCTGGAATTGGAATAGGCAATGCCGCTTCTACCATAACCATTTCGGCCTCTGTTCAGACCGCTTCGGTTTCTTTAACAGCCCTTGGTAATACAACCTCAAGTTCTTCTGGAACATTCACCAATCTCCTAAACTTTTCTGGCGCGGGTATCGCGTCGGTTGGAGTTGGCAATGGAAGTGTGACCATTTCAGTACCCGCTCCCGCCGCGACGAATGTGGTAACTTCGTTGAACGGGTCTAACGGGTCTATGTCTATTTCGGCTGGTGCCGGAATCGGCATTGGGCAGGCTGCGTCTACTATCACGATTTCAGCCTCGGTGCAGACATTCTCTCATAGCTTGACGGCCTTGGGTAACACTACCATAAGTTCTTCGGGAACGTTTTCAGGTCTTCTAAACGTTTCCGGTGCGGGTATCATCAGCATTGGGGGAGGGGCACAGAGCCTCACAATTTCTGCCACTACTCCTTCCGTGGTTACTTCGCTTAATGGATCGAGCGGTAGCCTATCTATCTCTGCTGGTGCTAACATCGGTATTGGGCAGGCTGCTTCCACGATTACTATCTCGGCAAGCAACCAATCGGTATTGTATTCTATCGCCTCGATTGCTGGCGGAACTACTTCCGGAACCGTAAATACCGCGTCTTCAACGGCCTTCGGTCTTGTCGCCGGTCCGAACATCACTCTTAGCCAGCTATCCACTAGCCCAAATATCACCATCAGCGCAGCGGCAGGCGGAGGCGGCGGAGGATTCACACTTAACGGAAGTTCTTCTAGCATGTCTTTGGTCGCTGGAAGCAACGTGAGTTTGAGTTCGAACCTTAGCACTATCACCATCAACGCAGGGATCGGAAGAATCAGTGTTCTTCAAAACTACTCCCTCGCTTTGGCGGGAGGTTTAGTAGCCTCTTCCTCGGGAACCGTTACCGGGCTAGGAAGTTCTCTGTTTCTACAGAGACTCAAACTCCCCTCAGGAATGAACCTCAGCGAAGTTGATGTGGCTTTGGGCCTGACCTTCCCTGCCACAAACCAAGGCGCGGGAACTCTTACTCGTTCTTTCGTCGTATATTCGTTTGGAAATTCTACCTCGCTAGCGTCGGTGCTAAGCACCTCAGGAACCTCAGCGTGGACAACGGGAACCTCTACAGTTGGAGCTTCTACCTCTCTGTCCCAGTTCCAAGGTGGTTGGTCGCTGCCTCAGGTTCATCCCCTTACATTCGCTTCTACGTTGCTAGCAGCGGGAGAGTATGTCGTCGGCCACATCTTCAACTTTGCTCAGGTGACAAGCACTTGGACGGTTGGAATTTATGGGGCGCAAAACAGCTTAATCCAGACAACATCCCTCACCGCGTTTACTGCTTCTCCTGTTGGGGCGAGTGCTCTTTCCTCAGGCGGGTTAGCGGGAGTGTCGGCGCATACTGCTTCTACTTCAACAGCCATTACTGCCTTTACCGTAGCCCCTACCCTCGCATCGGTGTTCAGCAATGCTGGAACGTTGCAATTCAGATATGTTTCGCAGTCCTCTGCTACCGCTGCCGGATTCGCCAGCACTACACAGACTACGGCTGCTTCTCTGTCGGGATCACAGGGAGTTCACTGGTCTACGCTACCCACGGCTGCTACTGTCCTGTCTTCAGCGGGAACGGCAGGAGTTTCTGTGTTAGGAAGCGGAGGTCTCTCGGCTGGGTCATTTATCGGAACATCTGGATCGGTGGCAGGTATCAGTAACATCAACACCGGCCAAGTTAACCCCTTGTCTCCTACAGTCCCCGGATTTGTCTTTATTGGCACCGGATCGACCACAGGCGTGAATGCGGCGGTTCCCCCTTACTTCCTCGCTGGAATTTTCAGCACAGGGGCCGTTCCAATATCTATCGCCCTGTCAACTACAGCCATTACCTTTACCGGCTCCGCGCAAGCGGCTCAGCCGTGGATGGCACTGATTGGATCGTAATGGCACTTCCTTATATTGTTCAATCCTACACTAGCGGTGTCCCCACTCCGGGTAATTTAAACCCAATTACCATGACCGGAGTGACTGCCGGAAACTTGCTTATTTGTGGCATGTTCTCAGGCGGAGGAGCAGGAGGCACGCTAACGTGTACAGACTCCCAAGGCAATAATTGGGCAACAAAAAGCACCGTGAATTTAGCGACGGACTCCGATACTATCACCGTGCTAGCAACCATTGCTTCGGCGACTGGAAATTGTGTTGTTACCTTTTACGTTAACGCGGTCACTCCTAGTGGTGGGCTAAGAGCCGTGTTATACGAGGCTGCTAATTCCACTACTACCCTAGACGGAGGAGCAGGCGCAACGTCCAACACAACGGGAGCCACTACCCTTGATAGTGGTCCGTTGATAACTGGAGCGCATAACGGCTTGTTATTTTCAATTGGCGCGACGGATAACGCGACGAACGCCACTATAGGTCCTCTTCGGGGGTGGACAAACCCACAAAACTTTGGGGATACCTCGGACCCCAACCCAATCGGATTAGCCCAAGTATCTATCGCCCCATACCCCGGAACATACGAAGCAAAAAGCACAACCCTCGCTAGCGCCGAACAAGCCACAATTCTTGTGTGTTTCTTATCCGGTGGTCGAACTTACATGATAGCTAAATAAATATGCGTCTTAGGAGCACAATGAAAAGCAAAAACAACGAGTCAGATTTTGGGTATCACAACACTAACCTGACTCAATCAATCGATAGACTACACCGTGGCCAGACTTACAAAGATTTGTCTACGGTATGGATTACTATAACTCGCGGGAGTCTTAAACCCAAAGTGGTTTCGTCTTGGATGGGCTTGATGAAGCCGATGAACCAACCCTTCTTCGGTCCGTTATTTATCGAGAACGACGAAGTAGGGGTAGGGTATCAAAAAGCTTTTGAGACAGTCCTCGACCATCCCGAACTTAGTAAATGGAAATACATCCTTACCGTAGAGGAAGATAATCTCCCCCCTCAAGACGGACTGATGCGGTTATACGAAAGCATCGAAGGGTTCGACGCCGTGGCCGGGTTGTACTGGACTAAAGGCGCAGAAGGCCAGCCAATGATTTATGGCGATCCTTCGGTTATGCCAAGAAACTTTGTACCCCAAGTCCCCCGTATAGACACGATACAACACTGCAACGGGTTAGGGATGGGCTTTAACTTATGGAGGATAGACTCCTTCAAAACAAAACTCAAGGACATGCCCCGACCTTGGTTTAGAACTATCCAAGAAACGGGGAAAGCTTTTACCCAAGACTTGTGGTTCTTTAATGAAGCCGCTAAGTATGGGTATAAGGTAGCTTGCGACACCAGAGTTAAGGTGGGGCATTTAGACATTTCTACAGGAATGGTTTGGTAAGAGCGCGAAAGGCTCAGAGGATATGAAAAAGAATAAAGTCGAAGTCATCGATTTACTCGATCTTAATACAGTCAAATTTGATTTAACCGGCAAGTGGCCTTATGCAGACAAGTCTGTGAAGGAAATCAACTGCCTACACAAACTGGAATACATTCCGGGGAAACTCAGAATTCCAGTTATGGAAGAAGCGTGGCGGGTTCTCCAAGACGCCGGTAAGCTCAACGTCATAGTCGCTTACTGGACTTCTCCCAGAAGCATACAAGACCCGCTAGCGGAGTGGCCTCCTTTTTGCGAACAATCCTTCCTTTATTTCAACAAGGGATGGAGAGAGCAGAACGCCTTACCCCCTATTAAGTGTGACTTTGACTTCACATACGGGTATCAAACTGATCCGGAAGCCGCAGGAAGAAGTGCGGAAACGCAAAGCTTTTGGGTAAAACACTACTTAAACACTGTACTTGATTTACAGTTGGCGTTGGTGAAACGCCCTCTGTAAGGGTGGTTCATGAATTTTTTAGCAAAACTACTGACGTTTCTTAGACAGGCGTACTCCGATGATGGGACTCCTTCGAGCAGCCGACTGCTAACCAGCTTTCTAGCTTTGGTATGCTCGGGAGTTCTTGTCCTTGTGGCCGACCATCTGGTTAGGATTACGGACAACGCGCAGCTAGCGATCTGGCTATCCAACCTTCCCTACGTTATAGGAGCGTTAGTATTTTTCTTTACTGCGCCTTATGGGGTAAACAGAGGGTCCACCAGTATCACGGATGTTCTTAACATCTTCAAAGGTAAAAAGAATGAATAAGTTACTTCTATTTCTTTTGTTCCCAGTGCTAGGTTTTTCCCAAACAGCACAGAGATGGAATGTGGCCATTCAGCCTACCTCGGGGAGTAACTTCTCCGTGGTCATCCCTAACGCGCAGGTGTCGGTGTGTACGTGGAACGATCAGTTGTCTTGCGATTCTCCCAACTTAGTTATATATGCCGACACGGCGTTAACCCAGCAAATAGATCAACCGCTCCAAGCTAATGCCGCAGGCACCTATTTTTACTACGTGCAGGCAGGCACCCACTTAGTTGAGAAAGTTTGCGCTCCGTATAACCAATGTAGTTTCTACGACATATACGTTGGGTCTTCTGCCGGTGGTACCGGGAGTAGCCTGTGCGGTCCTCTCCCCGGAGACGTAACCTCAACGCGATGCGGAACAGATGCCCTCAGTCATTTAACAGGCAGCAACCTCAGCCTCCTAAGTGGTTTCGGATTTGAAACGGTTTCTTATGTCAGCACGGTAGGGGAGTCGTCCTTCTCCGAAGAAATTGTAGGTGTCGGCGACCAATCAGGGTCTCATATAACAAATGGAGTTGACATAGTTGGTATCGGGGACAGTTCGGCGATACAATTCTCCGCTTCTACTTTCGACATTATAGGAATCGGGGATGGATCGGCTAACACAATTGGGGGTCAAAGCTCCGATATTATCGCAATTGGAAACGGCTCGGGGTCGCACATCGGAAGCAATGTCGATGATGTGGTTGCAATTGGAAACGGAGCCGGGGCGAATCTTGTCTCGACTTCTTCAGATGTAGTTGGTATAGGAAATGGCTCCTCCTCCTCTGTGAACTCTACAGGGACGCTAACAATCGTAGTCGGAATAGGAGTTGGTGCTGCTTCTAATCACGGAACAGGCGTGTTCAATAACGTCGTAGGAATTGGAAATGGCTCCGGGTCTGAAAGCGATCCCACCTTCTCTTCTGACTACACAGACGTAATTGGTATTGGAGACGGGGCTGCTGGGGCAATGGGAACCGTTTCGGACGTAATCGGAATAGGACACAGACCTTTAATCTGCAATACAGGCTCAGAGGTAATCGCGCTCGGAACGTTAGCTCTTGGAGGGTATTACAACGGGGCTAATTGCGAGGGTGTTGCCGGGAATGCCGGTAGCAACGATATCGCAATCGGGCAGGACGCCTTGGCTGGTAACACGACCGGAACTAATAACGTGGCGATAGGCACCATGTCCGGAGCGAACGGGTACACCGCCTTCAACTCCATTGGAAACTCGAATACCACAGGCTCTCATAATACTTGGGTTGGCGATTACTCGGGGCCAAATACAACTTCGCAACTAACGAACACGATTGCTCTTGGGTATCAAGCCTACAACACAGTATCCAATCAGACAGTAATCGGAAACAACTCTATTACCCAAGCCGTCATTTATGGGGATGTTGAAATCAACGGGGGCACGAATACTGTGTACCGTTGCGCCACTAGCGGATCGCTCCCAGCGGGGGCCTTGACTATCGTTTCCGGAAGTTGCGGCACGACCACCGATACCGGGTTGAGAGTTCAATAATGAATTTAAAAACACTTCTATTTCTTTTACTGTTCCCTGTCATGGGCTTCTCCCAGTCAGCGGAGCGGTGGAATACTGCCCTGATTCCCAAAGGTTCGGGCAGCAACTTTGCGTCGGTAATCCCTAACGCAAAAGTTTACGTCTGCGTATATAACAGTCAGCTAGCGTGTAACGCTCCTCAGCCTATCTATACCGATCCCACTTTAACCTCGACGCTTACCCAGCCGATTACGGCTGCTGGAAACGGTGTCTACCAGTACTACATCCAATCTGGAACAAGAGTGGTGGAGAAGGTATGCGCCCCTTACAATCAGTGCAGTTTCTATGAAGTGTATGTGGGGTCTTCGGGAGGCGGAAGTTCGTCGGGATGTACCCCATCGTCTCCATCTGCCGGGTACTTTGTTTACTGGAATGGAACCCAATGCGTTACTGGCTTTGTCGATGAAGGGGCCACCTCAGCAAATACAACCACAACTACAGACCAGAATATCACGCTAAACGCTACCAACACAGGGAGCGGAAAAGTTATTATCGACTCGGCGGGTGAAGACGGAATCATACTATGCACCGACCCCACTTTGTTTGTTAACTGCCCTACAGGAGGATCGGGAGGTACCATAACCCTCGATGCGGGGACTGGTATTTTCATGCAAGCTAAGGGGTCAGTTCAGGTTGACTCTGCTGCTGGTTTTACGGTGGATGATGTAAGCGTAGAGGGGGTGCAACTAAATTCCACTGGGGGGCCGGTCGAGTTAAGCGCAAATGGTTCTTCAGATTCGATCTCTATAGATGCCCAACACGGTATCAGTCTGTCTGACGCCGGAAGCATTGGGATTTCTATCGATTCCAATACTGGTCCTATTGCGTTAGGAGGGGCAGACTTATTCATACATTCGAGCGCAACTCCGGGTTCCGGAACAAACTTTTTGACTATTAACTCGGCTGGGTTAGTAGGAAGCTCTGCTTCGGCAGGCATGACTTGGCCAGCCGCTGCTGGTATCCCCTGCTACTCGGGAAGTTCTAGCTGGTGTACTAGCTACAGCAACACCAATACCATCCCCTCTAACTATGTTCCCACTCTAAACCAAAACACAACGGGATACGCTGCTGCCATTGCGGGGGGAGCGTTAGGCTCTTTGCCGTACCAGTCAGCGGTTAACACAACCTTGTTCTTAGCAAGTCCTACAACTAATGGACATGCTTTTGTTCACGGATGGAACACTTCAACCGGATCAGCAACAGCCCCTACCATCTTCGATCTCGGGACATATCTAGGGGCAAACATTGGCCAAGCTTCTCCTATCGTTGTTACGCCGTCTACTTTGGGTGTAACCATATCTTGCCCGACTTGCGGAACCGCAGGAGGCGGAACAAGCTTAGGGGTAAACGGGGGAGGAACCTTAGGGTCCGCTAACCTCAATGCCACGTCTCCAGTAGCCGATGCTAACTACCTCGCGCTGCTCCCTAAAATTTCTGGAGCTAACATAATCGTTGAAGCTCCTTACGGTACGTCTTCCGGATTCGGAGTTCTAGAGTGCGGAAGCGGAACCACATGCTCTGGTGGCGTCATCACCGTGACCGGAAGCGGATTCCCAATCACGATAGGTTCTACCTCCATAGCCGCTAGCTCGACTACTACCGTTATCGCTGGGTTAACCATAGATGGGGTAACTCCTACCATCATGGGGTATCTAGATGCTACCTCTAGCATCCAAACTCAGCTAAACGCAAAACAAGCCAGCCTCGGGTATACTCCTGCTCACTCCGGAGCGAACTCGGATATCTCCTCTTTATCTGGATTATCTACGCCTCTCAGTGCTCCTCAAGGAGGCTTAGGCGCAGCTTCTCTTACTGGGTATATATTCGGAAATGGGTCCAGTGCTGCCACTGCTTCTGCGACTATCCCCGGTTCTTCTATCTCTGGAAATATCGCAGGCAATGCCGCTAATTTAAGTGGGACTCCTACTCTCCCGAACGGGACTTCTGCTACCACGCAAGCGGTTAACGATAACACTACCAAGTTGGCCACTACCGCGTACGTCAAGAGTCCGGGTATCATAACACCGACAGCAATTACGCTCTCTGGGACTGGGCCTACTACCGTAGGGATGCCTCCAACTACCTTCTCTGTTCTCTCTAGTGCGTACCCTTGCGCTAGCAACACGGGAAGAATAGCTACTGTGTCTGACTCTACTACCCAGACATGGGGTTCGGCTTACACAGGTGGCGGTGCTTTATTCGCTGCTGTGGTGTGCGACGGAAGCTCCTACACGGTATGGGGAAAATAATGAAAGCCAAAATTCTCGTACTGTTTTTACTCCTGCCCCTGTTATCTCACTCCCAAACGCTTAAGTCCCTAGCAACGGCCCGTGGGTTTACGTTTGGTTGCGGAGACACAGACCCGTCCATATTCAACAACGATTCTACTTTTAACAGCCTTGTCGCGGCTCAATGCAACTCTATTGAACCCGGTAACGTCATGAAGCAGAACGCGATGGAGCCATCGAACGGAAGCTATGACTTTTCTCAGGCCGATCTAGTCATGAACTATGCGGCTGCGAATTCCCAGACCGTGACAGCAACTGCGCCTGTCTGGGATAATGCGAGCTACGGGGGAGGAACGCCTTCTTGGGTTTCTGGGTTAAGCTCCGGCGCACTCACGACGGCTCTCCAGAACTACGTCGCACAGTTCATGACTCACATGCACACCAACTATCCGGGGCGCATGAAGCAGATTGCCCTCGTCAGTGAGTCTAGTCACCAGTGCCCAAATAACACTTACAATCCCGGATATGGCACTGGGCCGTATTGTTCTATCTTAGGCCCGGACACGTCTTCGAACGCTTATGCTCGAAATGTTTCTGGTTTAACCTATTTTCCTGAGTACGTCACTGTGGCCTACACACAGGCTCGGGCAACCGACCCCACGGCCCAGCTTTGCTACGATGACTGGGGATGGGAGGGCAGCGGGGCTAGTGGGTACCAATACTGGCTAGTTGCTTATCTCAAGAGCCGAGGGTTAGTTGATTGTGTGGGTCTGGAAGGACAGTGGCAATATCAAGTCATACCCTCGAACGTACCGTCCTCTTCAGCTATAGCTTCGACTATAAGTGCTTATCAAGCTCTTGGGGTAACTGTTTACTTTTCTCAGGTTCAGTTAGGCATCCATACTAACGGCGCAAACAACACCGTCCCGAATTCCTATACCTCTACAGTTCCGGCAGATTTAACGACGCAAGCAAACACCTACTCATACTTACTAAGCGCGTGTCTCGCTAATCCCTCAACTTGTAGTGCTTTCTATGTGTGGGGAATAGGGGATAAATGGGCCTTCATCGATGCCCCTAGTCCATACGGGGTTGGCGCTCCTCAGATTTACGACGCCAATTATAACGCAAAAGCTGCGTATACGTCGATCAAAAATGTGTTGAGTAGCGGGATAACTACCTATACTTTGTCCACCACAACGACAGGAACTGGGTCAGGTACCATATCGGGCTGCGCTGGTAACTATGCGGCAGCGGCTTCTTACTCCTGCACGGTCACTCCTACTGGAGGGTCCACGCTATCCAGCGTAACGGGATGCGGAGGGTCGGGCACAACCACTTACTCCGGAACCATGCCTGCCTCTGCTTGCACGGTCACAGCTACCTTTACCGCTGGTGGAGGAGGCGGAGGCTGCACCCCATTGGCCGCTACCCTTAACCCATCCGATGTTCTGGCTGCGCTGAACTCTGTATCAAGCTGCACCACAGCGACGGTCAATCTTCCCGTGGGAAATGTTAACTGGACAACTGGCTTCACTTACACAGTGCCTAGCAATTTGACCAACTTAACAATCCAAGGTCAGACGGTGGTTAATTGTTCTGGAACTCCGGGAAACGCCGGGGCTACGTGCGCTTCGGTAACAGACTCTTCTGTAATCAGCGATACCTACCAGAGCAACACCTCGCTCATAGTTATCAACGCTAACACCCAAGCTAGCGCAGTCCTTCGAGTTACTGGACTGACTATGGCGGGTGGGGCTGTGGGCGGAACGTACTCCAAGTACAACGGCTTTATTGAAATCTACAGCGGATCGTCTCAAGTTCGGTACGACCACAATCACTGCAATATGGCTCCGTACTCCCCCAACTCAAACTCCTCGGTTTGCTTCAAAACCTTTGGAGCTATAGTAGGCGTGGCGGATCATAACTTCTTCGAGTTAGCTCCTAACTCTGGAGGTTTCCCAACTCAACAAACCTTCTCTTTCGGAATTTCCGTCTTTGGTGCCTATAACGACACCATTGGAAACGGAGACGGAACCTTCTCTCACCCTACCGCGTGGGGTAGTTCTTCTACATTTTATGTGGAATCAAACACCTTTATCGGAGGATACACCGACGATTGCGGCGGAGCGGGTGCCATTGGCATTAGGAATAATACCATACAAGGAAGCTACACCCAGACCCACGGCACTAAATCTGCCGCAGGGCCTGATCGCGGATGCCGACTTTACGAGGTATACCACAACTATATCACAGGCCCTACCTCTGGAATCGGTCCTTTAGACGCCGTGTTTGGTTCTAAGAACGCAACCGGATTGGTCTGGGGTAATAACCTGATATCTGGATTCTACAGATACACCAACTTATGTACAGACAGAAACTCTTGCGAGTCTCCGGAAACCGCCCCTCCGAATGGTTGGGGGTACTGCGGAACGGTTCACGGTGGTTCTGACTCTTCATGGGATGGTAATAACAATGCTTCTACGGGATGGCCGTGCCTCGATGGTATTGGTCGTGGTCAGGATGTTCAAGCTCTGAACGGGCAAGCATTCCCCAACCGTCTTAATTCCATAACTGGAACTGCGGCTTGGTCTCACCAGTACTTAGAACCTATGTACTTCTTCATGAATAGTGGTACCCCTCAAGCGGGAACGTTTGCGGAAGTAGGCTCTACAGATACTTCTAATAACAGAGACTACTACTACGATTGCGGGTCGCTCAACAGCACTTGCTCTGGTGGGTTCACAGGCGCGGCAGGAACCGGGTACGGAACCTTAGCCAATCGCCCAGCCACTTGCACGGCAGGCGCGGGAGGCACATACGCGACAAGCCCTACAGGAAGCTACGGCGTGGCCTACTTTGCCACAGATGCCAACAGCGGTAATGGCGAGCTTTACGTTTGCTCTAGCACTAACACTTGGACTGCGATATACCAACCTTATGTTTACCCTCACCCGTTAGTGAGTGGTACAATTCCCACCCCAACTTCCCCATCAATTTCAGGAAGCTTATCCCTCACCGGATTAGCTCAACTCACCGGAGGACCTCAATAATGCGTTCCAAACTTTTTCTAGCTATCGTGGTTGTTTCACTTTTTACTGGGTGTGCCGCTCATAGCCAAATTCCCCCTACAACACACACCGTGACTCTTACGGTAAATTCGTCGGCTCCATCGGGGAGCACATGGGTTGCCAGCAAGGCGGTTCTTACGGCTGGGGCTACCTCGTGCCCATCCACAAGCGGGACGACTTACGTTCGAATAAACGCTACCGCACAGGTCTCGACTACTTTTATCGACCCCACTTCTTCCGGTCAAACCGTCTGCGAGATTATGCAGTACATTGACGCTGGCGGAGCGGTTAGTCCCCCTTCGAACGCGGTAGGTCCTTATGCGGTGCTTGCCAATCCTACTGCTCCTACGATCAATGGACAGCAAGCTAATGCCGAGGACAAGCCGGTTGCGATACCCGCGCCTCTACCAACCCTTGCTAAGAACACAACAACAACTCCTACCATCACAGCGATTGTAAACTAATGCCAGCAATTCCAAATCTCCAACCAATAAGCACAATCACCCTTGAGGAAGTAGTAAATTACACTCGTAGTTTTGCCGAGTGTAATCCAATACTTCCTGCGGGAGGATACAGCTACGAGCCTGCCTTGACTTTTGCAAACGATGTTTTGCAGAAGATTTTGGCGCAGAACTTAAACTGGAGATGGAATGCCAGCTATGTTCCGCTGTTCCTCACTAACGCTTTACAACAAGACTACATCACCAACTTAACTGATATAGGATGGCTTACTTCCGGATTCAGAATCGACATTAACAACAACACTAACACAAATAACCTGTGTCCTAAGCCGTTGTTCTTAATGGAGATAAACCGAGATATGGGGCTTACTCCTTATCAGGGTAACTCCGCCTCTGTCTGTTTCATTCCCAACAACCAGTGCATGTTTGGAACTTGGGCAGCTAACACACAGTACTCGTGCGGGTACGGGACCTCTGGGGCAACATCCACCCCTATCCAGCAAATAGTAGATGCGAACGGCAACATGCTGTTCTTAGACACGTCTATCATGAATTTGACCCCCAACGTCTTAGGCTTCCAAGGAACCAATATTCCTTTACCGCTCCCCAATCCGTACAACAATACGGGAGCAAACTTTGGAACTTCTGGGTCAACCGCTCCAATGCTTCCTCCGAATAGCCCTCCGGGAATTACCGTGGCAGACGGAACTCTAACTTGGACAGTGGCCAATCCGAACGGATACGCGCTGCGATTCAATCCTCTCCCCTCCATCGGTGGGTTTGTGTGGTTGATGTGGATAGCCTATCAACGTAGAGCACCGAAGTTCCGCACGCTTCAGCAAACAATCTCCCCTGTCCCGGACGACTTAGCCTATTTATTCAGAGAAGGTTTCGTGGCCAAGTGCCTTCAACACGCCAACTCTCCTCGCGCAGTAATGCAGAACCAGATGTGGCATGAACAAATTCAACAAGCCATCTTAGCTGGTGAAAGAGAAGAACAAGCTTGGAGCTTCTTCCCGGATACAGGAATGTCTGGAGACTCTGTACTTGGACCCTTCTACCCAGTCGGTCCTGCAAGTCCGTTTAACTATGGGTACTACTACGGGTACTAATGCCTAATCCATTTCAAATCAGTGGCGCACAGCCGCCACGTCCGACCAGAAAGGCCCCTCTTTACCAAGGGGCCAGATGGAGTAGCGGGTTATGGTCTAACAGATCAGCCATCCGCGATGCTGCGTCTACTCGGTTAGAGGAAAAGTTCTACGGTCCTAGAGGGGATGCTTTTCTTGGTGGACAAAATCTTGAGATATCCCAGCGACTTACGGTTATCCGTAGGCCGGGTAACTCTGTTTGGAATACTAACAATTGGGTTAACGTAAATGGTTTCTATGAGTATCGGTTATTCAATGCCGATACCGAAGAGATCAAGACGATGGTTGATACCCAGACTACGCTGTACAACGCCTCGAACAACGGGCAAATAGCGATCTGGAATAAATCTGCGTACGCTGGGCAGTCGTTCATGCAAAGCGTGGGCAACATTCTTTACTGGGGCGATGGTCAAAGCGAGAAGAAGTGGATCAATACTCTTCAGAAAAGAATACCTTATTCTCAGGTATTGATTGATATTGCGAATTCCCCCGACACTACGGCGGCTCTCAACCCTTACAACTTCACGCCTTTCGAACTAAACTCTTTCATCATCGACACGAACGGCAATGCTGAACAACTTATTGGAACAATCGTTCAGTTGTCTAGCTTCTACATTCTCGATTCTACTTTTGTTTTCACTACCCGTCCTAACGACGTAAATGGCAATCCCCTTCCTACCGCTGGCCAAGTCTTATCTTCCGGTCTTCAGTTGTACTTCTCGGGTAGCTCTGCCGTCGCTACTGTTTTAAGCGACTCCTCTGTTACTCTCACGATCCAAAATATCGCCGGGGGGATAAACACTGCTTCTGTATATTTCGGAGGTCAAGGATACACGGCTGGCGAGTTTGTCAACGTAGCTCAGAACTCTCCTTCAGGAAGCATTGGTGGGCAGGTACAAGTTGTAAGCGTGGGAGCCGCAACAGGAGTTGGGTATACCTCCGCTTCCGGAGTGGACACAACCACGCTAGAAGGCGGAACTGGATGCCAGCTAAACCTTACTACGTCTGGTGGTAGTTTAGTCTCGGCTACTATCGCCGTTGGTGGTACTGGGTATGCTATCGGGGATTTTATATTCCCTCAACAATTCAACGCCTCGGGCGGATACTTTACCGTCAGTAGTGTCTCTGTCGGGTCTGTTACCTCTGTCGCGCTATGCACTGGCGTAGTGACAGCCGTAGCCGCACATATCCCCGGAACTGGATACGTCGCTGCTCAGAATGTCCCCACCTCTGCCTCATTGGGAGTTGGGTTGTCCTTAAACATCACCAGTGACGGAACACAATTCACTTGTAATGCCCCCTCCTCGTACGCAGGCGGTCCTCTGGCTAGCGGCACCATCGTGGCCGGTGGAAACGGCTACGCGCCCGGAGACACGCTATACCCTGCCCTACCTGTGCAGTCTAGAGCAACAGGGGCCTCGTTCACCGTGGCTTCGATCTACGGCGTTCCCGCCACCCTTAACTTAGACAACGGCGGTCCTTCCTTTACTGGATACACTGTTGCCTCTGGATTAGCGACTACCACTTCTGGTGCCGGTACTGGGGCAACCTTCAACATCCTGTCAGTAAGTAGCGGACAAATTGCTACCTTCTCTCTCGGAGCGGGTGGTACTGGGTACGTCCTTGGCGATAGCATTTCTCCTGTTCAAGCAACGGGCGCGGGGGCTGTGTACACTGTCACAGGAGTGACGGGCACAACCATCAATGCTCTTACTGTCAGTAATGCCGGGTTCTTGCCATACAGCACAGGCACAGTCCCGACTACAACTTCCGGAAGCGGAAGCGGAGCCACAATACACATTACCGGCGTTTCTGGATCGGTCATCACCTCCGGAGTTTTAGTTACTCCCGGAACTGGATACGCCGTTGGAGATCGCCTATATCCTGTCGAAGCCAGCACCGCAGGAACCGCAGAATTTTCTGTAGCGTCTCTAACCGGGGCGACGGGCGGAGTAGCAAGCATTACTTTAGCCACTCCCGGAACTGGGTATATCACAGAACAAAACATTCCTACTTCGACTTCTGGTTCAGGAGTTGGGGCGGTAATCAACTTAGTAGCTAACAACAGCTTCTATCCTACAACCGCAGATTTCGAAACTCCTACTGTGTACTCAGGCGGAAACCCTATCTCCAACTACTCGGATGCGATTAGTTGGCCTACAACCATTGGGGCCACAACCATCGACGGGTCGGCTCTGTGGATAAACAGAGGCGCGGCTGTAGATAATGGGCTAGTTTATAACTGGGGGATTGCCGGGGGTAACATTGCCCCGAATGTCGTTGTCAATGGCGCGGTAGGTTCTTGGGCGAGTAACACATACTACAACCGTTGGCAGTTCATCATCGTTACTGTCGGCGGTAATAAGTATCTCCAACAGCTTCTGACTTCAGGAGTGTCGGCTGGGGCTGCGCCTTCATGGAGCACAACTCCGGGACAAGTTACCACAGACGGTACAGCCCAATGGATATGCCTTTCTAACGACGGAGATACCACTTTCAACTGGGCTTCGGGGCAAACATACACAGCAGGACACGTTATTGAGGAAACAGTAAGCGCAGTCACTTGCGTCTTCCGTCTTCAGTCCGCGTCTGGAATCCAGACAGCCGGGTCCAACTTCCCAGTATATTGCTGGCAATGCAACAGTCAACAGAACTCCGATGTAGGAGCGGCTGGTGAAATTCCTAGTGGTATCGGGAATGCCCCTATGTCTCCTAATGGCACTCAGCCTACATCTACGGCTAGTTTCTCTGGCACCGTAAACAGCCTATTCCTGTCAGCCCAAGGAGGATCGAACTCCGTACAAACGGCGGTCATCGGGGGCGATGGAACGGTTCCCAACTCTCTAACTACTCTATTCCCTGCCTCCCAAAACTTGAGCATTGCTATGCTTCCTTCGTTGGTCATCCCTGCGGCAGGAACATACACGTTCACGATTGGTCATCAGGTAGCTATGTTCTGGGGTATAGGGTCTGGCAGCTTGAGTATACCTATCTCGAAGATACAGCAGCAAAGTGGGACTCTCACCGTCACTTGCGGAGAAGTTCTAACATCCCTCTTAACCGTGGGAGTTGAACTGACCTTCGGCGGGTTGGTCAATGCTACTTGGCTGAATGGGGTCACAGTAACAGTTACCAGCATTTCAGGAAGTCAGTTTACCGCCCTTGTTAGCCACGCTAACTATGGCCCAGCGATTGACACAGGAAATGCCCAGAGCGGACCTACCTTAACGCCCAGCGTCATTAGTGGGCCGATGAACTGGAACAACAGCAATAACCCCAACACATATAACTTCTCAACGGGAACCCCTATCAAGGGGTATCCGATCATGAGTGCTCAGTACCAACCACAAGGAAACAGCATTGTGCAGGATACTGTCCAAATAAGTTTCCCTTCGGCTGGGGTATATCCGGCTGAAATCCACTACGGAGTGTGGTATCATAGTACTAGCGGGTATACTGCGCCTACAGTTTCTCCTGCCCTTCCCGCCGCTACCTTCAGCTTCTACATGGTCTACTCTCCTCCCGGAAGCTCGACCAATTACAATATCATTCCACAGGGCATCGCCGTGAGTTCAGGAACGGCTCCTACTTGGCCAGCATGGGGAGCCTCCATAGCTGACCTACAAGCCTTGTCCCCGAACTACCCGAAAGTAACTGAGGCGTCAGGAAACTACACTTGGTGGAACTTGGGGCCGGTTTCTACCTTCGGCTGGAATGCCGCTGTAAACCAAACCACATCTACTTTCATCATAGATCAAAATTCTAATGAGGAAATACCCTACGAAGCAGGAGTTAGTGGGACGGCGGAGCCTACCTTCTCAACAACTCTGTATGGTCTTACCGCCGATCTTCCGAACTTAGTCTGGATGAATAACGGTACCATAGGGAACACTCCTTCTGGAACTCTCACTACCACTCAAGGTGGATGGAGCTACGCCGTTGCGTTGGTCAACACTCTGGATGATACGGTAAGTAACGCTAGTCTGGTTACTCCGAAAACTGGAAACTTCTTTGAAGCAAGTGGGGTATTCATATCTGGGGGGCTTCCTCAGTATATTGATCCTCAAGTCGATTACGTCGCTATCTTCCGTACCGACGATGGAGGGGCAACGTACTTCTTGATCCCTCCCCCCGCTTCTGGGAATGGAAACACTGAGTACACTATCCCAGTGAGTCAGTACTTAACTCAAGGGTTTACGGATAACAATCTGGATTCCCAGTTAAATATCCTCCTCCAAGCTCCTCTGGCTCTACAAAATACCCCTCCTTCTAAAGGCTCTATTATCCCAGCCTATCAGAACAGACGAATTTTTGTGGCGAAGAAGAACACTGTTTCTTGGTCGAGCGGACCGGATACTCCCATCGGTAATGGGTACAACGGATTCAGTCCTTCTAACTTTGCTGAGTTTCCTTCGAGAGTTGTTAGGATGGTCCCGTTGAATATCGGGCTAGTGGTCCATACTGTTTCTGACGTGTACCTCATATCCGGCGAGGGGACAGTAAATGATCCGTTCACTTCGCAGCCGTTTATGCAGAAGCTAGGGCTGTTAAGTTATAACGCTCTAACGGTCAATGGGTCGCTTATCTACTTCATGACTACGGATAAGCAGGTTGTGGAGTTAAACGTCCACTCTGGTCTTTCCGTAATCGGTCTTCCTGTCGCGGACCTTATCCAACAGATGAACCCCGCAAGTAGTTACCTAACTTGGCATGTGTCCGGAAGCAGCGATCAATGCTTGTTTGTTGCTGACGGGTCTACCGGATGGTACAGAATGTGCCCCACTCCCGCGCCTGAGGTTGGGTCGCTAACGTGGAGCCTTAAGGCAAACATAGTCGGAGGATGTGGAGCAGTCCAATCCATAGAGACGACTCCCGGAAACATCCAACTTCTGTTAGCCCCACCTCCCGGAGTATATGGTCCTCTCCTTTACCGGAATTACGATTCGTACGTCGATAACGGAAGCGCGTACACCGCTAGCTTTATCCTCGGTAGTATTGTCATGGCCTTCCCCGGCCAAGTCGGTGCTCCTGAGTTTATCACTACGGATTGCCTGCGCGTTCCCAACAGTAGAGCAATCTCTTTAGGAATTCGCATTGGAGAAGTCGGTGGTCCTTTCTATCCTCTGACCTTCTCTACTAACGATCCTCCTCAGTTAGTGCCGAGCGAGACACTATACAATCAAAGATTCTATTTAAGTCAAACAAAACAAAGTGTGTTATGTCGTCACATGCAGATTCAAGGCCAGTTTGAGGCTACAGATTCCGCAGACGAACTAGACACCCTAACTGTGGTAGGAAGCTACCTCCTTGAGGAATAATGCCAACTATAGAACAATCTTTATTCTCGAACGTAGATACTACCCATCTTAAACCTGTGCTGCAAACCCCATCGGTGGAACCAATACAACCTAGAAGCGGAAGATCAGTTTTTCTAAGAAGTCCCGTTCCACCCATCGGGGCCGTTAGCCCAGACAACCTAAGTCAATTTGAAATGCACGGGGCGATACCCCAGTATAGGGTCTTTATTAAACATGCCTAACTCATACAACAAAGCGACTCTTATTGGTGGTCATTTTCAAGACCCTTCTGGTAATGCGTTAGCGTCCGGGTATCTTACTTGGATGCTGAATCACGACTCAAACATTAGCACTCTCGGTGGACCTACTGGCACGCAAGTTACGGCAGGGGTTACAGTTAGATGCTACTTAGACACAACTGGGAACGTTGCTGGGGTATTCCAGTTGTGGACAAACGATGTTTTATCCCCGCAAAATTCATACTACACAGTCCGGGCGTACAACAGTTCTGGTATAGAAGTTTGGCAATTCCCCCAGATATTTTCGTTGGTTTACTCTGACACAATTGATTTAGGAACACTACAACCGATTCTGCCTTAAGGAGACCATGAACGATATATTACAAGCCCTTAGTTTTATAAGCGATCATATCCATGTAGCAGGCTGGATTTCCTTAATAGTCCTAGCTGTTAAAGGGTCGTGGCGAATTTCGAAGTTCTTCGACAAGGTTAAAGACGCCGGGGAAACAATAGATTTGTTAGCAACTAACCACCTTCCTCATATCCAATCTGGTATCGAGGACCTAAACAAAGAAGTGAAGGGGTTACGACAAGACATTAACCAAACCCTTCTGGCCATTGCGTTACACAAAAATGACAATATTCGTTAGACCGGCTAGGCCGGAAGACTCCGAGTTATTCACCGATTGGTACTCCAAACACCCGAGTTTTGACCCTACTGTGATTACATACGCTAATACATATACTCTCTGCGCTTTTAAGAAGGACAAGATCATAGGATTTATGCCTGTCCAAACCCTCTCTTTTGCCTCATCCCAAGTTTTAGATAGTTTAGTTATGAACCCCGAGGCAACTGATATTGAGATCGCCGGAGCTATGCGTGAGCTAGTTAAGCAGGCAATTGTAATTGGATACTTAAAAGACTGCGGCGAGATTTACTTCATCGGAGACCATCCCGAGACAAACAAAATAGCTGAACGGATTTTCGAGAAAGTGGACTATCCCGTATACCGGCTGAGATTAGAGGACTTAGAATAATGGGTAAAGGAGCAACAGGCGCACAGAACCAGATTGCCGGTCAACAGCAGAACTTCATGTCAACTCTGCAAAGCGACTTTGGCACTTCCTTTGCTGGGCAGCAAAACATTATCAATGGACTGACCAAGAGCCTTAACAACACTCTTCAGGGAGGTCCGAGCCAATACGGGTTCTCGACCCCGGAAACCACTGCCTTAAATACATTAGCTACTTCCGGTAATGCCCAACAGTATCAGAACGCCCGAGCAGCCGTAGGAGAAGCAGCGGCAGCGTCTGGAGGGGGTGCCAACCTACCGACAGGCTCCCAGCTAGGGGTACAGGCCGACCTTGCCGAGAAAGCGGCCCAGAACGAAAGCAACTCGCTTCTAGGCATACAAGAGGCTGGGTATAAGCAAGGCGCGGCCAATTACAACGAAGCCGTGTCTGGGTTAACCTCGGCAGCTAGTTTGGAGAATCCTTCCGGGGTAGCTGGCCAAGCCAACAACGCCGGGGAGAACGCCTTCGGAAGTGCTACTACCATCCAGAAGACTAACCAAGCGGCCTCGCCGTGGGGCCAAGTCGGAGGACTGGTAGGAAGCTTAGCGGGATCGGCTCTCAACGCTTTCCTCCCCGGAGCCGGTAGTGTGGTGAGCGGGTTAACCGGTGGGTTATCGAGAACTATGGGTTCTTCTGCCCAGCAACTCGATAGCTCTAGTTTTGGACCGGCAGTCGGTGATACTTTTACTCCTGATTTATTCGGGGGGTCTTCTTCCCCTGCTGGATATAGTTCAGGATTATTCGGGGGTTCCGGTTGGAATTCCCCTTCTAATGGACAAGCATAATGAATAGAATAGACAAGATCGAAGCCATAGTCAACGCAGTAGCCAGTCTGCACGACTACTCAAGCCCCGAATCGGACGCCTACAAACTGAGAAACCCTCTCCTTTTGAAGTCGTTTTCGAAGCCGGGTAAGCACAACGTAAACGAAAAAGGTATTAGGCAGTTTGAAAGCTTCCAAGGCGGGTACAGAAGTGCCGTGTGGGATTTGGAACTGAAGCTTAAAGGAAGCTCTAACACCGGCCTCCAGCCTTCAGACCGACTAAAGAATCTCTTAGCCGTATTGGGACTCTCCCAAGAACAAGAACAAATGAGCGTAGTCTTCTTTCTCCGTAAATCTATAGACAAAGACATAGACTTGAATACCCCGCTCTCCTACTTCAATAAGGATTAACATGGCTGGGTTAACCGATAGTCTTACGTTTCAAGACCCGCACCCCAACTTTTTTGCATCCTTAGCCCCTCCTCAAGCATCTAAAGTAGATACGAGTTTTCCTAAAACTTCTAGTTCTCTTAGCGGCTACGATGGAGTCCTTCAGGACGTAGCCACTACCTACCCCGCGTTAGCCCCCCATACTAAAAATGCTTTGGTGTACGATGCCACTCCGCCTAAGGGCGAAGAGGACAACGGCCTAGAAACCTACCCTAGCTGGGAGAGTGAAAACCCTCATCCCGGTAAAGTGACTATGGAGGTTTACAAACCCTTCCAGAGTAGGGAGGAAGCTAGAGATGGTATTGCCGGAGATTTGATTCACATAGCCGGAAGCGTAAATCCAGACACCGGAAAACCAGTGGACCCGATTTACTATCGTCTTAAACAAGACGTTAAGAAGGCTAGAACTCCTGACCAAATAAAGATGGACTACAGAGAATACAAGTCTTCTGGGGATAAACGTTCCTTCGATCAGTGGTTCGAGAATAGCCGGTCAGAAGCTTATGTCCGAGGTAGGTTATTCCCAGACAAGAACGACGATTGGGCGCGTCACTATAAAAGCAACCCTCAGTTGAGAAAAGCGGTAGACAAAATAGGAAGCTACCTTAAGACAGGAAAAGAATAATGCCAGAAGATTTAACTTCGAGTTTAGGGCAAGCCGCTCCCCCTCCAGAACCTACCCCCTCTTCTACCGGGTTCGGGTTGGGCGTGCCCAATCCTGTCAATATCCCTCTCGCGGGAAGCCCTGTCCAAGGTGCGCCTGTTCCTCCCCCACAAGCCCAGACTCAAGCTCCGGATACCTCCCATGTTCAGGGACACGTATTAGGAAAGCTCCTTAACGGGTTAGGCGGGAAGCATAACGAATACGCTATCGATCCCGCCAGCGGCAAGACTGTCGCGGTTCCGGTTCAAGAGAAACCGGGACAGACCTTCCGTAGTTTACTAGCGTACGGGCTATTAGGTGCCCAAGGCATCGGGGAGAAGGAAGGCGACCATACCTTCGCGCAAGGGCTGCTAAGCGGTCTTGGCGGGGGAATGAAGGCCAGCACTGAAGGCCAAGAAAAACTAGACAATCAGCGCAGACAGCAAGCGCAAATCGACTACGCTAACAAGCTCAAAGCCGATGAGAACAACCGCGAGAATAAGAAGCTCTCCCTACAAGAGCAACTTAACCACGTTCAGATAGCTAACTTCAACCAAGAGCAAGCGGCCCGTGCTATCACGATGGACGCTGAGTCTTACCGTATAGCTAAAGAAAAAGGCATGGACGAAGCCTCTCCATTACTCCACAGCGCGGAAGTCCAAATAGCAGCAGACGCCCCTAAGGTACAGGGGTATAAAGAGTTAGGCATTGATCCTATACACGGAGCTACTAACTTAACTGCGGCGGAACTCCATGAATATGTAAAGCAACACCAAGGAGTTGTTACCGAGAGTATGGGTCTTCACACAGACACTCGAACTACCTTCGACCCTAAGACCGGTAAAGCTACAGTCGAGCCTTTGTACTCGGTATACCCTCCGCTCAATAAAGTCCCAGCCTCTCTAGTAGAAGGGCTGAAGGCCGTGGGGGCAGGAGAAAAAGGCAATCGTCTTAACCCTATGTATAACCAGATGCTTGCGGCCAATACCTCGGGAGCGACAGTGGATACGGGAAAGATTATATCAGCGTACCGCGAACTCACCGATTACAGCAAAATCCAGAAGGACGCTATGGACGTGCAGGTTAAGCGTTCCGAAATCAGAGCCAGAGACGCCGAAACTTATGTTCATAGTTTAGAAGCCCAGTTCCAAAAGTTCAACTTAAAGAATGCTACTGAGGCTAAAGAGGGCGGAGATTTACTTAGAGACCACTACGACCCGCTAGACAACAATCTGAAAAACGCGGAAGCACTGGGAGTCGATTCCAAAACCGGACAGCTTCTCGACTTCTCGAAAAATAATCCTACGACCAACAAACCTTGGACCCCAAAAGAACAAGCGGAAGCCGCAAGGCAGCGCACTCTATTGGGCCGAGTAATAGATGGTTTTTATTTTGACAAACTCGATGAGTACTCCAAACTCTCCCGAGTATCTAAAGACTCGGACGGAAACATTGTTTCCAACGAGCCGCAGCTTAACGCCTTGTTTACTGAACTCAGTGGATTATCTTCTTCTAGAAATAAACTTCTAGGAGGGACTGGTGCTCCTGTGGTTAACTCTTCTGGAGCTTTCGCGGGTCTTGATCCTACTCTGGTTCCGAAGGCGGTCCAAACTACTCAGTTCTTTAAGAAGCTGGGAGAGAACAACCCTAATACCATCAAGTCTCAAATGGATGGGCAAGGGGTTCCCGAGAATGTTCAAGCAGCCGTATTCAAAGCTCTTGGGTTAGCTCCTCCTCCTCCGGCTCCGTCTCTTCCTCCGAATAGAGCGGAACAGGTCGCGAGATGGGCATCCGAGAATACCGCTCCTACTAGCACTACCTTCTTACCGGCCCCATAAGATATGGCAAACGACACACTAGAAAGTATTTGGAATCCAACTCAAGCCCCGGCGTCTCAACCGGGGCCTAGTTCTTCTGCGCCTAGTTCCTCTGCGCCTAGCCTAAGCAGCATCTGGGGAAACCAGTCCCAAGCTTCTTCGGAAACTCCAACACAACCGCAGGACTTATCGGATATCTGGGGAGGAGCTAAGAAACACGACGAGTCAGATCGCTTTACAGAACCAGACCCTAATGCTAACTGGTTAGAGAAGTCATGGTCCTTCCTAAACAAACCTCTCACTGAAAGTATCTTCGGATGGGGTCAGTATAGGTCCGGGGCAGGAGGGTTAGAAAGAGGAGTCGAGAAGATTGCCTCTGGTTTAACCTCTCCTTTATCCTTAGGTCTCTTAGCCGCGTTCGCCCCTGCTGGTATAGTGGAGGGTGTTGCCGGTTCTGCGCTTAAGGAAGGGCTTATAGAAGGGGCTGATGCTCTAGGAGGGGAGGCGCTAGATACTACTGCGGCTTCTCTCAAGGTAGAGAACTACGCCAAAGCAATGCAGGCGGCAAAGAAAGCCGAGGTAGGCTGGGGTCCGGGGGCGATTGAGAAGGCCGTCTACGACTCCACGGGCGGAAGTATGCCCTACCAAGAGTTCAAGAACTTTGGTGAGTACTTAAAGGGCTTAGGACTCAGAGACACAGACATGCTGAACGAGAGTTTGGCACGGAGAGTTGCGTCTTCCGGATTACGGAAAGCGGGGCTAACCGCTGATAAAGCTTTGAACGTAGCTAAGGGAGCAGAGACATTAGTCAATGCCGGGTTTGGTATCCAACAAATCCACGGGGCGATCTACGCCTATCCCCGCGTTATGGATTTGTTATCTAAAGGAGACTACGATGACGCGGCTGAGTATATGGTTGAGGCAGGTGCCGGAACTGTTTTCGGAGGACTGGGACTCGCACACTCACTTTACAGTGTTCATGACCTTATACCCGGAGTAAACGAGAAGTCCCAGCTAGCAATTAACGACGAAAATAAAATGCTGCAACGCCTCGTCGGAAGAACGGACGGGGAAATCGCCGATGCTCTAAACAATAACAACAACCGCATGAGAGAGATGCAGGCGAAAAGTCTAGATGCAATAGACCATCCAGTTCCTGCGAATCTTAAAGTCGGAAGTTGGAAGGAAGTCGGACTCGGGTCCGAGATCAAATCTGCTTGGGACGCTGTAGTCGGGAACAAGGCGCAGAGCGAAAAACTGCGTATGCACCAGATTGAAATGTTCATGAGACTGGATAATGGGAATGATCCCGTTCTTAGCCATCAGCAGATGATGGCTCTTACCCATGCGTACAATCTTCAAGATTGGGCTAAGGATAATACTAGCTCTTATACCCCTCCTACCAGAAAACTAGAGGACATTCAGACAGAAGAGAACAACCTTGTTATCCGCGCTAAGACCGACGCAAGCGAGAACGCCAAGGTTGTTGACCGGCTAAACGAGAGTATCGACGCTGTTCAAGAGAACATCAAACTCAAAGAGAAACTAGCCAATCCACAAGAAGTGGAGGGGCTAAGGTCGCGTCTGAAAGACCTTACTGAGGAGCGGGACGAACGCACTCTGGCTCAAGAAGACCTCGATAAGGAATACGAGAAGCAAAAGGAATGGGAGAACCCTACCGAGGAAACTTGGCAGAAGCACTACAACGAACTCAACAATAAGCTTCAGGATGCGTGGAAGAATGTTGACCACACAATCCATGAGAATGCTGTCGATCAGTTCAATCAAAAAATTCGCGCCTTGGCGTGGAACCCTAACGATATCAATCTCATAGAGGAAAAGTATCCGCACTTCAGAGACGCTTACAAAGCGCCTGAGCCAGCGGGGAATTATGCCGACACCGGACTGTTTGAACAGTTGGCGCAGAAAGCATACGGAAGTGGGGGGATTGGACAAGAAGACTTAGAGAAGCTGAGAGGTCTTTACCAGAACTACGAAGACGCGGATGTGGCAGTCAAGGATTATCTAGAATCCGGTACCACCACGGATAAGAGATTCCATGACTTAAAAGACGAATTTGATATAGCTTCTCATAACCTGAAGGAGGAGTTTCCGTTCTTCCACGCCCAGTTAGCGGACTATGAAAGCGAGGCTGTGGATGAATTTATAGACAAGCACGCCAATGACATAGCTGATTTTCTAAAGCCAGAAGCAGCACAGAGAGCTAAAGACCATCCTCTTACTATAGAGGACTTTAAGCAGATGCTCTTGGAGCATAAACAAGATCAAAGTTTTCCCAAGATAGGCCCTCAGCCCGAGGCTATTTTAAGAAAGACAGAAGACGAGAACTTCAAGAACTGGTTTAAGAAGAGTAAAATAGTTGACGATAAAGGTCGTCCATTGGTGCTTTACCACGGAACCAGAGTCCCTAAGGAACCGGTGTACTCCGGCCCCGCTCTTACCCCGGAGGACTTAGTTCAAAAAATTGCTCCGATGTACCAAAAAAATCCGGAGTTGATAGAGCTAGCTCACAGTGTGATTAGAGCTATGAGGCAAGGTTCGCCCTTTTCTCAAGCTATGGAACGATTTGGGACTCCTGAGTTGGCCTATGCCCTCGGCGGGGAGATGGAGAATAGCGCGTTAGATTTCCCTTCGTTTAACCCAGACAAAGGCGACCTCGGTACGCACGTAGGAAGCGTCGAACAATCTAATAGTTTCACCCCAGCACACGCAGGCGCAGGACTTAAGTACGGGCGTATACTCCCTGTATTCGTCCGGATGGAGAACCCTCTTCGCCTCACCGACTACGGCGGATGGCACGGGTGGGGTACTCTCAAGGAGCTTGAGAAGAAAGGTATTATATCTTCAGACGAGTTTAATCGTTTCTCTAAGCTCAGCGATACCCCAGAAGTACAATCGAAGATACGAAAGGCAATCGAAAACAAAGGATACGACGGAATCGTATATCTTAACCGGTTCGAAGGAAGGGGCCTAAAGGCTGCGGGGGCGGAACAACCATCCTTGTACAGCACTGGCCCCCTCCATGCTCCCGATCCTGAATTTAGTAAAGCTTACCCAGATGCACATGACTCTTACATACTCTTTCACCCAGAGCAGGCGAAGAGTGTGTTTAATTCTGGAGCATACTCAGAATCCCCCGATCTTCTAGCGAACCGCATCTACCCTCCTAAGTTAACCGAAGCCGACAGGGCGGAGTTAAGTAAGCAGATAGATACGGTACAAGACCAGATAAGTAAGGTCGGGGAAGGCTTCGATAAAGTACGCGCCAAATATAACGCACGCAAGCCTAGTTATGAACAAGCGGAAAAGCTAATCGCAGATTACGCTAAGATACAACACCTCATGAAGGGGGATAGCTTTGCTACAGAAGAGGAGATGAAGTTTGGTTTGTCCGACCCTGTAGGGAGTTGGGGAGGTTTGGGAGGGGAACTTAACTCCCGTATAAATCAGTGGTTAGAGGATAACGGATATAAGTATTGGAAGTGGGGTCATGGCGGATTTCAACTAGACGAAACGGAATCCCCCGAATACCAAGCTGTTAACAAAAAGGTCGCTAAGCTAGCCAACACTCTAGATCGTCTCCAGACGAGCTACGAGAGAGGTGTGCCCGGTAACTACATGGGCGAAGTTCATAAGCTTCCGGACGGTAAGAAAGTTCTATACCTCCCTCTGGAGTCCTTGAATAAAATTCAAAGGGCGATGGGGTTTAGAAAACTAAATCTCGGAGAGCAAGTGCCGTCGGTGCTAGTCACAAAGGCTTTAATGACGCTTGAAACCACTAACCCCGATTTGTACAGGTTAGTCGAGCAGGCCCAAAACAGCAACGGGGATGTGGTTATTTCCCGGACCCCTGCGGCTCATGGGGGAAAGATCGCCAACAAACTCCACACTCTCCGAGAGGAGCTTAACCATAGCTGGCAGGGAGGCTTAGCCAAGTCCTACGCGCACAGTCACTTACCGTCTTCTGATTTCCAAAGTTTAGCTAAAGAACTTGACAAAGGAATCGTCAAGCATCTAAACTGGTTGAGATACACTAAAGACCCCGCTACCCGCGTAGTCGAAGCGGCGGCGAAGATGATGAGTGTGCGGGACCTATCCACTATCGGTACAACTCCGGAGAATGCTGCGGCGTTCCTTAACAAATACTTTACCGCTATTAAAAACAGACATGGGATAGAGGCGTTCGATAACCTTACCCACGTCACAACTTTCGCAAAGAAACTTAAAGAGGATTTTGTAAATGCCAATAGACCCGAGACAGGACCCGAACCAACATCCGGACCCGGAGAGACTACGGAGCCTATGGGAGGCGTGGGAGAAGGAGGGGGAGAAGGGACTCCTCCGCCTCCTCCGCCCGGACCAACCGGCCCCCCAGAACCCCCCTTCGACTGGCGAGGCGCAGTAAGGGAAGCCCCCGGCTATCCCAACGCGCCTTGGCTGGATGGAGGACTTCACTCTGCCCACCCCGACGATATCATCGAGAAGGTGGACGCGGCAAGCCGTAAGAACTTCAAGCCAGAACAAGTAGAGTACATGAAGGACATTATCAAAGTCCTTGATAAGATTTCTACGCAACAAATGACCCCCAAGATTGCGGAGTTATACAAGACTCTCCGTAACGCAGATGATGATAACTGGGCGGTAGGTTCTAACCATAACATCATCCACTCTATTGTGGATAACCATATCCACCATATCTGGGGAGACAAAGAAGGCGGCAACAATACCATGCAGCACGCGGCGAGTGGAGCCTACTCCATCAACGCCGCTCAGGCCCGTCATAGAAGCTGGGGAACAGCCTTCGAAGGTTTCTTAGCTGGCCGTCAACTCAAGGTTCACGATCCCGTGTCGATCATATCCCACGACGCGGCTAATATAGCTACGGCTGTTGCCCACAGAAACTTCATTGAAGCGTTACGCGACTCGGGTCTTAAGGACCCTGAGGGTATGCCTGTCGTGACCTTTATGGGTCGTGGTAATGTTGTTCCCGGCGTGGACAAAACCAAGAGTAGCCTACTCGTTAACCCCAATGCTGTCCGTAACATAATGATGAGCGAAGCGGACGTGAAGAATCTAACCGATTCTAAACTTCTGGATTCGTACATTAAGGCGGGTAAGGTCGTAGACCAAACTCCTCAGGTTAGTATTGATAACGTCAAGGAGTGGATAAAGGACACCCAGACCAAGATAGGGCTTCTAGAAAAGAAGAATCCTTTGCTAGTGGATTCGAGAGATAATCTCAGAGACCACGAAGCCGGATGGGGCCAGCTACAGCTATTCGCCAGAGAGCAAGCGGGAAAGATCGCAGATTATCTAGATTCTACCATTGCTCAAATCACTAAAGGCGACACCATAGACGGGAAGAACTACGCTCCTTGGGACCCCGCCGACAAGCCTAAGGACTTGTCGATGGCTAAGTACTTGGATAGTGTTCTCCACGGAGGGTCGGGCCGTAAGATTTCTCCTGCGGATATCCAAAGACTTGAGGAGTACTCGGAGCGCAATAGAGATTACGCCGATGGGAAAAGTTCCTACAAGGATTCCCCCATCCGTCCACATGAGGTTGCGAGACTTCTTTTACAAGAGAAGGATCACCTAGACCCAGAGTTGACCAAATACCTGAACGATGTTCACGGTAAGTTGGGAACTAACTGGGACCTAAAAGGAACTAACAGTGCGTTGTACCATATCGCGCATGTGGCCGAAAACCCGCACTACAAACAACTTCATCAAGACCTTCTGGATTTGAAGTGGGTTGACAACGTGCTTAGTTCTGAACAGTCTGGAGTGTATCCTTGGAAGGAAGTAAAAACCCGTCCTCCGATTAGCCCTCAGACAGTTGAACAGAACCGGGCGGAAGCTGTCGATCATCTTAAGGAGATTAACGCCAGACAGCAGAAGCAATACTTGTGGGCACCGAAGCAGCACATCACCATCGACCATCCTTCTTTCTCGAAGTACAAATGGATGGCCACCGCTTCGGACGGAACCCCCACGTTAGCCGAATCCGATATGGCTGTATCTCGTTACTACTATAGGTACTTAGTCAATCGGTTAGGGTTAGAACCTTCTTGGCTGCGTAAGCCGGAAGGGCTAGGAAAAATCACGGCTCCTCTACTCAAGGTAGGGGCAGAGGCGAAGTCTGCCATTTTAAGCGGTTCTCCCTTCCACGTTATGCAGGAAGTTCTTAGAGCGGCTATGTTATGGACGAATCCGTTTGTTCGCCCTAACCCAATCGAGGACCTAAACGCTACTTACAAGACAGTGAAAGGCGACCTCCCTCTAATGCGGCTGGGGGTCAATAACGGCCTCACGCTGTTCTCTAACCGGTTCGAGGCAGAAGACTATGCTGTAGGGGTTGCCAGCCACGGAGGGGCCTTCAGAGGGGCATTGGATAAGGTTCCTGTGGTAGGGCATTACCTAAGATACTCGGATCAGATTCACGATCTGTTATTCAATCGTCTCATCCCTTCCTACAAAGCTTCCGGATTCCGGAAAATGTTTGATAAGTACGCTTCGGCTCACCCGGAATGGTCCGATGACGCTGTTGCTCATGCCGCAGCTACGCATGTCAACAATGCCTTCGGTGGTCAGAACTGGAGAGAAATGGGAAGGTCTGCGGCCACGCAGGACTGGTTCCATTTGATCGCGCTAGCTCCGGACTGGCTGGAATCTGAAATGAGATTCGCTGCCGGGTTGTTCAAGGGAGCAGGCATAGGTCCGGCAAAGTACGAACCGGAACATGGTCGAAACTTCTCTAGAGAACAAGTAGCCGGTACTGCGGCTGCGCTGTGGGTATCTATGCGCCTTCTGAACCAGTTGTACTCAGGAAATGCCCACTACGAAACCCCATTCGGATTGGCTACCAAAGACAAGGACGGGCGCGAGGTAGAGTTCTCTGTCCGTACTATGCCGACAGATATTCTACACATGGCTACCGACCCTATGGGCTTTCTTAACGGGCGTATGAGTCCCTTCCTCCGTACAGAGGAAGAGATTCGTACCGGCAGAAACCAGTACGACCAGAAGTTATCGGACGGCGAAAAGTACGTCGATCTGGTATCGAACTTGGTTCCGATCTGGGGTCAGTCTGGTCTGAAGGATATCAGTCACTTGGCCACGGCTTCGGACGTTGGTTTGGGTCCGCAGTTGGCTAAGGCGGGAGGCTTAACAGCACAGGTGTTCCGTACCCCGGCGCAAAAGGAAGCCGCCAAACTGGCTTCAGAGCGCAGCGAGGGGGGTCCTATCAATCAGGCTCAAATCTCCCATCACCGTTTGATTCTCCAGTTAGAGGATCAGATGCGTCAAGGGAACTTGAGAACGGCAGATTTGTCCCAGATGGTAGACCAAGGTAATCTTCCGGAAGCGGACGCCAAGGCGATCATCAAGAACGTCAAGGAGACTGCCGGGGAAGACCCAGAAACGGCTAGATTGTATTCCCGTGTTAGCCGCCTCGACTTCGGTGGGGCGTTGACCGTATGGGATACTGCTAACCCTTCAGAGAAGCAAGTGCTGGAGAAACTAATCACCAAAAAAGCAAAGAGCTATCTTAAGAAAGCTCGTAAGGATTTCACCCCTGCCGAAAGAGCAGAGGACCCGATCTTCAAACGAGCGCAACGAATAGCTCCGGTAATTGAATCCGAAGAATAAAGAACCCCCGGCCTAAACCGGGGGTTTTGTTTTGATCTCTTCTTCTATCTTCTGTAGAATCTTTGGGTTCTCTTTGAGAAATTCTTTTGCCTTCTCTCTTCCTTGCCCCAGTCTTTCCCCTCCGTAGCTATACCAGCTTCCGGATTTTTCCACGATCCCTGCTGCGGCTGCGAGGTCTAAGCTGTCACCTTCTCGACTGATACCCTCTCCGTACATGATATCGAACTCAGCCTTCTTGAAAGGTGCGGCCAGTTTGTTTTTTACGATCTTCGCTACAGTGCGAGAACCGATGTTATCCTCTTTAGAATCTTTGATATACGCGATGCGACGGATATCGATTCTGACCGAGGCATAGAACTTGAGAGCCTTTCCTCCCGTGGTGGTTTCAGACGGCCCGTACTTCGACATACTATCTCTTAACTGGTTAATGAAGATAAGAACAGTCTTAGTCTTGGATACGGTGCTGTTCAGCTTACGCAACGCCTGAGCCATCAGCCTAGCTTGTAGGGCCATGTGGGAGTCTCCCATATCGCCTTCTAGCTCTGCCTTAGGCACGAGCGCAGCCACAGAGTCCACAACCAGCACTGCGATCTCTCCAGAGCGAATCAAAGCCTCTGTAATCTCCAGTGCTTGTTCTCCGGAATCCGGCTGGGATACCCATAAGCTGTCAGTATCCACACCAAGTCTTTTGGCGTAGATAGGATCGAGAGCGTGCTCCGCGTCAACGAAAGCGGCCCCTCCTCCTAGCTTCTGAGCCTCTGCAATTACCTGTAAAGATAGAGTTGTCTTGCCCGAAGACTCCGGACCGAACACCTCGATTATTCTCCCCTTCGGGAGACCGCCAATGCCTAACGCTGAGTCTAAGCTTAAGCACCCAGTCGATATGCTGTCAACGGGAATTAAGGCCCCTTTAGCACCTAACTGCATAACGGAGCCTTTCCCAAATTGCTTTTCTATTTGAGCTACTGAATCAGAAATACTCACAGATACTTCTCGTAGTCAAACTCTTTGGTGTCTGCTTTTCTGGTTAGGGTTAGCTCTTGGTTCTTGCTGTTCTTGAACTTGATGATGCCGTTCCGAACATCAAGAAACTTGACGTTATCCGGAGTGAACTCCGCCTGTTCCCACTCGATATCCCCGTCCTCGTCTTTGCCGACTGCGTACGTGATTTCGATTTGTTGGGTCAATGGGCTACCACCCCAAGTTGACGTATACAGGTTCTCGTCCTTGAACTCCTGTCCGCTGTTCAAGAAGGTAACAGTGTACTTACCCTGAACGGTGTTGGTGGGCTTGACGTTAAGGAACTTCACTGCCTGACGCGGAGACTCGTCGTACCGATTGACTTCCTCGACCAATGCTTGAAGCATGTCGAAGTTGAAGTCCTCGTACAGAGTAGACAGCACGCACACCTGCTCCGTGTACTTCTGGTCTAGCAGATTCAGTTCGCAGTACTCACGGATGAAGTCGTAGTCCAGACCAAAGAATTCCAAGAAATAGAAAAATCTTCCGGGGCGGTTCTTCATGTGAACGTCGATCTTCCACTTGTTGTTGGACGTGGTAAGGAACAATTTCTTGTTACCAAACACGCCGTCAAACAGGGTGAGCAAGGCTTGCTGGTGCTCCTCGTCGTACACCTTCTCGAACTCGTCAAAGAACACGATCACTGGTTGGGTGATGGTGGCGATAAAGCTGTTGAAAGCATCCCCGCAGAAAGGGCTGTTAACGATAAGGGTAGGAATACCGAGACTCGCTCCCTCTGCGCCAATCAACTTAGCCAGAAGGGTCTTGCCACTACCCATCTGTCCGCACAGAAGAACGCCGGTAGAGGTATTGCGCTCGTGGAACGTGTTGAGAATACGCTCTGCCGTTTTGGGCGTGTCCCCGTAAATCTTGCTGGGAATAGAAAAGTTCTCCGTCTTCTCTAGATAAAATCCTCTATCCATGCTGACTTTAACAACATAGTTCCCAACAGGAAGCTTTTCGTGAAGGTCTAACGCGCCCTCGGAGCTAACGGTAAAGGTGTTACCCTGCTTGAGAAAATACGTCTTCAAGCCAAAGCCGACACCGGGCTGCTTCTCGGGTTGTTCTGCTAAGATATCCATCTTCTTTTTCGCTTTCGCCAATCCTAATGTGTAAGCCATGCTCTCCTTTTCCATTTCTTCTTCTAGTTGTTCTATCCAATTCCGCAAGGAAGGGACAGAACTTGTTTTTATCTTACCGGACATGCTCCCCCTTCGCACTCTTCTTGGATCATATCACCTTCTCCGATATCGTCAAACTCAATTGGTTTAATCTTGCTTGAAAGTTTCTCGTACCGCTCCCTCGTAATTGCTTCCTTGGGGGCCTGCTTAAACCCGTGGTCGTTATGGCATAAAAAGCTAATGCTTTTCAAGTACTGAAGATTCTCCGAGACCCAGATTTTTAGCTGTGGGATATCCTCTCTTTTGTAGTACACAGTAACCGACACCGCTTGGTCTGCCCAATGTTTCTGAGCCATTTTCAGTATATCCAATTGCTTCCAAGTTGTCCAGTCCTCGTCCGCAACTGGAAAACCTTCTGGTGCCTGCTGGTAAAAGTCTACCACCATTGTCCCCGGATCAACAACCCCAAAATCATTCTGGGGTTCCATGTAGTGCCCCGCTGCTTTTAGCTTAGGCAGCAAAGGGTCATTCGAAGCGAACCGGACTCTCTGTACCATGTACCTAGAGAATGCCGCGTGTATGCCCTCGTACCCCATGCAGTCCATTACCTTGCTTATTGTCCCAGACGGCTTAACCACAGTAGTGCGCTTGCTGCGCGGTACGCCAAGCTCTTTGGAGTACTTCTCGTCTTCGTCCTGTATCGCATTATACGCACGATCAAGAATTTCCGGAACAAATAGCGGACTCGCCAAGCAGCCCGTAATACCGTTACCCGTTCTTCTATTCCTTTTGATAACCTCATCTGATACCTTGTGATGGTATTTCTCTAAAGTAACTCGTTTGGCGTATCGCTGCATATATCGAACCACCGATAGCAGTTCCCGCTCATCTTCAATATTACACAATGCCGTCTCTGTAAGGTTACACGGTTCCCCGTGTTCGAGGGTTGCTTCAGCACAAGGGTTAACGCCGATAGCGGCGTCGGGTTTAAGTTCCCCCATTCTTCCGTACCGTTGAATATTGGTTCGGTTAACAATCCCAAATGGTTCTCCCTGCTCGTAAGTCTTCCAAAATAAAGGATGTAGGTCTTCTACATCATCGCACACCACTGAGTAGTTCGCCTTGCTACGATGGGAGGGTATCTGCCCCAAGTCCCAACGCTTCGCTTTCAGGTACTCTTTATCCCAGCAATCGCCGAGGATGATGATAGCCGATCTACGGACGTTTCCGCTTACAACCATCTGCCCAATCGCGGTAAGGATATCCGCCGCATCTATAGGTCTTATACTACGTCCAGAACGGTTTGTCAAGATCGAAGATATATTCTTTACGAAGTCGATAAGAGGAATCGGCCCACTAGAGACTCCTCCGAATCCCACGATTGGTTCTCCGGACCCGCGAAGACAGACCGTCGAGTAGCTAAAGCTTTTGCCGGTAACGAAGTAACTCTCCAAACATCTGTAGGTAAGTTCGCACCATCCTTCCCTGCTATCCGGTACAATGTAATCTGCGTCGTTGGTGCCTTTGTGAACAATGATAACATCCTTCTTCACTTTAGGCAACTTGCTGGTAAAGCGGTGCTCGACGCTCAGTCCTACGCCCCCTCCCAGCATAAGAAGGTCTTGCGCGATAACGAAGCTATGCCACTCTTCGGCTGTTAAGAACCAGCAGTTGTTGAGGGCAGCGCCTCCGATTTTGGAGTGGCTGGGTGCGCCGGAGAACCAGTATCCTCTACCGGCAGGACCAGCTTTCCTCTCCTTAGCTAGCCTAAGAAGTTCCTTAACTTCCGACTCAGGTACATTCTTTCCCTTCACGTTCCCAGCGATGACTCGCTCGATTGTTTGATCCCAATTCTCTAGATTACCCTCATCCTTGCGGCTATAGGTTCTACGGTAAACGACCTTGGCAAGGTTGCTCCATTCTTTCACTTAATATCCTCTGGGTCTACGCCCCGTCTGCTGGCTACTAATGCTTTAGCGATGGTCTCGACGGCCATTTCTAATTGCCAGCTTTTTCTTTTGTTCTTCTTAGGTCTAGGTGCCACATAAATAAGGCGCGTGTGCATAAGCTCATGCACAATTGTGACTTCCAAATCTTTGCATCCCTTCCATTCGGGAGGGATTTTTTCTGGGTTGAGAACAGATATAGAAGAGATTTCGTAATGGGGGTCTTGCGTATTGGTCGCAAAGCACCGAATGTCTTTAACATCTTCTACTACTGTTACTGTGATTTTCCAGTTCTGGAGACGGAGTATAGGTTGCCAGTACTCGATAATTTCTTGTGCGGTTTCAGATACCGTTTTCTTTTTCATTTTTTAGTTGTTGGATTTTCCGGTTCAAGAACCATACTGCTTTTTCTAAGTCTTGTATTTCATCTTCCTTATGCCCCGCTCGGCTAATATACTTTACCGCAGTAGCCAGATGGTACCCTAGCCCCCAAGCTTCTATAACGTCTATAGGCTCGGGGTCCAGTCTCGCGTAGTGCGGTGGCCTGTTAATCATGTCTACTCCCATGCTACCCCCGTAGTGTCTCCCTCGTAGACGGCCTAAGATCGTCTTCTACCGTCGATTCTAACTCTCCTATTTGCGCGGCATCTAACCCACAAAACACTTCAAATAGCCTCTGCACGGAAAGTATTTCGTATATCAAATTTCCCGGACCTTCGTCGTTTGTTCCAAGGCAGGCGAGATACTGTTCTGCCGCTTCGATAGCCTCCTCTACACTCTCGGCTAAGACGTGTACAGTCCACCCCGAAGCGGGAACATATCCGGCATGTCCGGGTCTGACGTACGTTACTTTATAAACATAAAAAAAGTTCGGACTCATTTTGCCTCCAACTGCTTGTCGATTCTTTGGTTTAACTCGGTTAAGTTGATAGGAGTGTAGTTGATAACCTCTGCGCTGATGTTGTAGTACTGGGGGCCGTATTGTCCGGGAGTGATGTTGTTGTGGACGTGGCCGAAGACGTTGGCCCTAGCCTTTCCCAGACTCATAGGGTGAACCGGAATGTGACTAAGCAGAAGCTTGTCTAGCATACGGCTAGAGTACACCCGCTGGAAGTATCCTCGATACCTGTTCATGTTCGGCGTATCGTGGTTCCCCAAGATCAGAGTCTTGGTACCGTTAAGCCTCCCGATAATCTGCATCCTCTCCGCGCTGTCCCCCATAACCACGTCTCCTAGATGGTACACCTTATCGCCCGGTTTTACAACCGAGTTCCAGCGATCTACCATGTAGTCGTTCATGTGATTCACGTCCGCGAACGAACGCATTACCTTCCCTTCATAATCCAGAAAGGTAAGGATATTCGCGTGGTGAAAATGGTTGTCCGAAATTAGCCAGCACTCTGTCATTCTTTCTCCGTATGGAACACCACCGAGATTAGCCCTTCCTCATGATCCCATATGTACGCTTCCGCGCTTCGCTTGTTCCCCACGAAGAAGTTGGCGGAGTGCCAATCGTCCGCAGGACACAAAGCTGGTAATACTCTAACACGAATACCATGCTGCTCGTCAAGCTTGGTCATGTGAGTGTGTCCCGTATGGCACTCTCTATGCAAGGTCTTCCCGAACATTTCCGGTTCTTCCGCCGCCATGACTAGAGGGTAGTCTGTCTTCTTGCCCTTGTCACCGTGGGTTAGCATCAGCATAACTTTGCCGTGCTGGTGGTACTTTCTGGTTCTCGGTCTGTTGTCTATAGTAACACGACTATCGTTGGTGAAGAACATTTCCACGCTATCGGCCAAGTGCCAAGACGACAGCCTGTCGTGGTTTCCGTAAACTGGAATTACTTTCACCGGAGCTACTTGGAGAAGTCTTTGAACCGCTTTGATAATCATGGTGCGGGTAGCTGCGAAAGTCTTGTGGTACCTAGCGTCGGTACTAACGTACGTCCCGGCTGTGGTTCGCCCCTCAATGTCATCCGAGTTGAGAAGGTCGTTCCCGATCACAAACACAATGTAATCAAAACGATACATCGATGTTCGTTGAAGGAGAGTTTCCAACGCCCGGTTGAAAGTTTCCTCCGCTATCTTCACATCGTAGTTAGGCCCACCGGTTTCCACTCCCCAGCTTAGCTTCCCTGAGTGTAGGTCGGGCACGTTAACTTCTAGCATCAACCCAGTCTGAGGAGTGGGACTGAATGGAATCGATACTTCGGGCCAAGGGAACTCCTTAGCTAAATGCTTCAGTGCTTCTAGTTCTTTCTTTACCGCTTCTACATCTTTGCGCCGTCTAAGAAATGCCTTAACCTGAAACAGAGGAACGACTTCCGCTTCCTCGTTCTTGTTCTTGAATCCCATTTCCCACTTGTTGCAAACGAATCTCTCTACCTCCCAAACGGATAGGTCAGCTTCGCAGTACTCAAGTAGTTCCTCTAGGGTGTGGATTCTAGTTTTCGGTAAAGATATTGTCCACGTATCCCCTTTGATCTCGTGGGTTTCTTCTGGGGTTTTTTTAGTCAGAATGTCGTTCGTCTTCATTAGAACCTATCTTATTGTTGAACTCAAAAAGAGCGGAGGGGGAACCATAAAAACGATTCTCGTTATACCACAAAGAGTATGTGCTCAACACCCGAGAGTGTCGAATAGTACTTGGGGGTACTCCAAATTTTTCTGTCAGTTCGTTGGTTGAGTATAGCTCGTCCACGGGCGCATTTTGCAGGAAGTCTACGACTGTCTTTACGTTATTCCCCTTTAAGATATCTTCAATCTTCATCGTCTACTACCTCTATAATCCTAGCCTCTAAATCCCGAGGCAAACCTTCCGGAAGTTCTCCGTCTAGCAGTGACTGTAAAATCTCTTCTACATCTTCCCCATCGCTATTAGAGTAATCATCTATTTCAATTATTACGTTAAATGTTTTCATTCCCCAAACCCGTTTCTTGTTGCTCCTTCTCCGTTTACAAACTCATAATATTCATCCAAATACTCCGCGATCTTGTGTATTCTAACCGGGTCGTCTTGATACTTCTTCAGCCCTGCGTTGCAGTGCCAGCAGAGTATGCCGCGTACGGATAGTCTTTTGAGTTTGGCCTTTGCTAGTTTTCTAGCCTCTGGCTTAGTTGTGGCGTAGCATCGGAAGTCCAACCGAGAGCCGATCAACGTCTCTGGCCTCGCTTCCCACCTTTTAACTCCTAGCTTCTGCGATGTTATCTTCCAGTTGGCGATCTCGTGGTCGTGGTCTATGTGCAAGGACCTTGCGCCGGGTGGCTGGCTGCACGCCTTACAGACCCCTCCCTGCTGCGCCAATGCCGCGTCTACCTCTTCCTCCGTGATACCGAACTTTCTTTGCAGGTATCCGTCTCTGTTGGATTTGTATTTGCTAACCACGTTATCTCCTCTGGTCGAAGTACTCTCTACCTAGCGACGGGAACTTTTTATCAAAAAATTCCCAACGCTGTTCTCTAGTGTACGGAACCAATTGCCAATACTTGAATCTTCCATCGGCGGCAGAAATGAGTAAACCAATCGGACCAGAAAAAAGTGAGAATGGTATCACGAATTCCACATTTGACTGGTCCGGCCAAAGGTGCGAGAACTCTCCGAGGGTGAAACCATAAGTAAGGAAGCTGCATCCCAACCACGCTAATACACAAACTGCGATAAACATTTTCATTCCTTTCATTAGAAATCTTCGCACTCCCCTTTTACGGGGATTACGTTCAAGCCTAGCCCTCTCCACATCCGGATAACCGAAGGTCTATCTTCCAGAATAAGAACGGGTTGGGTAGGCATGTCTTTTAAAAATTCCGGCTTGACTTCGTAGTCGGGCCGATAGTCGTTCTGCGGACGGAAGTAATATTTGAATACAGGAAACCGGGGTGCTCCTTCTGCCCACACTCTTTCGAACCACTCTAGCGTAGGCTGTCTCCGCTCCTCCATTCTTCCTGTGGCTATGACGATGGTATGATCCTTGCTTAGCTCCTGCACCCATCTAAAAACGTGTAGGATAGGAACGTCCTCGGAGGTCCCGCCCAAGTAGTTCTTCCAGTCCTTAGGCGTCTTACGAATGAAGTGTTCTCGATGCGTACCATCAGCTAGCGTCCCGTCGATATCTACTATCACAATCGGTTGGTCAGGCCAGTTCATTTTTTCCTTTCCCTGTAGAACGTCAGGTTCGCTGCCTGAACTGTTCTCTCGTAGTTAGTAGATTCTACTATACCACGAAACCAGTCCGGCATACCATCCCCTACAACCCCAAAGTAAATAGCATTCTGGGTTAAGTCCACGGCCTTGTCTTCGAGGATGATATCTAAATTCTGGAGAATCTTCTTAAAGTTTTCAGTCTCAGTAGGATACCCCGAGGAGCCATCGCCAGTCATGGTCGGAAACTGATCCAATCCGGAAGAGACTAGGTGAGTTCTGAACAGCCCCTGCTTCTGACGGTTTCTTATTACATGGGTGATGGTAGACATTTTTTGATAAATGTCTTCACCGGCTTCTCTCCATGCCGCTAACGCAACCATGCTTTTCTCTAGGTCCTGAGGCACCACCGAGAACTCCGTGAGAAGTTCTCTCAAGGAAGGATCGCGGGAATCCGGCCACTCGTTGTTGTTCTGGTCGGTTCTGCTGCGCCACGCGCGGATAAGTATCATGCACTTATCAAAGGTCTTAAAGTCCACTACTCCTCCGTCAGGACCGTCTTGCTTCCCTTACCGCTAGGCATAGCCAGCACGGTAGCTGGTGCCTTCTTGGTGAACTTGGCGTAGCACTTGTCAGAACAGAATACCGTCTTCTGCCCCTTGAAGTCCGACACGATAACCACGTCCACCACATCCTTAAGGAAAGTACCGGCGGTGTCTTCGGACTCATCGAACTCGATAGTCTTGGGGACTGTCTTGAAGCTGTCGTCCACAGTAGAGTTCTCACACTGAGGGTTATCGCACACGATGGTGGTATGAAGGTGATCCATGCCCACGGCTAACCCGTAGTGAATCACCTTCTCTTCGTCCTCCACCGCAACCAGATTGCTAGCTAAAGCCTTTCCTGTCTGCTCTTTACCCTCTACGTCTCTGATCTTGATGTATTCGTCAATGAATACGGGCATTAAAATCCTTTCCTCTCTGATTTGCCGGTGATGTTAATGGTAGCTCCTTTGAGGAGAGACGCGCACTCGATCAAATCTTTTTCCTTAATTTCTTCTTCGTTCCTATCGTAAGCATACTGCCCCGCTAGGATGTAGGTTTCCTGAAGCTGCGCGAAGGAGAACCCTTCGGTTGCCTCAATCACCTCGCCGACCACCGTAAGGTAGGGAGCTTTCTTGCGAAAGTACTTCTCCCTCGTTTCCGGATTCGGATTGTCGAACAGCACCACGCGATCAAACCGACCCGGCCTCTTGAGGATAGCTCTGTCGAGGATGGTGGGTTCGTTAGCTGTAGCTATTGTAATCACTCCCTCTTGAGAAGTCAATCCGTCCAAGCAGTTAAGGAGGGTGTGGAGGCCGAGTGGGCATCCTGATTCTCCGGTCTTGGGAAACGCTCTGTCGATATCCTCCAGCGCCACGATGTTCGGTCCGGACTTCTGCGCGTCCTCAAACATCTTCTCTAACGTCTGGTCGTTCAGGTGTTTGTTGAATAGCCTGATCTTGTACACGTTCATGTTGGACGTGGATAGGATCGTCTTGATGACGCTGGTTTTACCATTCCCCGGAGGTCCGTGGAACAAATATCCTCTACGGAAGGGGAGTGAGTTCTTAAGAAACCACGCCTTTCTCCGCAGGAAGGATTCGATATCCCTCTTGACTAGGTTAACAACGTCGTCGTTCAGGACTAAGTTATCCCAAGACTGAGGAAGACCTTCCGCGTGGTCGATCATAATATCCCCAGAGTTGTCGCAGTCGTACGTCTTAACCTCGTAGGAGCGTTTGGTGGAGGACAGAAATCCGATGATGTAATCCTTCAGGGCACGGATGCTCCTGTTATCAAGGATGAAAAAATCTCCCATCTGCGTTCCTTCGGAACCGGGGGATGTGTTGATCTCCGTACGAAGGTGGATCATTTTGATCCCATTGACAGTGAAACCAACCATCGTGTTTTTGGACTTCCCTCTTTCGAGTTCCATTTCTTTTATGGTTCGTCCTTCCATCGAGGGGCGCATCATGAAGAACCACTCAGAACCGTTTAGGAATTGGATATCGGAAATCTGTTTCTTAATATCCAATTCGTATGAAAATTGTTTCGGCTTGTTCGATTGGCAGACGGCTAGGTTAAGAGCGTTCTCGATGGTATCCAATCCGCTCCCGTCCTCGTCGGAGTAGTGGAGGACTGCCCAATTCTCTCTGGCGGAGGATAGGTATTGCGCTATACTCTTCTCGGAATCTTTGAGGACAGCATGGACATAGGTCTTTTCTGGAACGTAAGTATTATACATTAGACAATATTCCCTTTCTGCCATCGACGGTCTCCGTGTTCGCCGTCTGGCCCCAAATGGCATTGGGCGCAAATGAATCTGCTGTTTTCAAGACTGACCTCTCCTCCCTTTCCGCGAGACAGGACTTCGTGCATGTGCCCTGTATCCTCTGTAATTATAAGCCCACAAAACTCGCACAGAATGTTTTTATCTTTTCTGGCTCTTTCTACTACTTGATCTCGTATGTACTTGACAGCCACTGACCGCGCCATCATCCTGACTTTTTCAGGGGGTAATTCGTATGCCTGTTTGTTCGTCTTGAGAATCCTTATCGGAAGCTCTGTATCTAAGTCTACCTCAACAAAAACAGTTTGTCTACCCACGAAGTTCGTCTATCTCCTGCTGTCTCTTTTCGTTTACCTTGTCAATCATTTCTTGGGTACACCTCATATACCCAACCCTAAATCCTGCGGCGAACGCGCATTCGATCTGCTGCTCGGTAGACAGCGGCTCCAGATACCCCTTACGGACCTTAGCGGCTTCGTATTCTACTATGTATGCGTTATCCATCGTAGCTCCCTAGAAACTCTCTAGCCAACCGAAGTACTTTCTCCCGGTGTTGTTGCCACGCTGGGATGTTATTAGGCACCACCGGATCGATGCTGCCAGCTAACTCTAGCGCGTCGTTAATCTCTTGCTTCTCCTCCTCGGTACAGAAGAACCCTCCAAGGTTAATCCAAGTTCCCTTCTCCAAGGGAACGTTATGTAGCTTTGCGTTTACCGCTATCTCAAGGTCTTCCGTTTTCTTATCCGGGTCCTTAGCAATCTGAAGTATATCATCAGGAATGCTGGTTTGTCCAGACTGCTCGACAAACTTACTCAACACCCCCGCCTTGGTAATACCCATGTTCACTAGGTCTTCCCCAGCTAATGCCGGAAGAAGGTTACGGACGATCTTCATCCCCACGTAAATCTGGGAGTGCCCAACCCCGAACTTCGTTTCACAACCTGCTAAGTACTCTCCGAAGTTCTTGTAGTTGCCTAACAGCCAGTACTTCTTTTGTCGTACTTCGTTGATTATCTGAGCCAGCTTAACGAAGTTCCTGTCTAGGCTTTCTCTTTCCCGGACGATGACTTTGATTATCTGGTCTTTCTTCGACTCTAATTCCGCAGCTTCCTTACGCTCTTTGTCGCTGAAACTGTTTGCTATCCCTTCGAGAACGTCCATTACTTTGCTTCCTTCGCTCGTTCCTGCCAAAAGTTATCTGCATCCTTGGCTGGTTTCTGTTCGTATTTGGTTTGGTTTATGTAGATAAGCCTGCCCTCCGCGAATAGTAGTTTGTACTCTACCCAAACTTCGTCTACCCCGCCCCTAGTATAAGTACTACCCCCGGACCAAATTGACGAATTACAAGTATACATATTTACCTCTCCGGTGTATGGTACAAGTTCTCCGTCTAGCTTTAAAGTCCCTTCCTCAGTGAGGGTATAATCGTCGAGGTTACAGTGAAGGTCCTTGGTTTGGAAACCCGGCTCTACGAAGTCCGGGAGAGTGATTCCGGGCAATGGCATCTTCGTACGTATTGTATCAAACATTCCCATTAGAAGTCCTTTCTGTTATCGACCTTCGGCTCCTCGATAGGTATGATTTCCCTGAACGTGGCTATCTTCCCTAGAAAGAACACTTTAGCAAACGCTGATCCTCTCCCTTGGTTACGAGCTTTCATACATCTGATTTCCACTTCCGGAGATAATCTGTCCTTGGTGTCGTCGTTCATCTTCTTGATTGGTTCGCGGTAAAGATAGTATACCACATCTGATTCCGAAACAAGAGCCTCGCTTCCCTTACTGTCATAAATATCTAGGGGCCTTCCCACGTTCTTAGAATCTACCTTTCGCGGCTGTCCGATCACGATGCCTATGGCTAAGTACTTCTGCGCCATAAGTTTAATACGTCTCATGGCTCTTTGTTGGGCCTTAATCTCATCCTTTTCAGTATTACAGATATCGTGGATCAAGTCAATCACAAAGACATTAGCTCCTACCCGGCGTATCCCAGCCTCAATCAAATCAAGAACTTGCGCCGAGGAAGAGGCTGTCGGGTCGTGACCGATGTAATACTGGACGCCCCTTAATCTCTTTGCTGCCTCTAGTCGGTCCTGCCTGCCTATTGTATCCCTATCCTTCGCTAATATGTGGGAGGTTACTACCTCTCCCAACTCCTCCCCCTGCATCTGTGTCTGGTAGTTTAACACAACCGCGTCATTTTTCATAGCGGCGTTGAGGGTTTCTTGGATGGTAAGCTGGGTCTTGCCTGTCCCGGTGCTAGCCGCGCTGATGTAAACCACGCTCCCCGGAAACACGTAAGCCATGCGATCCAACGGCTTGATGCTGAACTTGAATCTATCCTCTCTGTTTTCAGCACTTTCCGAGGTATCAGACTTCAGAATGTCCTGAAGGCTCTTGATTCCCGGCATCGGGTTAGAGAACGCGCTCAGAGTAAGGCTATCCACTACCTTCTTAAAAGCATCGATATCGCGCCCACAAGTCTCTAGGAACGTCTGGTTGGCATCCTTCTTCCCCTTGGGCCATACTAGCCGGTACGTGCGCTCCTGAAGCTCATTCCAGAGCTTTATCATAGAGTCAGTCCCGGTTCCCCCGTCGTTGTCCCCAGCTAAGATAATAACCGATGCGGACATGAGGAGGTCTCTTTGCTGCGGTGACAGCTTGGAGGAAGAGTTGGGGAGGCTAACCGCCCGGTACCCAGCTTGGATGAAGATGGCCTGATCGAACTTTCCCTCGACCAGATACACAGGTTCATCCCATGATATGAAGTCTACCCCCCAGAGGATTTTGTAATCCATCCCCGGCTTTCGGGCAAACTCCTTAATCTCCATGCTCCTAGCTTCGATGGCTACTACTTCTTCGCCTTCGACCGCAGGGGTAATAATCCAGCCTTTTTCCTTAATTGGTTCAAAACTCTTGTTTGGGTTCTTGTTGAGATCGGATAAATCTTTACAGTATCCGAAGTGGAGTTTTCTTGCTGTTTCATAAGTAATCCCTCTCTCTCTGAACAACCACTCTTGTGCTTCCTTGGACTCGTACAGATTGATTTCAAACTTGGCGTACTGCTCTAGCTTGTATCTCTTCGCTGGCTTGGTTTCGTCTAGCTCCAGTCTCTTGAAGGTCGCATCGGCTAGCTTCTTGGTCTCTTCCCAATTTCCTCCCGTAACCTTCTCTACTAATTCCTTGGCTTGTTTAAACGTAACATTGTCTACCGCTTGTATGAATTGTACTACGTCTCCGCCTACACCGCACCCGAAACAATGGTAGCAATACTCCCCGTGCTCGTCCTTACCCACCGTGAGGCTGGGAGTATTCTCTGCGTGGAATATGCACTTGCCCCAATAGGAGCCGTCCTTCTTTTGTAATCCGGGGATGCGAGAAGCGAAGATACTAAGGAGCGCGGGATGCGCCTTAAGATTACTCGCCATTATAATTCCTCTTCTTCGTCCTCCAGTTCCGGAAGGACTCCTTCTTGCGCCTGCTTGTAACTCAAGTTTAGCATTTCCTTCGCAACTCTTTCTTGTTCCTTCTTAGCTACGATGGTCTGTATCATAACCGGAGCGCGTTCAATAAAGTTTCTGGACGCCCATTTAATTTCCTTGTCGTCTACGGTCTGGAAGAACTGCTCGAAGGCTTCGATGACTAGCTCCTCCCCATACTCCCGAATCAGAGCGGACAGTCTGAAGCGATAATCCCCGGTAAAGAATATCAGATTATCGGACACAAAAGCAACCCTCGCTTCGACTCTTCCGAGGACTGGACTGGATACTACCGGCTTGTTCACCACGCCGATGTGGCTTCCTACGTTCTTCAGGAAATTACCGATAGGCTTGCGGATGATTGTGTTGCCTTGGCTTTGACTCCACTCGTAGAAAGCCGTGAGGACTTCATCGTGGCCGTAATCCTTTACTGCTTGCTTGAGAGCCTTACCCCAATCCTTTTTGTCGTCTACTAGCCCAAGGTGTTCTTTTGAAATCTTCTCCATGTTGGATTCGATTGGAAGGCCATTACCTATGTACTTGATACGCACAGCCATCGCCACGTAGGGGTCTTTAGGCATGGGGCCTGTGATGTTGTACGGTTCCCCTAGAAGGGGGTTAGCGGTGCGGAGCGTAACAGGCCAAGAACTACTTGTTGTGTTTGAGGCCATGTATCTCGTTGTCTCTACTTGAGCCTGAGTTAAAGAAGGCTTGTCGTCGTTTGCTTCCTCGATCTCTTCGAGAAAATTGAACTTAACCATTAACTCCAACACCTCTGTGAAAAAAGTATTCACCGAAAGGACTTTGTATGTCTTCACTTAAATCTCCACTAGAAAATATCCATCACCCTTGTGGGGTCTATACGCATCGTCCAGAAAGGAAGCGTTAACGTATTGCACTCTTCCATCATTATACAACCCTCTTGGAGCGTGTATGTGCCCAAAAGCATGTAGTTTCAGGTTAGGAAGGGTTGCTATTTTCTTCTTAAGTTCCTCGCACCCCACGGATTCTGTAACCCATTTGTTGTACGGGCTACCCGGAACCTCATCTAGGATGCCATGAGGAGGGCCGTGGGTCACGAGCACATTAGTATCTTCTGGTATTCTATCCCAGAAAGTTTTGATATCCTCTCCCCTTTGAGAATTGAAAGCCCAGTTAAGGAAGAAGGGGGACTGCGGGGAAAGCCAAAATTTAACCCCGTCGATTTCGATCCTTTGGTCTTGGAGATAAACCCCGTTAGTAAGCAGTTCCCGTGCTTTCGCCGACTTATTCGGACTTGACTCCGGGTGTGTTCCGTCCAGAGATATGTCGTGGTTGCCTGCACACAATAATCTCCGCTCCTTCGGAACAGGAATCTTTTCTAACCAAGCGTTAAACGCAGCCAGTTCGCCCAAGTACCTTCCGGAATTCATCATATCCCCCGCAAAGATAAACACATCCGCAGGAGGAAGGGCTGGTACTAAGTCGTGCAGTCCGTGAGTGTCGCTTATAATAAGAATTTTCATATCTTTTTGATCTTGGGTTTAACGTCGTACTCAGTCTCGTATTTCTTTATCAACGGTTTGGTGAAAGCAGGACTGTCCAGAAGTAGAGAGAGTGCTACCACTGCGGCTCCCACGAAAGGTAGCAACCCTATCATAACGAAAAAAATTACTTCGAGTAAGTACACGTCCTCCAAACGCCTTACCCTTCTAATCAAAGCGTAAGGAGCTAGGAATACTTGGAGTATATAAAGTATTACAAAAACCCACACTAAAATACCCCTCCTATCTGTACTAGCTTCTGCTGAACCATTTCTTGATCCCCGATACACAATCCCAAGCAATCGCAAGTAGTACAAGGATTGTGAGGAAAACGAACGCCGGGGCGCTTAGGCCAATATCCTTCAGTCCCATGTTTCGATATGTCCATTGCTTCATGGATAGCCTCTCGCTTAGCCTCAGCCGCGTCTTCTTTGCTGATTATAGCAGGAAGGAACTGTATCTTTTGTTTGGTGATCTCGTGTCGTTGAAAAGAAAGACCCTTATAAAAGTACTCTGTGAGTAGGGCGTCGGTTCTTTCCTTCGACCCTTTGCCTTTGATATCCTTTTTTCTGGACTGGTACTCCTCGTACATATCCTTGGGTAGGACAAGTATCTTATCGTCTTTGGCGTCGAAGACTTGGTACTTCTTCCCCTTCTTGGGGCCGTATAAAACCGTGATCCAATCTCCGGTTCCTATGCTAGTGTGGTTCTTTACCAGTACCAGAAAGGCCACCGTCGAACACCCAGTCATCCAAGCATAGTCCCTTAGCTGATCGTCCAGCGAAGAGAGTCTAGGGTCGGTGTAGTAGCTTGCCGTGGAAGTCTTGATATCCACCACGAACTCCCGGAAATCTTCCCCCTCCTGCGCCGGTAAAGATGGGTGCTTATTGGGGGCAATACAAAGCATATCGATGATTGCTCGGAACTGCAACCCATCCGTGGTCAAATCTTTCTTGAACTCTACCTGAAACCTAGCGTTGGTAATAGGAAGGTCTTGGTATGTTAACTCGTACAGGGTTATCAACTCGACCCCGCAGCGATAGAAGTCGTCCCAGTTACCAGACTTTTCTGTGTAGACTAAACTGTTGTCGTCCTTGAAGTTCCACCAAAGTTTTTTGAATTCCTCCACACCCGTCCCCGCGACGAATCCCTGTTGGTGGAAGTACTGAATTGCCGCTTCGGTACACTTCCCGAATTGCTGAGGGGCACCGTCCTCTTTGTTCTGCCAACCCTCTACCCGCTTCCAGTAGTACCTTTTAGGGCAGGACCAATCCGCGCCACCAGAGTGACTGTGCGATCTGACTTCATACCCTTTCGGGTTCTTGTATAAGTACGCCATCTTCTCGATTCATCCAAGGTGTTAAAAATCTACTACGTGCCCCGTAGTAGCTTACGTTAAGTGTCTCTTCCGCTCGGGATACCCCAACAAAGAAACAAGCCTTTTCCTCTTCAATGTTTTCAGACTTGGAGTGAGGAAGGATTCCCTCGTTAACCGACACGACAAACACATGAGGCCACTCCTTACCCTTCGAAGCGTGTATCGTACTAAGACATACCCCCTTACGATTCTTACGAATATACTGAAGCCGTCTAATGAAGTCTATGAAGTCCGCTAGGTTTCCGAACCGGCGTGCGGCATGAGATAACTCTCGAAGGTTTGCAACCGGGTCCCTGTCTGGGCTTATGTTATCTTCTTCTTTGTAAAACTCTACAGCCTTAAGCTCGGTTATGATTCCCTTAACTGCTTCGTCTGCCGGGAGATACTGGTACTTAAACAACCCGCCTAAGAAATTCCGGAAGGTGGATAACTCGTAGATGTTTTTGCAGGCTTCCCACGCCGTCTCCCCTGCGTCCGTACGTGCTGTAATCTTCTCGACTATGATCCTTTTCTTCAGGTACTTAGTTGGCCAGAACGGAGTACGGATAGCCCCGATCACAGAGTTGTCTGTGAGCATCGCGCAGCAACGTATCCAGTATAGCACGTTCTTAACCTCGGGAGATTCCCAGAATCCTGAGTCTCCTAGAACGTAATACTCCAGCCCCGCGTCCAGCAGAGCTTCCTCGAAAGGTCGTAGAGCTAAGTTGGTTCTCGCTAAGATAGCACACGAGTCAGGGTTGTACTGTGTAATACTCCCCACTACCTCCTGCGCCTCCCTGTAGTCTGTAGAGTACATAGTAACCACCGGCTCCACGCCTATCTCTGAAGACATGCTCCGGAACTTGGTGGATATTTCCGGATACGGATACGCTTGCTTACCAAAATCTACAATACTCTGGGTGCTTCTGTAGTTGTTCCCAAGATATAATTTCGAGGTAGTAGGGAAAAGCTCGTCCATATTCAGGAAATGACCCGCAATCCCCCCACGGAAACCAAACAATGCCTGTCCCGCGTCTCCCACGCACATCAGGTTTTGGTGCTTCTCTGTTAGTAATTGCAGCATCCTCCAATCTAACTCGCAGGCGTCTTGCGCCTCGTCCATCATCACCCATTTATACTGCCACTTAGACCGGATATCCGGGCGGGTCTCTAGTAACTCTACCATGTAGTATATCAGGTCATCAAAGTCTAGGATACCCACTTTTCTCTTTGCTGCCTCGTACGCTTTGTACGCCGCTGCGAAGTCGGGCTTATCCCCCTTGATGATAGCGTCAGTGTATGATACCCGGTTACGCTTCTGGAGACTAACCCAAGTCGTAAACGCCTTGAAGTTAATCTTGTCGCCTATGATCCGGAAGATCATGTTGGCGGCTACGCCGTCCTCGGCTAATATATTATCGGCTAGTTTAAAGGGGAAAGCGTCTGAGTGATCGTAAGCGAAACGCAAAGCCAAAGAATGTAAAGTACAAAAGATATTAGAATCAAGGGTAGGGAATAGCTTACTACTGCGCGTCCTAAGATTCTTTGCCGCTTCGCTGGTGAACGTGACACAGATTATATCCTTCTCTCCCTCGTTGTTAAGACTCCCACAGCGGTGAAGCAGGACGGTTGACTTACCCGATCCTGCGCCAGCCATCACCGCGTAGTTGCCGTTCTTAAGGTTGACTATCTTTTGCTGATCTTCGTCTAACATATCTCTCCGGTGGGGATTCCAGTATCCACCCCACATAACCTTTTGTGTGGATTTCTTTTATGAGTTTCGGGGTGTCCACTACGGCTCTCACCGTCACGAGCTAACCCTAGCGTCTACTATTTAGCTTATTCCGGACGTGATCGGGTCCGATATTCAGCAAACTTCTATTCCGCCACAGAGAAATATTTACTTACTTGCCCGTCAGAGAACTAGAACGCTCCTCGTCTTCGAACTGATTACTCGCTAACCCTGCTGATCCGGCAGCTACTGCTCTAGTTGCATACTGCCCTAAGTTAGCGTATGTGTTTGCAACCGCAGCCGGGTCGCACACGCTATAACTCATGGACTTGGAACCGGAGTATCCCATCGACTGACCCACTGCTACGGCGTCTTGGTTAGCTCCGAGGTAAACGAAATCCCAGTTGTATTTCTCCGTCTGGTGCTTAATCATTTCACGGATTTTATGGTTCGAATACTTCTTGCTGGTATTCTCATACCCGTCTGTGATAGTAACCACAATCACCTTGTCGGGGCGTGCCCATTCAGGGAGATTGGCTAGCTCTTTTCCTAATTCAGTAATTGTCTTTCCTTGGGCGTCCAGAAGTGGAGTCCCGCCTCTCGGTTGGAAGTCTTCGACGGTCAAGGGTTTAATATCCTGAATCGGTTTATCGAGAGTGACTTCGTAACTCAAGTTGTTCGCGGAGTCCGAATCAAACTGAATCAGCTTGAGAGAGATATCCCCTTTGTTTTGTTTTTGCATGGAGATAAACTCGTTCAATCCACTTATCGTAGATTTTCTAGCTAACTCCATACTACCAGATCGGTCTAACACGATCAATATTCTTGTTGCATTTCTCATTGTCCACCTAACACATTCCAAATTGTTGAATAATTGAACCCGTAAATAAACACCAGAATCAAGTACACGACCCAATACACATTCCCGTACTCTCTCCGGATTACATTTCCGAGTCCTCCGATGATAAACAAACTTACCGCGAAAACCGCCCAGTACCAGAAACCAAACATCAATACTCCTGCACCCGGCAAATATCGGTTCTGAAGTGACCCCTGCCTAAATACACATACCGGGTGTACTTCTTAGCTACGCCTTCGTCCTCCCTCCGGTGCCGTTCCCGGAGGAAGTCGTCCCAACTAGGCTGCTTAGAAAGGGATATCGTCATCCGAAACCTCTCCGTGCCCGTCTGCCTGATCCTTGTCCGCGAAGTCAACAATCTCAACTTCGTTCGCAATTACCTTGGGCTTGCTACGCTCCTGACCGGATTGCTTATCCGTCCACTTGTCCTCGGACAACCGGCCAGTAACCACAACACGCTTGCCTTTGGTAACGAGTCTGGCAACAGCTTCCGCAGTCTTACCCCAGACCTCACAGTAAAGCCAGATGGTTTTCTTGTGCTCTCCGTACCCCTCGTCCACTGCTAGCGTAAATCCGGCAACGCTTTTGCCGCCACTTGTTGATCTCAACTCGGGGTCTTTCCCAAGACGACCCGAAACTACGATTGAATTAACCGACATTGTTCTCCTTATTTGCTTTGATAAAAATGAATAAGTTGATCCCACTGAATAAAAGATTGCCAATGAGTAAGCCTATGTCTATGCCGACATTCCCAACGCCCACAAGAAGGTCGTGCGCCAACACAACTGCTAGTAGTAAGTTAAGTAATCCGACTATGCCGTTCCCTATGCTTCGCATTCCTCTCCTTGGTGTTTGGTGTAAGTATGGATGCTACACGCTTTGGCCATTTGAGCGGCCTCGCAGTGTTCTTCATCAACATCCCCAGCTACGATCATAAGGTCGAGAACCGCTGCTAACCCTCCCAGTTCTGTTTCCAAATGCTCTTTGTTGTTTGGTCCGTCCGGGTCTCGCGGCTTCTTAGAGTCGAAACCAAATCTCTTTATCTTACTGACTGCCTGAATAATCTCAGCGCACTCCTCTTGTAAAAGATTTAGTCTTTCCTCCTCAGCTTTGGTCAGCATTAGTCCCCCTTCTTAAACAGCGTCTTGATAGACTCTGCTCCGTCCTTAACGGCGTCCTCAATCTTCTTAATGGTCTGCTCCCACTTATCAGCCGGAACATCGATGCTACGTTTGCCGTCATGCTCTTTATCTAGAAACACTTGCAACTTACGTCTGTCCAACGTCTTAGCTTTCACTAACTCGGCAAGTCTATCCTGAATCTGTTTGTTTCTATCTTGGGTTAGAGGAACAAAATGAATAAGATGATCCGCCACAGCTACTGCTTCTGGGGATAAGTTCTCAGTCGTTCTCACCGGACCGTCGAACTTAGGAATATCATCGTCCGTGATCTCCGGGTTTACCCTGTTTGCCCCGTACTCAAAGCTGGTTGATTTACTGGTAGCCTTCTCTACCTGTGCCACCGTGTTCACCGGCTTGCCGAAAGAAGTCGCTTTCTTGATCTCGTCTGCGGAGGCTACGCTCTCGATAACTCCAATGCCCATTAGAGCTAATGCTCTACCCACCGCTGAGGTAGAAGCGTTCTCTAGAGCCGCTTGTTTGTTAATCAGACCGTCACCCACTACCGCTTGGGAGTAATCCCTAAAATAACGGTGAGGGTTTGACACGTCTGGAACTACTGTGGACTCAATGACTACTCTAGGATCATCGGGTGCTGACACAAGTCTGTTGGTGATGCTTCCGTTTTCGTAGGTTTCATTGAAGAAAAGTATACGGTCCTTGACCATTGTATACTCTTTACCCTTGATGTTAATTGTCGGTAATGCCATTTATTTCCTCTCTAATTACGCTATCATTTCGTTTGTCTTCTGTCAAGTACAATCTTTTTTCAATCTCTGGAATCCAGATTTTATCACACCCCGGCAAAGTTTTGCAATACACCCCGAGGGTGGTGCCGCTTGATAAATGCCCGACCCTAACACCCACGATGCGTTCAGGGATTCCAATTACCGTACACAACTCTGTGATGTTCCCTCTGCGGAATGCGTGGAACCCTTTGTATTCCACCGAATGCTTGTCACAAATCTCCCGGAATCTTACACTTAGAATCTGTGGCCACTCCGGCCTCCCGGTCTTACTCTGGAAAATAAACTCGTTTTGTTTTCTCTTCAGTGTAAGTATCTGATTGTAAAGTCTTTCAGAGATTGTAACTTTCCGGATACTGGAATCTGTCTTCGGTGTATCCTGCACGAACCCCTCGTACACGTTCCTAGTGATGTTGACCTCGTACGGTTTTATATCATCCGGGGTTAAAGCCAATGCTTCCCCTAACCTACAACCAGTCTCTGCCAGTACCATGACCAAAACCTTATCCTGACCAGAGGTTATTTCCATCAGTTTTCGGGCTTCTTCGAACGAGTAAAAATCCTGCTTCGGCTTGATTCGTTTGGGCAGTTTTACCCTTGGCATTACCCAGTCGTCGTCGGCATACTCCATTATACCACGAAACGTACTGAGGTGATGGCGGAGATACTCAGTGCCCATTGTTTCGTTTAACTTACCGATATACCTCTGGATATCTTGGCGCGTTACGCTCTGCACCCGCTTGTGACCGAACTCTTGTATTAGATGTTTGACTATTCTTTTGTTAGACTTAAAGCTGCCGTACTTGTTCAACCCCAAGATTTCATTCACGTAGTTGTCGGCTGCTATGGCGAACAAAGGATTATCCTTCTTCATCTAGCTTTTTCAAACCTTTCTCGTTGATGTGGTCCCCTACCGTATACTTAGGCCCCAGTCCCATCTTCATTATCTGTATGTCATTGTAGTTCTGGGTGATAAGGCTGATTAGCAGGGGGTCTCTGTAAGGATACCTATCTTCGATACCCAGCACGTAGATGGGAGCTTCGATCTTGAACTTACTTCTTAACGCTTCCTCGTGCTCCTTCTCCATGCACACGATCTCGTCTGCCCACTCAATGAGAACGTCATCGACAGGCACGAGGGCAAACTCTTGGTCTGTTCCTGCGGCTCTGGTATTGTAGTTGTAGGGAGGTTGAGATAACACAACGGCAGTGGTAGGCGATCTAAGTATCCCTCCCGAACAAACACATAGAACTCTTTTGAAATCCCCTTGATACTTGTTGGTAACATTACCCAACCTATTCATCTTCGACATTACTTTCTCCTCTCCAAAAGCCACCTAGTTACTTCGTTAGAAACAGGGGAGTTACCGTGCTTATCGGGATGGCACAAAACCAGCATTTTCTTGAGAACATCTTGGGGTAGTTTGTTTTGCTTCGCTTTTTCTAACCCTTTTACATATCCCAATCTCCACCAATCGTGGTTCCTGTTCTCGCGGCAGGTACGGCATAGACATTTTTCTTTAGTTTTAGTGCTGCATTGGTCGCACCTTTTATCCCAAAACATTTACCCATCCTTCCTGTAGTAATCCGTCTCGAAGCCTTCCGCTCCGGTTAGAAACCCTCCGGCCCAACTAATCTTCCTAGTCATACAGTCTACTAGCTCTGGTACCCCTAACGGAGAACCGTTCTCGACCTCTGCCACAATCTCATCGTGGCAGGTTAGGACGATGGGGAAGCCATCACGTTTCGCTTCCAGCATACCATGACCGAGTATGTCCCTGCAAATTGCTTGGACAACGTTCTCGAAAATCTTAGACCCGTGGGTTGTTATATCCTGCCACTGGTGGGTCTTCTGATCTATCCCCTCAATAGTAATCTCAGTAGTCTTGTAGGGTCTACCAGTGCGTAGCGATACCCTCTCTACTTCCCTTACTCTCGGGTTGATGTAGTGTAGTGCTCTACCGGACGGAAGCCAAACACACAACACCCTCCCAATCTTCTCGATGGTAAGGGGGCCGATCTGTACCAGCCCACCGTGCTCGATTACTTCTACTACACACGCATGTAAATCATACCAGAACTTAGGTATCTCGCGGTAGGCATTCCGGTAAACTTGCACAGCTTTCTCTGCGTACTCAGGGAGGAGTTCGATACCCATAGCCGCAGCGTACCCCAACAGACCCGTCTTAACCGTGTTACCATCCTCATCTACATCGATGATGCCGGGAGTAAGGCCGTACCCACACCCTAAGGTAGGGGGCTTGGCGTTAGTACGAGTGGTCTTGTTGCCTGCTTTGTACTCCTTGTATAACTCATCATAGCTGCGGGATGGGTCCATCTGGGCGGCAAAGGATATGTAAGGGCATCTGCCCTGCCTAAACACTTCCATGAGAGGCTGGCAGTCCGCAACCCATGCTGCTCCCCTAGTCTCGATGGCGTTTAAGTCCGCTATAATGAACTTCTTACCCTCAGGAGCGCGGAGCATCGGGCGTATGGCTGAGGCCGCTACGTCGATAGGACTCTTGAACTCCTGCTTAATTCGTTCGTAATTCCCGGCCTTAAGCAAATCCAAGGCAAGATCGAAGTTCGCTTCGACTTCCTTAGACGCCTTCACAAGGTTCTGTACTTGCACGATTCCCGAGGTCCAGCGGCCTGTTCTAGCCGCTCCCATGAAGTTGAACAGCCCACGTATCCTCCGATCATCTTCGACGGCGCTACGGACCGCCTCAAGCTTGCTAACGCTACTCTTACCGAGTTGTAGACGTAGCTCCAACGCTCGTCGGCCCAAAGCGTCTAGAGTACACTCACCTTTTAATGCTCTGTTAACATACTGCTTGTTCAGGGAAGAGAAGGTATACCCATGCTGCCTAGCAAAGAACAGAACGGACTTGTTCGAACGAGGGTTTATTAACCCCGTGATCTCTGTGAACTCCTTCTTTAGCGCGGCAAATTCCCGATCTACGACGATCCCTGCGCCTTCGATCAGCATCTTATCCGTGTATATCCCGTAGTCGTTGATCTCCTCATTGAGCGCGAATAGCTCGTACTCGAAGTCCGGAAGTGGAAACTTTTCTAACCGATACAAGATTTCCCGCATCGCGGCCACGTCGGTCTTGCAGTAGTCACAGAACGCGGCCCACTCTTTCGGGTGGGTGTCCCAGTCCCTGTATGTTGTTGGTTCTAAACCCCATAGCGTTATATCTCCTCCCATCCGTAAAGGAAAAGAGAAGAGGCTTATCATGGATTGTTCTTTAACAAAGAACTCCGTGACCTTCTTGGCCTTGATATCTAGAATCTTGCCGACTTTTTCTAACCTTCCCGGCATAGACATATACCGAGAGCGGATCATCGGGTCTTCCCACCGTTCAGGAGGTATGTTGATTCCTAAATGCCTACGGAAAGCGATTCTCTCGAAGGCGGAGTTCCACGCAACAATGATCTGTAAGTAGTCCTCAAGACCCTGCTTTAACTCCTCTGGAATGGGGCCTTTATGGGTTTCCCAAATCTTAATAGGTTCATCCCCAAAAGCGTAAGCCACCATAAGAAGCTCTGTACTTGTGTGGTTCAGATACTTATAGTGGCCAACGTCTTCAAGGTCTAATTCTGATCTAAATTCTGTGTCTAAATAAAGGTACACTCTTTACCCACCATTATACACCCTCCTCAGTCTCCTGCCCCCACAAGGCTAGCTCTCTCTGCCGTCTTTCCAGCAGCCCCGGCACAACCTTACCACCCGCGTGATCCCACAAAAGAATCTGGGTGGGTATCTGAGACAGCCCGTGCGTTAGTAGCTGATGCAAGGCCCCGACTCCTAGATTGAACCCAAAGTCTATAAGAGCGTCGAACTCGTTCTGGTACAACCCTCCCATAGCCGCATTAAGGTATAGCTCGACGTGAGCAATGTCCTTGAGAAGCAAAGCAGTTGCTTGGTCTTCGGTCAGCCCTGCGGAGAAGTCCTCTCCGGGGATAACCAAATGCCCGTATCCTACCGTTGGTTTTCCGACCACATCGTTGTAAACATGCCCCCGGAACCCCTCATTGTTTTTGATTAAGTTTATCCCAACACTACTTGTTCTCACACGCATGTCCAATTCCGCACATCTGCCACGTACCGTCGGCCTCATACTGTATCCACCTACCAAACGCATCCAACACTATGCGAGGATAACAGTTAGGGGGAGTTGTGAAATGGTACCAATCTTCCGCCGTGGGAGGTGGTGGAGCGGAGGCGACGATAGCCTTGTAGTCCTCGCTAAACTTAAAGCCGTTCTCCCAACCCGGTTTATAATAACCATCGCAAACAGCGGTGCCATTGTCCCGCACATGAACCGCATAGAGTCTTCCCGTACTGGTATAACACTCGTCAGTTCTGAATATCAGGTAGTGTTTTACCAACTGGTCATGGAATACCTCTCGACGAGCCTCTAGCGCGGCTTCCTGTAACTGTATGGAACGCGCCTCAGCAGCTTCATCCGCCGAAAGAACTATCACCTTAGCGGTAGGCTCTACTGACTGTCCCAGCAGCGTAGGGGTCAGAAGTAAAGCGAGGAGTCCAATGTAGAGTTTCATGCTAATCCTTTGAGTGCTTGTAGATATACTTTTCAACTCTCTCTGACGCTTTCCTATACGCTTCTAAGAGCCTTTGAAATGTCTTGTTGTCGATATCAGTACAGTTTAACCCGTTGAGAATATCAAGGCCGTTGACCTCGATCTCTCTCTTAACTTCTTGCAATTTTTCTTTGTTTGTTTTTTCTGTCATATTGGTACGCTAGGAGGGGTTCGAACCCCCGTTGTGAACTTATCAGTGTCGGATTTTAAGTCCGATGCGTTTCAACCAGCTTCGCCACTAGCGCACTGGTGGCCACGGAGGGACTTGAACCCCCATGCTTTCGCGCTTGCTCCTAAGGCAAGTGTGTCTGCCGATTTCACCACGCGGCCTTACCTAAAAAGCTTGATCGTCTCGTACACAAAGTTGGATACTAAAATAACTAACACTACCGTCAAGAACGGATGTGCCGACATAAAGTCTATCATCTATTCACCAATATGATGAACAAAATTAAAAAGGCTATGAGTAGCATTATTCCTCTTTGTCCGGTGTTACGGTTAACTCCCCTATCACAAACCGGGGGAGGGGGTGACTGACGTAGTGCAACACCACGTTGACCAATAACAGGAAAAAACACAAAGCGGAAAACACTGCTTGTGCATACCAGTTTATAGCAACGAAGTATCCGCTGGCAACTGCCAAGATAAAGCAAGGGATGAAATCAAGCAGAGACATTAAACCTCCCCTGCAACAGAGCATACGCCATTGTGGTAAGTACTGTCCAAACAGTAATCGTTAAAAACTTCTCTACCATAAACTCTCCTTACCAACCCATCGATGTACTTGTAGTCCGGCTCTTTCCGGAGCGGGGATGTTTTAGAGGCCGCTTCCACGTCCTCCAGCAACTCTTCTATTTCTTGAGCAACTTCCTTGTAGGGGAGTCTGCCCTTTTTAATATCAAGTAAATGCGGTGCGTTAAACAACGGAAAAGAAATTTCGCCAGTTGATAACAAAGCCAAAGCCTCATGTCCTACCCTTACTGCGTGACTCAAAGCCTTCCAGTCGATCCCATTGTTGGACTCGGCCAGCTTGGCTCTCTTGCCGTACTCCTCGTAGATGCGGGAAAAGATATGGTGCGCTTCCTTGAGAGTGTTCTTATATCCTACCATACGATTGCAGCACTCGAAGTACGTCTCAAACTTTCCGGGAGTGGTTTCCTTGACCACCGTGTGAGAGTGTTCTCCAGCGGGGAACAAACCCAAGTCACCTACTTTAGCCAACGGCCCTTTGAAAGTAATTGCCTCCTCGAAGAAGTCCATAGCCTCTTTAGCCGCTGACACCCTACTACCCTTTATACCATACTTATTGGCCTGAGTGCGACAATACCCCACGAAGGAATAAGACTTCTTAGTGACCAGCCTGTCCTTGTTCGCAACGATTTCTTCCCATATTTCACTTGTAATCAGAGGTTTAGGGACGAACAACATATCGATAGCTACGGTCTGCCCTTCGGCTAGAAGAGATAAATATCTCTGAAGGGAGTAACTTTCGTCATCAGTATCGTCCTTGGTGTTTCTATCCCCTTCTTCCCTCTTCACGACATGGCCGGTACTATCCTGAACCCTCTGAAGTAGAATCTGCTCCGAGGATGGGATATGGATCGACTTAAAATCGTGATCGGAAGCCTCCGTATTAGTACCGTACAGATGACTTCCGAATTCACAGCGATATATGTTTTTCATTTAAAAATCATCCAATGAAGGTACACAAAAAGTACCCACAAATGACGACAGTGGCTGTCCCCGAGAGCACAAACACTACCACTAACGGGATGGCAAAACAAGCGGGAAGGTTAGCACATATCCCCACTAAAAGGGCATTCGCAACCACTGCTAGAAAACTAAGGAGTATCTTTTTCATTTTTATTCCTGCTCGATTACGATGGTTCCCGTTACCTCGATCAGCTTTCCTGTGGCATCGTCCTTAAAGTACCAGCCATCAGACTGCTCCCCTGTTACTACCCAATACACATAAGCAACCAAGGGTAGGAGGAAAAGCTTGGGCACACCCAACAGTAGGCAAAACGCTAACTTAGGCAGTACCCACAAAGTTTCTAGAAGTCTGTCTTTCATTCCCTCACATGCTCCACTGGCCCGTCGTTCGTTGGTTTCTGCCACTCGCGTTGTTTGTTAATTTCCAGTTTCCGGAAAGCTGTGTCTAGAAGGTCGTCTAAAGACATGCCTGCTCTACGTGCCGCATCGAATGTAAGGAAAAGACAATCAGCGATCTCAACCTTAGCTTCCGGAATGTCTTGCTTAATCCAAGACTGCCGTGCTTCCTCGGTTTCCTTCTCTAGATGCTTTAGAGGTCCGAGTGGGCCACGCTCGGTATCGCTACCAAACGTGGCTCGGGACCACTCAGCTTGTTCGTCCCAGAATCTTTGAGTCTTGGACAAGTACCCAAAATCCTCAAAGCTCATGGTTACTGTTTTTTCTACTACTTCTTCAATACCCATTACTTACTGTCCGTAGGGATGTTGAACAACAGTCCCCCCTTATCGCCGTTGGCTACAGTGGTTGGCATGTGTCCATCCCAACGCCAGATAGCGTCGTGCTGGTTCTCCAGAGAAAGCTTCTGGATGATAGCCGGGGTAATGCTAGCTGCTCTGATACGGTTAGCTTCCGCTTCTCCGTTGGCCTCAGTGACCATAGACTTAGCCTTACCTTCAGCAGCGGCCACCTGTTTCGCGGCATCTGCCTGAACCTGAAGGAGTTCGTTCTGCTTCTGGAGAGCGATCTGTTGCGCCTGAATCTTGGCGTTGATGTTTTCGATTACCACCGGAGGAGGACGCGGAGCACCAATCAAGCCAAAGCTATCGACAAAGATACCATAAGACGTGAGAGTTTTGTTAATACATGCCTTACTATCTAGCAGGAAGGCAGTGTTGTCCCCCATGATCTGTGCGATCTCATACTTACCAGCACTGTCGTTCACGCAATTTCTTGCGATGGTACGAAGGTACCCGTTGCTGAAATCGTCCAAATCCCTCTGGAGAAACTTCACATAAAAGGCCGGAACCTTCTCAGGAAGTAGGTAGTAGTTCAGAGAGAAGTCGGCGTTAACCACCATGCTCTCTTTGTTGGTGAACGTAATGCTTTCGTCCTTCGCGTTGCCTTCATCGAGGCTTTTAGTCCACACTACATTCTTCATGTTGGTTGGGTACTCGATCACCGTGGTGCCGAGGGGGTTATAAAACACCCATCCCGTACTCACTGGTGTATCCAGCACACCTTTGTTATCGCCAGCCATGTTGATCTTAATACCGACGTGGCCGGGTCCAATTCTATCTACTCCGCAACCGGCGAGGAAAGTCATTAGGAATCCTGCCAGAGCCAACTTAACGAGGTTCATTATTCTCCTTAAAGAATTTTCTTACTGCGTATTGTATCATTTTGAAGGTTACAAAGCCGTAAAGGAATACCGAGAGTATACCGCCCAAGAAAGTAAAGTCGCTCGGGTAGGTCATAAGCCAGAAGGCCCCTTGTAGGACGTAAAAACCAATTACGACCCACGAGAGACCCGCCAGTATTTTAAGCAAGCTCATTTTTCTCTTTCTCATACTGCTGGATAAAGTCTACCGCAGCTTCCGAGAACCCGTCAATATGAACCCACTTCCCATACCCAACTCCGTTCTGGTATGCGGCCACATTGATGACGTAAGCCTTGGAGCCTTCCTTAGGAGCAGAGAGAGCCTGATGCGACTGTTCATCGGTGAAGATGATGAGTCTGTCGTATCCAACTTTATCTGCTAGTTTCTTAGCAACTTCCGTGTTAGTCCCGCCTCCGTGTTGGCTATGTCTGACAGCATCGCGGAGAGCAAATCCTCTACGGGGAGGAATGCTTCCAGCCGTCGTACCAAACACAATCACTTCGCTGGTTTCGCTGATCTCACGGACCAACATTGCCAGTGCTTGAGCGGCATCGGCTCTGCTGATTTGCGATCTTCCGGAAACGGGAGAACCCATGCTTCCAGAATTGTCCACCAACAGAACGGTCTTGCCGGACAGCTTCTCGTGATCCTTAAGGCTACGATACATGGCCTGTTCCAACTCAGGCTCCAGTTGCGGAGCGTAGTTAGCGGCAGAGATATACCGGAAAGGAAGAACACGTTCGGTCTTCATTTCGGACAAAGCTTTGCGGATGGTATCATCCGGGACTCCCGCCTGTTGCATGTTACGCAAGTTGCGGAGTAGTGCCAAAGCACCCAGCTTCTTCTCTTCGATCAGACGAATGAAAGTCTCTTTCTTATCCGCACCAGCAGACAGATTCGACTCCCAAGTATCCGGAGCAACCAATTTCTTCTCGGCCAACTCGTTCCACAACTCCTGTTGATCGGAGTTCAGAGGACGCGGGTGTACCAAGAACAACACGTCGCGCAGAGAGATAGAGCCTTCCCGGTTCGCGTACTTCGACAGAGAGTACCTGTCAAACTTTTGGAACGCAGCAGCGAGTCCTTTCTTAACCTGATTGGACAAAGGAACTTTCTTGTCCTTCCAGTACAGAGCTAAAAACTCCGCCAGTTCGTCCGGACGCTGGATGATCTTGGTCAGCGTTTCCGCAACCACGGCACGGCATTCCTCGCCGAGTTTGGTATTTTTGTTGCCTGCTCTAACAAGAGTCAGGGCCAAGAACAACGGGATATGGCGCAGTTTACCGTTAGTACGGGTTTCGTATGCCAGATCGGACACGATTTGAGGGCCATTCTTTTTCTTAAGAACTTCCTGAACCGAGTCTTCAACGATCTGGGCAGAGCTAACTCCGTCCAAATAGAAGGTGTCTTCAAACAACATGGATGCTAGAACAACACGACGAAGCTGTTGCTCAGGATTGATACGCGCTGCCGTGGCACCTTCGTGCGTCTTCGGAGCGGGGGTCTTAATTGCAGTATTGGTTTTCATTTCCCTCCAAACATTTCCTCAAGCTTGTTAACTTCGAGGCTTTCTTTTTCCAGTTTACGCCCTATGTTGATACCCCAGTATAGCATGGACAACTGCCCGTTAAACGAGGGAAGATTCTCAAGGATAGCTTTCTGTAAATCCTTTGAGTCATTATGCTTCTTAAGACTGTCCGCTACCTGTTTTCCAGTAATGCCAGCAATACACAATTCGACCATCAACGTCGCGCATACGGGATCGCTAGAAGAAACTTCTTTTACTAACTCTGGGTATGCCGCTCCCACCTGAGCACCAAAGTTACTTTTAGAAAACTCGTGGCTGGCCTTCATTTCATTTTCAAGTAGGTCTTTTATACCCATACTACTCCAGTTCGTGTACTGCGATGACGACGCCAAAAACTTGTATCGCCACGTTTCCAAGCAAAACCAAGAATCCTAATGCTTCTAAAGGACTCGATAGTCCTTGTGGTTTGGACGCTATTGCGGCAACTACTAACGCCACAGCCGACGTAAATGCTAAACAACACTGGGTTATTCTCATATTTCTTAGAACTTAGGTAAGAACAAGCGACACAGATATTTTAGCGTCCTAACCCCTAGACGATCCCGGCACACACCGGGAGTCGGATTCGAACCGACGTTTCTTCATTAGCATTGAAGTAACTGTATCTAACACTATACCTAAAAAATTGGCAACATAATCACGCTCTAGGCGGCAAGCAAATTCGTGGTCACTTTACCGGTTAGAGTCATTCCCGTTTTTGTTCTCTTTAACGACTCCGCCACGACCGGTGAAACCCGTTACCAGATTATAGCAGAGAACGAGCGAAACACCTTGTACTGTTGCTCTACCAACTGAGCTACTATCGAAACCCTGATAGATGGGATTCGAACCCATGACCTACGGTTTGGAAGAAGGAATTGTTTCAACACTACTGCTACTGAATTTTAGTAGGGGCTGGAGATTCGTCGCCAGCGTTGAGTCCGTAACAGGACCCGCAATTCTAATACTCTCTGCCACCCTACAACCTTCGGGGCACGGGAGCTACCCGTATAATGCCCCTGTTTTAGCCACTGTCGCATACCATTGCCTTGTTGCCCCTATATATTCGAAATCAAGGGTTCCCGGGGGTTTGCCGACTCGCGCTCTTGCGAACTAGGCTAATCTTATCTAGGAGAATAAGCGACATACGGTGTTTATCACCAAAGAAGTAACCGTGGTCTTCACTACCTAGAACCTTAAAACATCTAGGAGCACAAGCGACACAGTAACCCTTCTCGAAAGAAGGTGAGGCGTCGAAACCTCTCATAGCCGAAGCTACTTTAACCGAAGTAACTGTATCTACACTACCTAGAACTTCAAATATGGGAAAGAACAAGCGAAACAGAGACTGCCTTTCGGCAATTCATTAAGCATGAGAAGTAACTGTTTCTAACGCTATTCCCAAATCCATTTTAACACGTTTCCAAAACCTTGTCAAGTCTGTCGATCAACTCACAGTTAAAACCACGGTGGTTTGATGTGGGACCCGTGGCCCAGACTCCTACCGGAACTCCTAGAGTGCTTGAAATTTCATCGCCCACTTCTAACGAGGCCCGATCCAAGTGACTAATAGAAAGATAATCCAAACCGCCAACAATGTCAAGTGCTTTTTTGGCTAAATCAAAATCAAATTTACCACACCTAAAAGCACCCTGAAACTCTCCGGTTCCATTATGCGCTTCCTTAAAGGATTTTGTCAAGTCCACGTCTTCCGTTGGGAATGGCCCGTGGCCGTGCCTCGTGAAGTACGATCTGAAGCACCCAATCCTTAATCTATCACTGCATCCGACTTCTGACAAGAGGTTGTCTGCGTTTCCGAAGGTGCAGTTTGTCCAAGTGTTGTGTGGCAGGAATTCCTTCCGCTCATCCAACAGGACGCCCTGAGCGCCTTCAAACAACATTAAGTCACTCGGCTCCAGTTTGTCAACGACTTTTGCGTAACTTCCGAAATCTTTGTAAGCACGGGCCATGTGCTCGAAATCAAAGTCCATATCCGGAATCTTCAGTTCTCTCTGTAGCCTGTCTATCTCGAAACCTAACTGCGAGAACATGAACAATAGCTTCATGTGGATTCTGTTTTCGTCCGCGAAGTCTTCCACTAACAACACTCTATCACCATACCTCAGGCTGAGTTCTCTGGCAACCCCTACACCGACCCCACAACTTCCGTGGGCACCTTCCCGTCTTGCCTTCTCTCTTAACTGATTAAGCCTTTTGTGCATTGGAGTGATGACTACGCACTGTCTGTCTATGGTAACTCGGTTCCAGACCGGAGTATAGGTAGGCAACGCGGCGGCTTCCCTCATCATACTAAACGGGTTAATCAACATGAAACGAGATAAGTGTGTCTTAACAGTAGAGTTAGCTAGCATTCCAGACCCGAACTGGCTGAAAGTGTGATGTACTCCTTGTGGTGTTACTACGTTATGGGCCGTCTGTGGACCGCCATTATACCGAACTATCTGATCCACAGGGAACTTACGACAAAGAGCATCGACTGTCGCGCCTTTGCTCTCGTCGCCGAACGCCATACCCTGAAGCAGGATTGCCTTCACTATTCTATCTCCTCCAACACTGGTCCGTAGTTATTAGGGTCCTCTCCGTCGAAAGGATTCCCGTATCCCTGTTTAATCCAGTCCAGACCTATAGTAGCTAATTCCTTACTGGTGCTTCCTCCGAAGTCCGAGAAGGCGTAGAATAGGTCTCCCAGCATGAACCCCCAAGTATCTTGGTCGTCTCGGGGGTCCTTTCTTTTCTGTAAAGTTAGCCTGCTCATCTTAAAGACTCCTCACTTTCGGCCAATACAATAGCTCTGTATTGGGTAATAACTTCCGATTTGTGCTGGTGCTCTGGATAAACACGTCGAACTTCCCGTGGTCTCCCGGTTGAAGTTTAATCTCTCCCCCTCTAGGAAGGTTGAGCAAATCTCTCGCGGCATCGCCGGAGAAAACTTCTCCTGTTGCCTTGTTACGAATACAGATAAGCTTATAGCTCTGAAGCTTCTCGGGTTTAGTTAACTGGTAGAAGGCTGCTCCAATTATCATTCCCCCGCCGATGTGGTCTTCCACAAAATCTCGCACGGAAGAGTTCTTTCGGACCGACCAAAAAGATACTTGCTTGGTAATTTCTACCAACTCTCTTTCCACTTCTTTAACCGATACTTGGCTAAGATCGGAGTAGAAACTGGTAGTACGTCTTTGCCCACTGGCTCTAGCGGCATAGAATCGCGTCACCGCTTCCTTGGTTCTCTGCGTTGCCTTCTCAAAACCTTGTTTGGTTTGCTCCCATTCGAGGATATTCCCCTCTGGAATCCCAAGTCGAGAAAGGTTATGGCCGTACCCTTGAGGAACGCGAAACACAAATGACCACTTATCGGTGTTCTGCAACTCCTTTATTTTCTTAGAGATACTGTTGCCATTGTAATTCCGGCTTGAGTTTTCCGCTCCATCCGTAATCACCATGATAAGGAATGAAACATCCGGGTCTTCCGCATCTGGAACTTTCGACAACTGCTCAATAAGTTCTCCAACACTATCGAACAAGGGAGTAGAGCCATACGTCTCGTACGAGGTTAGTTTCTTAAGGCTATTCACGCTTGAGTTCTTAACCTCGAACTCAATACCAGTCGCCGCTCTTACCCCGAACTTGATAACACTGACCACAGTGTCAATACCGTGGTCAGTGGCACCCTCTTTAATACTTTCCACATTCGAATTGTAGTCCGAAGTGGCCGTAGTCTTGAGACTACTCATGGAACCGGAATGATCTCTAGCGATTCCTATGTATTGCTTCATACTCTCTTCGCCTTCTTTCCGCCACCCGCTACCGCTAACTCCTCACCCTTCTCAATCTTCTTGAGGGACTTAGAGACTGCCTTAGCGTCCTTGTCGCTCACTCCAACCGCAACGAGGTCAGTAACCAGCGAGGCAGGAGTAGCGCGATCTTCGAACAACCCGATGGTACTTGCGATGACTTCGCAAATAAGACTTGGGTCTTCGAGGGTAATCACGTTGTCTTCCCCGAACAGTTTTTCATACTGAGCACGCGCATCGGGAATGTATCCACCGTGGGGCCAGAGAAGGAACACATTGAAGTTGCGTTGCGCTTCCTCGATGATTTCCTTAACCGGAATATCTGCTTCCAGTGCGTCACCGAAAACATCCTTTACTTCTCCCTTGAGGACAGAAGTAGGAATGCGCTCGTCGGCATACATGAACAGGTATCCTTTTTTACCGCGTTTGTCGATGGAGTCTAGAGAAACCTTTCTAGCAGCCGCGTACAGAATCAACTCATAGCTCTCTTGCGAATTCCCGCCACCGTTCCCAACCAACCAAATCTTTCTAAGATGGTCGTCCGCTCTGTTGTCAGACTCGAACTCAGAAATCTGGATGCTATTGGTGCCTTCCACCTTGTAATCATCGTTAGCCGCGAATGCCACCTGAGCATCCGGAAGATACTTCTTGAGAAGGTCCATCAGAGCCGGAAGCTTCTTCTGAGCCACGACAGCCCTGTTGATATTGCTGCCAGTCACATCGAAGCTAATCAGAACCGGCGTCGAGTTAGGATGTTCCTTGCTATCCCTAGACTCCAGTTTCGAATCTGCCTTCTTGTTGATCCTCAGCGGATCGAGATTCTTGTGAACCTTGGTTGCGCTGCGTGTGTATGCGAAGTCGTCTACTTTGTTGGCCTTACGGTCTGCCGCATTAGACGTGTATGAATGTGTATCCCAACTACCACCGCCCATTATTTCTCCTTTATCTTTCTCTGAATCCCGGTTCGTTCCATCGTTCGACTATGTATGTAGGCGAATTTCTATGCGCCACAGAAAGGAAAGGGTCCCCGTCCTCTTCGGTAGCAGAAACATAGAAGTGAGCTTCCGGAACTGCCTTCATTATCTTCTTCACTGTGAGAAGAACAGGAAGAGGAATAGCTCCGTTATATTTTCTATCTGAGAAACTAACATCTCTCGCGTTTTTGTAATCTTGCGACCAGCCTGCAAGATGCTCTACATCCGAGTCGCGCAACCCTCTCCACTGCCACGTATCTCCGAGTTCCTTATCTAGGTAATTAACAACCTGTGAACCATTGTATACATGAATGTTTTCCTCTTTGAAGCAACAAAGAAGTTTTTGCGATATTACGTCTGCGTTATTTGTAAGTCCAATCTCTTCACAGACTTTGAGGTATTCCTCAAGTTCTAACGAAGAAAGATCGGGTTTTGCCTCGTACGTCTGTGGGTCCGGAACCTTTTCTGGTTCTGGCTTAGGTGGTTCCTCTACTATTACTGTCTCTGGATACTCCGGCTCTTGACTGCCCATGTTTTCTTTTCCCCAACCAAACATTATTTCTCCTCTGGTACTTCGAACTTGCTCCAACTCGGAGGGCCGTATGCGGCCTCTGCCGCTACAACCCACTCGTTAAAAATCTCGTTAGTATTTTTATACCGCTTACTCGGTGTTTTGTCAAGTGCCCTCTCTAAAATCTTCGAGAGAGGGTCTGGAACTTCCCCCAAGAACTGTATCGTCTTCGCCGCCGCGTACACATCCGAAGACGTGGTGAGCTTACGGTCTAAAATCTCCGGGGCGTAAAAAGACTCATACTCCGGCACCAAGGCGCTTAACCTAGTTCTATCTTTACCGACGGAGTAACACCAATCGATTAAACGGATTGTGTGTTTTCTCGCGTCTCGGTCCGGCGTTGCGTTGTCCGGAAACACCATTATATGTGGCGGCAAAACTGCGCCGTGAATCACGCCCAAATTGTGCGCCCATCCCAACAGGATCAAAGTCCGCTTGAACAACCAAACCAGCATTCGCGGGTCAGATTTCACTCTACGCTTAACCTCTTCTAAAGTCAAGAACCCTTGCATCTTATTGATAACGTTGGCGTTGCGCTTAAATCTTCCGGAAATGGAAAAGGAATCTCGGAGCACAGGTATCCCATCCCTCACAGGCGGCATGACTCTGGTTAGAATACCAAGAGCCTCCCTCTCTGCGCGGAGAAGATCGTTATCGTCATGGTTTCTAGCCACCTTGACAAACACGTCCTTCCCCTCGTACAGGTCGCATATACTACCGCTGATGGGAAACTTCGATACCTCGTACGCCCCAATCGTAATCGGGGTCTTCCACCAGACAGTCTTGTTGAGGCCGTAGGTGCCCTCCTTGGCTCTGTCTTCCGCTTCCCTATACAACTGCGTCAGAAGTTCAAACGCCGCCTTAGAGAGGGGATTACCGGGGTTCTGGTCAGGGTGTACGACCTTAGCTAACTGCCGGAACACGGTCTTGGCGGGGGAACCCATCCCGAACACTTCCTCTACCGTCACCGCCGCCAGCAGACGTTTGTGCACAAGTTCAAGTTCTGTCATGACTTAGATTTCTCCTTCAACTCCCGGCAAGCCGCGCATAGAGGGTCGAAAATACCCTTGTGGCAAACCTTCGCATGATTGGCCAGCGCGGAGCCGGATGCGTACGCCCTCTTTTGCCTACGCTTCAATATACTGAAACTTGTATCTGGTTCAAATTTTTCAAACACTACCCTTTTGGGAATCATGAATCCAGTATGACACACAATTTATTTCGAGTCAATTGTTAAAATTGTGTTACAAACTATTGACTTTTGCGAAAAGTCATGCTAAAGTATGTACAGTTAGAAGGAAATCAGAAGGCAAGTAACTCCTCTATAGGATGCTTCGCTCCGCTCAGCGGCTCTATTCGAGTTCGGCTCTGCCTCTCTCAACTATTTTTGTTCTTTCTTAGCTGGAGAAGTGACGGGGGGTTGCAGAACACCCCCCGAACCCCCCGCAGTTAAGATAGTATAATAGCAAATAGTTAAGAGCTTGAGGAGGCCGGGAGGCCGACGATGCTCTCCTTTACTGACGCCGAAAGCGGAGCTTGAGGCATCCTAACTGAGACAAGAGAGTTATGAAAACCATATACTTAATAACCTGCAAAGAAAACGGCAAGAGGTACGTGGGTCAAACCATCATGCCTCTGTACGAAAGATGGAGAATGCACTGTTACTACCGGCCAAACAAGGAGCTTGAGGACGACATTTATCGCTACGGAAAGGAAGCTTTTACCATCGAGGCTTTGTGTGAATGCCCTAGTTTCGAGGCCATGAACAGAGCGGAGAAGTTTTTTATATCTTTTTTAGGAACCCGTAGAAAATCTCTAGGATACAATAGGCACGCTGGGGGAACCCACAGGGGGTACCCCGACACTGGTAAGTATACCAAGGACGAAGTGCGCGGGTTAATAAGGAACATGGCCAAGAATAAATCTCTGAAGCGTTTCATAGACTATGATATTTTTAAAATTCCGGAAGGAGAAAGAATGATCTACGAAAATGTGTTGATTGAAGAGGGGTATCTAAGAAGAAGCGATGTTAGAAAAAAGTAATCCTGAAACAGAACCAAAGAGAACCAAAAAGAAACGTGGGCATTCGTATCCTAATCGGCTGCTCTCCGCATTGGCAGGCATATTGGAGGACCCGGACGCCTCGATTGCGGAGCGTCTACAGGCCGCGAAGCTCTCGCTTGAGGCTATCCCCCTTCGCCCATCCCCTCGTCGCAAGACGGACAAAGAAAAGGCCATTATTGAGGCACTTAAAGGCACAAAAAAACCGGGCGTCTTTAAGGGACACCCGGTGGAGGAACCTCCGAAGGATTAGTTTACTGGGGTTGGTTTGGGGGTTTCTTTATCTGTCATTTTTCGAAGGACGGTAGTCAGAATCTTCTCCGTCGTCTCGTCCACCCCCTGATTATACCACCACCAGTAGTCATCGACAAGCTGAAGCCGAACCTCGTCCGTAAAGTCGGGGTACTTCTTCTTCAACGTCTCTGCTGATTTTTGGCGATACTCTTCCGTTAATTTCCTCATTTTCTTCCCTTCTTTGCTGGTGCCTTCTGGTCCTTCAGAAGCGCGGTTAGTTGAGGGATGCGGGTTTGCACCTTGGAACTAATGGTGCCGTCGATACGAAGACGGGAAAGGGCCTTGAGGGCAGCGATAACCTTTCCGATGTTGGTCTTGGCCTCGTTATACTCATGTGTGAGGTCATTAGGCCACGAATAATGATCCAAGAAGATCAAAGGGTGTTTGTGCTTTGCCAAACTAAGGCCCAACTGCCTTTTTCCTGCCTCCACTGCATCTGGCCATAGGGATTCTCCTGCTTTGACTCTTTTGATAAACTCCTTGGACCCTATCTCGTTGGCCAGACACTGCCCAGCCATGCAGCGTACGGTGCCACAAGGCTCAATATTCCCATATACCTCTTGGTTGTAGAGTCGAGCATGTTTGATGAGATCGTCAGCAAGGCTAAGAATGCCTTCGCGGTTTGCTTTGTTTTTCCTACTCATTTTTTCTCCAATTCGTAAATTTCTGCCACCAGTTACGGTGGGTTAATCTATCCAGTTCGGTTTGTAGATCGTATGCTAGTTTGCGAAGTCTTGCTATTTCTTCCGTTTGTTTTCGGATAGTTTCAACCCGGTCTTCCTTTTCTTTTTGGTAACTACCGGGATTGAACACACTTCGTAAATTGTTACACTCGTTACAAGCCGCTCGGAAAGACGTGTTAAAGTTTCTGGTTGCCGCCTTAGGGATCACATGGTCAACCGTGGCTGCTAATGGATTGGGAGGGAATACATCTAAAGGAGCCATATCCCTCCCGCACCAGAAGCACTTACCACTTTGTCTTATATACAACTGTTCTTTTAGTACAGTTGATACACCCATTTACCCCCTAAACGTTATCCATCGCAGTCTTGATGCTCTTGTTCTGCTCCGCCCACTTGAGGGAGTGTGGTTCAAGCTCCACCCCTAGACGGTAGCACATGACCAGAAGCTGCGGAGCAAACTCCTTAACCATTTCCGGATCACGAGAGCGTTTGAAGTCCTTCGCCATGTCTTCTGCCGCCAGAGCACCGGCCACTTCCGCGAGAATCTTGAACCTTTTCAGCAACTTCGCTGGAGACTTGTCCGAGATATTGCGTTCAGGCTTTCGCGCAGCAACAGCTTCCTTGGCATCGTTTACCTTCAGCTTCTTCCCCTCTTCTGCTTTTTTGGTCAGAAGTTTGTTCTGCTCTGTTGGCTGTAGTTTGGCCAATTGCTGAGCAGCAGAGGTTGAGAATTCTCCTTTTCTCAGTTTTTCCTGAGCTTCGGGGGAGAGTTCCAGAAGCTTCTGTCTATCCTTCACCCATTGAACGGCTGAAGCCAACTTCTTCACGTCACTGGCCGCGCCGGGGAAGTACTTCTTGGCGATTTCCTCCAAACCCTTCCCAAAGCGATTGGTATAAACGCTAATGTTGTAAGCGTCATCCAAAGAGTTTGTGTCTGTCCGGTTCCGGTTTTCAGCCACAGTAATGTCGAGAGCCTCTTCCAAGTCTTTCACTTTACTGTAGTTAAACTTGAGCCGGGTTTTCTTTTCGGGGTCTTTTACTCCCTTATTCAGGAGCATAATCGCCCGGATGCGGCGATGGCCAGCGATAAGTACAGGCCACCCATCTTCATCCTTGTAGCAGACAGCCGGAACCAACTGTTCCCTGTGTTGAATGTCTTCTGCTAACTCCGTCACATCTGTTTCTTCGCTTCTCCCGCTGAGTTCGGGTTTTAGGATCACATTCTCAGGGAGTACGGTGTAGCCTCCATTGGCTGTCCGTTCTACTCCTGCTTCCTCGATGAAACTAACTGACATTATTCCTCCTTGTACAATTTCGGGGGGTTGCTCTCGATGAGATCAGCGAGTCTGCGCTCTAGAGAGGGCGTCCATTTCAACTTTGGAGATTTGCTCATCCTCCTCCTTCGCTTGTCTTGGTGGTCCCGGCAGGACTCGAACCTGCGACCCTCTGCTTAGAAGGCAGATGCTCTAATCCATCTGAGCTACGGGACCACGGTTAGTCGTTCGTGAAAGTTAAAACGATAGTGCCATTTACGGGCAAGTACAAATCTCCGTAGGTCTCCGGCTCGTCGTAAGCAGTGACTCTCCCACTGCTTGAAATAGCGAATACTACGCTATTCGACAATTTAACCACTAACAAGTCGCTTTCAGTGGATTTGAGAAGGACGGGATAATCATAGTCCTTTACCTTTCTCCCCGGCTTAAATTCGTCAGTAGTTGCTTGTGCTTTTACTTTCGCCATTTTTCTCCATTCTTGGTGGGGCCACTAGGACTCGAACCTAGAACCAAGGGATTATGAGTCCCCTGCTCTGCCATTGAGCTATAGCCCCGGTGGTGGGTCATCTGGGGTTTGAACCTAGAACCTCCGCCTTAAAAGGGCGTTGCTCTGCATTGAGCTAATGACCCGTTGTTTACAGATTCTTTGCTTCAGAATTCGTGGTTATGGTGATTTGGTTGTCAATCAAGGGAGTGAAGTAGTCCGATCCCCCGTATTTTCCGAATTGGGCAGAAGGAATGTTAAGGATTCTATCCCAGTCCCTCAATCCTTCGTGGAAACAATACCTTCCCGACACCTTGAGGACTAGAACGCCTTTTGAATCTAAAGCGTACGCCCCGTCCGGAAGGTCCTGCGCCATCACTTGCAGTGGTGGTTTCTTTGTAGTAATCATATTCTCCTCTGACTCTGCGTTTACGGGCTTGTCACCGTCTATGGCCGCATTACGGGGGAGAACCCCCGGAAGATCACAGGTATGTAACCGCAACCTTCGTGTTTTTGGGATTTAGAGTCCTCCGGATTGCCTCGATCTGCTGCTTGATAATTCCGGGGAACTTCTTATTGTACCAAACATACCGATAGGAGTGAAGTTTTTCAATCTCTCCCAACTCAGTATCGCCTCCCCAAGTCGGGGAAACCTCTCCAGTTCCCAACCGAAGGCCCTGAAGTTCAGGGTTGTTGAGAACGGACTTATGTACCAGAAGTACGGATACTTTTGGCTGGTTGGTTCTGGTTTTCTCCTCCACCAGAATAAACGGAGTTTGCCGTGGGGCTTCTCGGAGGATGCGAATATAATCCACATCCTGCTCATTGACTACGAAATGGTACTTGTGTTCAGACATGCTTCTCCTGTGTAAATGCCAAAATCTTCTTTGGTTATGAATTGTGGATGATCTTTGATTCTCTGTATCATCACACTCTCCTGTTGGTTCTCTATCGCTATTTGGGAGGCTATCTTTGCAATTCGGTAAAAGGAGTTATCTCCAGATACCTCAATGATTAAGGAGTCCTCTTCTACGCCCTTCCAGCTTCCCACGGCTGGGATCATGGTATAATCCGGTATGCTGTTTGCTAGCAATATCTCCCGGATTTTCCCCATGTTTTTGTGTTCCGTTGTGATTCGCCACATTTTCACTTTACCTCATCGAGAATTTTTTGTCAACACCGAGATTTTCTCCGGGGGGATAAATCCCTTGTACATGAATCCAGTTCCTTTACCGCTGTCGAAGTGAGGATCAGGCTTGAGGAAGATTTTACTCTCGACCTCAATACGAAGAATTACGGGCTTCGCGGTTTTCACCACAGGAGCGTCCTCGTCCTTCTTGAACCCTATAAAACTCAATACGAAGGGGTCCGGTTTAGCGGTGAAAAGAAACTTTCCTCCTCTGTCTGTTTTCAGGTAACTGGCCCTTGCGTCAGCCATCATCTGTGCGTCTGCTTTCTTGGTGGTAAGGTAGACTACCCCTTGTTCTTCAGTAGAAACGATGGTGTCGCCGGAGGGCCATTTGGCTTTCCACACGTTATCAGGATTTGGCTTCAACCCCTCCTTGAGGATACTCGGAAGGTATACGTCGGCAGTGCCGTGGTAAAGAATCATGTTTCCTCCTAGTTCATGTATTTGGGTGAAAAGTCTTCAACACCGTCTTCCATCGCCAGCATGATTTCTTCTTCGGTGGTAGGCTCCATTTTCAGAAACTCTAATGGAAGCCACCCGGCTCTTGCTCCGTCTCCGGGGTCCGCCCAAATAGAAGGAACCGGGGTTATTTTCCCACTTTTCTTGTTTTGCAGGAAGTGGATGGACATTCTGGTTGGGTCCACTTGGTATACAGTCCCCAAAGGAATTTCGTCCTTGATTCCGGGTACATCACCCAGACTCTCCTTCTTAATGAGCGTTGCTTTCATTCGTCTCTCCTTCGATGAGTAGAAGTTCTTTGGGAAACCACCCTTTTTCCGATTCTGGAGAAATAATCATGACCATAGGAACGTCAACCGTGATACGATCCCTGTCGTTTCTCATCCTCCAAGTTAGAATCTGGGATAAGTCTATCTCAAACTCCGTACCTAAGGGTGTCTCCCTCGTGACATTTACCGCCCCAAACTTTGTGTCGTACCCAATGAGTACTGCCTTCATTAGTTGTCCTCCAGTCTGAGCGCGGAGAGAGGGAACCATCCCCAGCTTCCGTCATCTTGTTTGGTTAAAATCAATTGAAATGTGGTGATCTTCCCATCCACTTCCACTTCAGCATCCCGAATGCTTTCTGGTTGAACTTCGTAAACAAACCCGATAGGAACATGGGAAGCGATGGTTCCGATATCTCCCAAGTCCTTATTGACCAGAATTGCTTTGCTTATTACCATGCTTCTCCTCAGAAAATTGGGTTAGGAACAACTTCCGTGTATGAGATATCCTTGATTCCTTTGTCGCTCAAAGCATCCCATTGATCGGCTAGCTGCTCATTGTAGTCGTCGGCCTGTTTGGTAACGTCCCCCACACAGGTTTTTACGAAGAAATCACACTCAACATGGGCACCGTTCTCCGTAAATTGGAATGTGCCCATCTTGATTTCGCAGTTCTCATTAGGTTCTACGAATTCGAGTCTCATGTTCTCTCCTAAAAGGTGAAAGTTACTGTTGTTCCCTCTGGAAGAAGTTCAACTTCCCAAGTTGAAATTGCGTCTAGGCGTATGGATTCAAAATCATTACCCGCCACCCATACCCTAATTACTTCGCCTGTTGACGTTGAGGATCGGGTTCGAAAGATATACAAATCCGAGCCAACAACTTTTGCGATGCGGCCACGGGGTATTTGATCCCCCTTTATGGCTACACTTTCGTTCTTCGATATTTCGATTTTCATGTTCTCTCCTAGAGATTGGTAGGTGCTCAGACTCGCCGCGTGAAGGCTCTCTGTGAGTCCAACCGGGGTTTCCCCCGGCAGGTTATTCGATCCTACGGGAAACAATTGCTTCCAAACAAGGAACGATGGTGATTTCGAAGCAGTGCTTAAATGCTTCGCTGTGGAGTACCGTCCCGAGTATAAGGGATACTCCTGCTACTGTTACTGCAACCTCTAAGCGACGGACGCTCAGACGATGTACGATCACAGGAACCGGGGGGATGATCTTCTTCATCGCTCTCCTTTCTGTAAAAGATTTCAGTGAGAGTGGTTTCCACCCTGAAGGGTTTGTAAAAATCGTCGGGAAGATTTAATGAAGCCTCTTCCCAAGCCTTGCTGGGACCTTCTGAACTTTCGCCCAACAATACACCATCGCCATAAACTCTGAAAGTATTGTCCTCCCTCATACACACTGCGTTGTAGATTCTGGTAACTAAAGTTTCTGGAGTCAGTACCTCATACCCCAGTACGCTCTCCGCTAAGCTTTTTGCTTCCAGTAACGTCATGTATCCTTCTCACGCTGGTAAATCGCGTATGTTCTGTTACGTTCTCTCTGAAGATAATATTCACTTCCTCAGAGGTAACTCGTTCAAATACTATGATTTCGTCCTCTTTGCTGAACCTAGCCTCGTACAGCATACGCTTCCTCCACGGTTACTCGGCCTTTGTCTACCTCGTTGGCGTCTTCATCGGGCTTAATCGTGTAGATACCGATCATATTCCCTCTGATAGTGCCGTCTACGGTAAGTACCTTGTCTACCGCCACAACAGATTGAGCGTGAGGGTTTGGGGGAGGAACAGGCTCTTGTAACCAGCTTTCTTCGTTTGCCCAAACAGTTGTTGACCTATCCAACGCGGGGACTTGCTCGATGTACCCTTGAACCGCCTTCTGAAGCTCGTCCAGTTGGAACCTAACTCCATCCTTCGGCTTTACCAAAACCACCTGCGAATCGGTAAAGTAAATCGTTCCTCGTTGGCGTCTCACAGCTTAATCAATCTCTTTTCTGTCCGGATGACGATCTCTTCCACCCGAACCTTCTTGAGACTTTGAAAGTCTCCCGCGATCTTCGCCACTTCGTCCATGCTGGCGGGTTTGTGGTCCACGGTGTATGTGTGGATGTATTCATCATCCACCAGTCCGTGAATCTGCCCTTGAACGTGTACGTCGTACCTCTTCGTTTCGGTAATCATGCTTTCTCTTTGACCTCGTAACCTTTCCGGAAGTGGATAACCCCTTCCGCTTTTCTAACTGCTTCGAAAATGTCTTTCGCCTCGACTACTACACTGCGCGTCCAGCTTTCCAAAACGAATTTCTTCACAGTCCTTCGTCCTCCTCTTCCACAAAATCCCACGGAGTCATGGGGGTAAACTCTCTAGGAGCCGTGGCCAAGATATCCTCTACGGACATTCTTCCCTCAACGGCTTCGAGGTAATGGAACTCCGCAACCCAGTTGCGTTTGGAATTCTTATAAGTCATCCCACGCGCAATCTCTTTGCCCGATATCAAACTCTCAGGATCATACCAATTGCCCATGCTCCTGCGAATATTGAAGTTGTCATTCGTGAACTTATCTGCGAAACCGACTCCAGCGAACATTACTCCCTCACATAATCCTTAACTGGGATGTGATGAATACCGCCCAATGAATTTGCGAAGGTTTTAGCCGACGCAAGATTAGGCTCATCCCCAATCCAGCTAACATTTTGGTTTTTCTGCTTGATGAAAACGGACACGTATTGAGGGTTGAAGTTATCCTCAATAGAATGAGAATACTCGGCACCCTTATAAACATCACGAGAGCCGCGCAACTCCAGACCAACGACTGAGGACCAATCGAGGTCTTGGAGATTCAGATGGATTTCTTGAACGGGGTCCATACCCCCTCCAGTTTCGGATTTCCGCCCAACGTCGCCGTTGCGCCGATGACAAAAATTTATAGCGCCGGAAAAAAATTGTCAAGAAAATTTTTAAAATCTTTATTTTCAACAATTTGCAAAAGCTCGAAGAAAAGTTTTCCACACGGTCGCCCATATATAGTGCGAAAAATTTTTTGCCGCCGCCGAAAAAAATTGTGTCTCCCGCTCAGTACGGGGGGAGCACCTAAACGGCATGGCTCTTTGCGCGACTCTGCCGCCGAGAGCAACAGACATACGACCAGTGACGTACCTAGAGCCTATACACCCGAGTCTCCAGCCTCTTTTTTCGAATGTCGAGCGTCGAGTGTCGAGCGTCGCGCCGTAAACTGTTGAAAACAAACGATTTACGCACATTTTCTTCAAAGTGAGCACAATTGACCGGACGGCGAAAATCGAAAAATATAAAGTGGAGAACAGTTCGGAAAAACTTTCCGGGCTAGTGGTAGGCTACCATTCGACTATAGCCCAAAACCCGCAACAAAGGAGCAATAAAATGGCGCAGATCGTATCAGCAACCGTAAAGGAAAATGGAAACTTCGTTATCGAGTTCAAACCATTGGATAGCCAGCGTGCCAGCAAGTCCGGAGACACCGTTCAGGTTGCCGGGACAAATGGGTGGGCTGAGCCTTTGGTTAACCTTACTGGACAAGACCCCGAAGGTCGTTCCGTTCCTCTCACGGCTGCAATTCAGGTTCGCTACCGCAACCCGTACAAGACGGGAAGCTCCTCGCCGACCAAGAAGAGTCAGCCAGTTACCGCTGAACTCCTGAAGAAGAAGGCCCAAACCTCAATGGGCAAAACCGCTTAACGGTGCGAAAGGAGATGTATGGGACAGATAGTAGCCTTCGCACGAAACGAACAAGGCAACTTCGTTCTAGAAGTCAAGCCTAGTATGATTAGGAATTCTCGCGTCAAGACTGTTCAGGTCGCGGGAACAAGCTGGTACGAGCCTTTACCGGGCTTGTATGACAAAGACCCCGATGGAAACGATGTGCCTCTAATGGCAAACGTCTCTATTCGGTACCCGTCTAACTACCATAGCGGGTTGTTTGTAGTCCCGGCTCGTAGAGACAACTCAATTCCTTCTGTGCCCTTTAAGTAACTTCCTTTTAAACCCTTGCCCCAGCTTCGGCTGGGGTTTTTTTTGGTCCTTTTATTCCGCTCCGCGACCCCTCGCCAGATGCCATTTCCCGGCGAGATAAATCGATTTACCTACTCGACACCGCACGCGGCGTGGACCCCAGCAAGCCGGAAAACTAGTAAAGCGATTTACCTTTTAAAGACAAAAAAATCCCCCAGCCCGAAGGCTGAGGGACTCTTTTACCCGCTGTCTGGTAGATTACTTTTTGGTAAGGCGATATGTGCGGTACGCCGACACGATAGCGTCTTGTATCGCACTAACGCCGACAAGGGACAGGACAACTAAAAACCCCAAAAGCACGATGGGAACGTACATAAAATCCCTCCTCCTTATACTACTTGATTGCTTCCGAGGTGCGCCCTGATTCCCGTTGTTTGGTGGTATGCTCTCTTCCACATATTTCCGTTGTTACTGTTCGGGGACTTCTTAGGAGGAGGACTGTGCTTTACCCCCAGCGGAGTCTTGTTGGGGAGGAGCCTGTACTCTCCCGGTTCAAAAGATTTAGCTCCCCCTCGATCAAACGAAACCACTTCTCTTGATACGGATTGGGGAACGGAGTATCTGGTTGCCGTGTTTCCCCTAACCATGTAGGCAGTGCTGACGCCGAACAAAACCCCATCTGGATTGAACTTCCTCTTGCAAGCTACAGCCATTGCACACGCTTTGTGGTTTTTGACTTTCGCGGAAGAGGCGTCCTGTTTAGTCACTTCTACTCGAAGACCCCTCTTGGCGTTGACCACGTTAGTAACCTGCGGAAAGAGCTTTTGCAAATTCTGTACCGCTGTTGGCATGTCTTCTCCTTAAGTTTCCGCCGTGGTTGGACTCCCCCCGGTACGGCGGCTACGGGGAAACTACTAGAGTTTGTCTGCGGCTTTGCGTAAATCTTCTGAAGTCAAGGGCTTGCCTGTCTTACCCCTCTTCTTCTTTGAGCTAAACGGGTTGATATACCTGATATCAACCGTCCCTCTTAACTGCTGTAGGTTGCCATCCGGGTCTTCGATGGTAAGACCGGGCAGAATCTCAGCCCAGCCAACCGTACCCGCCACATGGATATTAGCTCCTGTCTCGCTCACAGAGTGCTCGGGTAGGGGCTTAACTTCCAGAACGTAGTTTCCTTTCTCATTCTTCTTCGCTGATACGATCTGACCCACCACAGCCTCCGGGTTAGTAAGAGATACTTTCGTGTTCCCAGTGATCTCTGATGTACTGGGGAAGGTCGTAATATGTCCTCTCTGCCCACGTCTCCCTAAACCCGTGGGCAAGTAACCAGCCTTTCCTGTTTCTGTCGTTTGTGCGTGTCCAAAGGTCATTTGGCAACACTCTCCTCCTTCGGTATTAGATGCTGCTCGATCAAATCCGCGATGCCATCGAAAGACACCTTGTCTTTATCGTTCGCATAACTGAGGGAACGCTCTCCGACAAGGGGGTTAGAGTCATCTAGCCCAGCCCACTGCATTACTTGGTCGGGGAGGTAGCTAGGATTGTTTTCGTACCGGGCCTGACTACTAGCCGAATCAAACGTAGCAGGAGCAATGGCCCCGGCCTTCACAGCCAACTCGCACAGAACCCCGAGACAGCAGTACCTAAAAGGGTTTTCGGGAGTTCCCATTCCAATTCGCAAGGCTCTCATCCCCTGTAAATACTCCCCGCCTCGTAGTGCCTCCACCCACTTCTTGCCCACTTCTGTTTTCATGTTTCATCCTTTCAAGGTCAGCCTTGGTTTGGGCTATCAGAGCGGACACATGATCCGGCCCTAACAGCGTTTGAAGGAGGCTCTGCCCCACATCGTAGGTTTTCTTCCTCTCCTTCACTTCCCCTCCCAGTCCCATAACGCTTCCATCGCACAGTTAAGCCCAGTAGATACAAACGTACCCACAATCTGCACTACCGCGAACGGCAAGAGGATTGCCGTGAAGACAGTTCCCACTACCCACACAACCACGCTTTTCAAGTTACCTCCTGCTGAGTAAACCGAGGATAATGACCAAGGATACAGTTACTATAAAAGCACCAGTATCCCAACTATCGTCGCAATCTGCCGGTTCGTAGTTCTCCGGCAGGTCGGACAAATGGTATCGAAACAACGAGAGAACGTCTCGGATTGTCATAAACTATCCAGCACAGTCTCCGCTGCTCTCATGATGATGGAGGGAACCAAGTCATGCAGCCTGAACAACATACCGGGCAGGACAATCGCATTCTTATCCCCCCGAGAAGCAGCGCAGGCCCCAAAACAGTAGTAACCCTTCAACCTCTCCCCTTCGCTGTCGATAACTTCCCCATCGTAATCAAGGACGGGGCCGTAGTAGCTACTTGAGACCCCGAGAGCACTGACAGTCGAATTCCTGTATCCAATCAGGCAGAAAAGCTTGTCTGCCTTGATATACTTGGAGATACGACGGGGGCGGGTCTGGTATAAGACGCAACCGGTACTACTTTTATCCCAGTGAACTACATCTGAGATAATCTTACCGTTTCTCAAAGCTCTATAGTAGTCAGAGCGAGAGTCCGGTAAATCACCTTGGAAAGAGGTGAGGTTTGGGAGGCTTAAATCCCTGAAAACACGATACTTGCCATGTTTTGTCGTTATCGTGTCATTCGGGTTCCGGACGCTCTCCTCGGGGTAATGAGTAAGGATTCGGTAATCGCAATCCGATCCTTTGTCCTGTAGGACGTGGATTTGACGAAGCATTTCTGCTGTGGAGTTGCCTAGCCCGATGAATATAAACATCTGTCGATGCTCCTCTCCGGCTTTAAGCTCCCGCTGCCAACGCTCCCCGCACGAAGTCGCAGTAGCATTGGTAATCATTTTTAACGGGTCGTGAGGGGATTTGGGTGTGCCAATCCCAGAACAGTTAATCACGATGCTAGCCTCATAAACAGACTCGTTGTCGTAATGCACCAAATACCCGTCGCCAGACTTTTTAACACCTTTGACGTTGTACTTACTTATGCCGGGAGCTAGGTTCTCCAAGAGATTCTTAACGTGATTCCCCGGCCCCGGAGCCTTGTCGAGAGTGTTGCCTAACACGCTAAGCACCTTAGGGTTGTTTCTAGAACGCTTGTAGACGTTCTCTTGTTGCCACAACCCCAACGAGTGTGCTTTCTCGAATATCATGGGGCTAAAACCATGAAAGGTTAAGGCTCTCTGGAGTATGATGCCAGCAGCCCCATGCCCGATTATCGCAATTTTCGTCTTCCGGAGGACGTTGGGAATGCTAAAATCTACATGGCCCGAGAAGAAATTGTTACACGCCCCTTGCCCGAATTCGGTGCCATTTGGATGAATTCCCCCGACCAGCGACAAAGCCATATCAATGCGCTTGTTCTGTGCCTCGTCGCCTGTGTAGTTCTCAAATTCAGGGGTATCCCTTACTCGATAATTCCTTAACAGAAAATTACAGACGTACTGTAGCTCGTTAGGCTCCATCCCGTAATCGTGTCGGCCCAGAACATACTTGGTGATGATATACCCCATCAGCCCCGCTCTGGACAATCCAATTACTGCTCTTGGGGAAAAATCCTTTCCTGTTATCCAACCAGACAGAATGTTCTCTGCCGAAGAAGCAAAACCGGGGAGAGATTTCAACCCATAGGACTTCAAATGCTCAACTGCTGTCGTCATCCTATTCTCCTTTTCGATGTAGTTGGTTAAGGTGGGGAGAGAGAAAACGATGCAAACAGTTTTCTCCACAAACTGCGGGACGGTTTTTGTATTCGTCAGAGTAGGCGAGGATGGTAAGGACTCCTCCTCCTATTACGACGGTAAACCATCCGTTAGATTCTCCGTGGTAGATTTCGCAAACATCACACTTAACACTCTCAGGTATTAGCACGAACCTCCATTCATTCGACGATACACGAAAAGTTTTCCACAGTCAAGAAAATTTTTTTCGTACTACGAGTCAGTAATGAGTACTCCTTGACGACAGTTGGGGCCTTTGCAGACAGCAGTAACTTGTATCTTCTTACCGTGTCTGCGGATTGTCCGGTACACCCATCCCTTTCCTTTGCACTTGAGACACATCATCTTCTCCTCCGACAGTTGATTAGTACGCAAACTCCACCAAACAGGAGTAGGACGGTTACATCAACCGCCCCAGCCTGTAGCCAACTAACTACGTTGCTCACCTAGTTTTAGAGCCTCCCTCTCGGCTTCCCCTCGGCTAGAGATAAGAGGGTTGTTGACAAAATACTCCGCTCCTCTCCCTGTTCTGAATGGACCTACCACAGCGTCGTACTGCGGATGGGTCTGCTTGGTTGGCATGTGGTGGGAGGTAAACTTCTCCCTCTGGGAGTCTCGCAACCCCACGTAAGCACGCTTCTTAAGTCGTTGCGTCATTATTTCTCCTTTACCGCGAATTGTTCGCAATAAATGATAGCTACGTCCCCATTCCGTTCAGGCAGATGGAAACTAACATACCCGTTATCGCATGGTGGAAGTTGTACGGCGATTGTCCACTCCCCCGCCGCTGCTTGTGGGTCCTGAGTATGGAATTTAGCAGAGAAGAAAAATTCCTCCAACCCCGCTCCCAACACTAACCCCACGACGATGATGAGGATATTCTTCATCATCCCTTCACCACCCATTCCAACGTCAGCCATACAAACATGCCTAGCACGAAAAGATGGAAGATTGCTCTACCAGTCCTATCAAGATAGGCGTTGTGGCTGAAGTTATCGAGTGCGGCTATTACACCCATAGCCATTAACACATGGTAAACCCGTTCGAGCATTGTTCCTCCGGTTCCGGAAATCAGGGTTTGTCATTACTTCCCCTCCTTCTTGGCTTGAGCAACGGCACGGCGTCGGGACATTTCTGCCGAACGTGCCGCCTTAGTTGGAAATTTCTTCTGCCAGAAAGCTCTCTGCTTGCTTCTGGTACGAATGCTCTTTACTGACCGTGGACCACCGCTTGATGCGCGGCTATCCACCGTAGCCTTCGATAAGAGCTTTCGATTGATCTTGGTGGGCGTTTCTGGCATGTCGGGCACTCGATTGCTAACCCGCTGCCTGCTGGACTGAACAACCCTACCCAAGCCTTCGGTAAGTAGGTCTGGAGAGACACCGACACCGTGAGCGAAACTCTCCGCCTTGGCTTGGACATACCCTTGGAACCATGCGATTGCTTCATTCATCTTCTCCTTCATTACTTCCTCCTACAGCTTGTAGTGCAAGATGTTATTGTTTTTGGGAGTCCAACCACACTTGGGTTGCTCCCAATTCGCCTTATTCTCTCTGATATCCTCTTTCCTCTCCCGGTAGTCCTCCACCTCTACCGGGGAGTTCGACTCGTGGTGAGCGTGTAACGTGATATTCTTCATCACTTCTCCTTCGGGTGATCGCAGGATACAACAAAAGGCTCGATCACTGGTTGATCTGGCTGTTTGAGGTGCATCACCATCATATCCTCACAGACGGTGCCATAAACAGATACTTGCCATCTACCGTCAGCTTGTTCGCGGTAAATGAGTTGTATCTTATCCTTACTGCTTCCCCGCTCTGCCCTCGGCATGGCTTCAGTCAGACAGAACAGGAGTAACAACAAGGCGAGAAACCAAAGCCTATTTCTTAGCTTTGACACGTTTTGCCTCCACTTGGTAGTGTCGTTTGATGAAGGTTAAAAGGACCTTTGGGTTGCTGTTCCTTAAGTCAAGGTCCCAGTATACGTTGCGAAACTTATAGAAGTTGTCGTCTCCTCCCCATTTTGCGTGTTCGGCGGGTTCGCCATCCACAGCCATTTCGAAGATGAACCATAGCAGCCATCCGGGGTTAGGGCATGTGCGCCAAATGGTTCTTAAGTCCTTTCCTTTCTGCCACTCCGTTGCAGACCAGCAAGCGGAACGACGCCTAATAAACGCCTGCACCTTGGCGGCACTCATGTTTTTCACAATCACTCTTTTGAGTCCCACAGCCACTCCTATGCTCTGCGATAGTGGTAGTTATCCTTCCAAGGTATATCCGAAGGATGGATAAGTCTCTCAGACGGCACTCTTATGGTATTAAGCTCTCGCCTAATGCCGATAAAAAGAACGTACTGAGCGATTAAGAACAAGAAAAACACCAATAAGGCAGTGTTTCTCAGGGTATCGCTGGTCATGTTACCTCCATTCGTAAGTCATTGATTCGTCGAAACTTTCATCCGTGAGGGAGATTCGGAATCCTTCCTCATTTGAGTAAATCCAACTTGCTCTAGGCCAGTAAAGCCAACTCCCACCGGAGAACTGCACTCCGTTGGTTTGCACTTTAACAACTTCCCGTACCCCGCTAACTCTCTCAGATAAAACGGGGTACCAAGAATGACTGACCATCTGGATTTTCTGTCCTACCTGCATCCTTCGTTTGACGCTGGATAGAGACATTAGTCTTCCAACTCATTTATCGTACCATTGTCGTTGGTTCTGGTACGAAGCATGTTGATGTATACCGCAATCTGTCCCTTGGCATCCGCTGCGTCGTATGCCCGTGCTAAATCTTCGGGCCATTGGGATACAGCATCGAAAATTTGAGGCAGTTGGGAGAAGGTTGTAACTCCCAGAAGTTTCTTACCCGCCTCTATGCAAAGCCGCGCAAAAGAGGACTTGCTGGAACTGTCCAAGGCATAAAGGAATGCTCCGTCTCCCATCTCTATCAGAAGGGAAAAACCTGCGGCACAAAGCTGAGTACCACAGTCTGTTTTTGACGCCCAAACCCGCTGGTTGTAGAAGTACTTACCATTCGCCAGCATGATTGCTTCGAGTTTGTCAATTCCTTCTTTGTTCAGCATGGTTCTCCTCCTTGTGCTCTTGATACTCGTGCCTACAATTCCAACATACTCCACCCGGTTTGGTATGTCCTTCGAAGGTATTGCAGACACTCTTGGCGGGTTTCCCTACTCCCGCCGCCGACTCATCCCAACTCACTCTCCCGTCTCTGCCATGTGCCTTACACGGGCAATGGCCAGCTTTTTGCCTTGTTCGTAACTAATGGCCAGCTTTTTGCCTTGTTCGTAACTAAAGTCCAGTTGGAACTGGAATTCCTTCGGCCAGCCAGACCTATAAAACAGAGCCTGCTGCTGGTCGTATGTCAACCCGAGTAGTCTAGCGGCTCTGTCCGCGATATCAAGAGTCCTGATCTGCTTTTTCTCCGCTCTCGCCTTTTCAGTAACACAGTAACCATTGGCTATAACGGCCCATCCCGCAAGACACGCTGTTGTACCGCAAGTATGTAGCATGTCTTCCTGAGTGGCACATTCTTTCTCCAAGTCGCCCAAGTTTGCCCATGATCCCATGCACACCTTATTAGCCGGGACTATTTCGAGAAAGTCCGCGAGTTTCAACAACTGCTTCTTGTTTGCCATTTCCCCTCCTAAATAGGTTGATTTCCGTTGTCGTTGGGGTCGTAAGTACCGAACCCATCAGGTTGAGAGACACTTTCCGGTTCCGGATGGAGGTTTGCCCGGATAAGTTCTGCTATATCCGGAAACTTCATGCCATTGTCGTTCAGGTATCCCAAGGTATGACCCGTGCTTGACATTTGAGGGTTTGCGCCAACACCCGCCCACCACGCCACCTCGCGTGGAAGGGTTTTAGTCTCCCCCACATACACTGTGACTTTATCGGCGCTACCGAGGGAAGGCTTCCCCGGCACGATAACCCCGGCTTTGACTGCCAACTCACACAGCACGCCTAAGCAGCAGTACTTATCTTCATGTCGAAGATAGAATTTCCCTTGTTTGTACTCCCCGGATAGCAACGCTGCTACCCACGCCTTAACAATCTCTGCTGGTCTGGAATCTGTCGTTAGCTCCATTCTTTCTCCAAGTAGTCCGCAATCTGTTCGAACGACTGAGGATTCTCTGTCCTGTCGTTCATGTTAATGAGTACAGAGGTGGGAAAATACCCATACCTGAGACCCTCGGTCAGCCAGTTTCTCACCTTACGGGGAAGAATACAAATGTTCTTGGCATCGACATAGTTATCATCCCCGTAATAGTAGACGGTAATGGTTTTCCCATCTACCTCCATAGCCAGAGAATCCGGAGGAGGAATAACTTTCTCCTTCACGGCCAACTCGCAGAGCACACCTAAACAGCAATAGGTATGCTTCCCTCCCGACTCCGAATGAAGACGGGTCTTACCTTGCGCGTAATTTCCACTCCGCAAGGCTTTAATCCACTCTTTCAATACCGGAACTTCCATCCTTCGCCCTCCTTAGTCGTCGGTAAATCGTTTTGCAAGTACAATCTACGACGTTGTTATTCCCCTTGCCGAGACATGCAGGATTAGTTTCTGGGATTTCTTCCTCCACGGTGGGGAGACTTTCACTTATGATCTGTTCGATGGACTGTCTAACGTCTTTCTGCTTGTCCATCCAAATAGTCAGTTCCGCTATTTGGTGGTACGGAAGATGACCCAAACAATCAGCTAAAAACTCCGGAACCATATTCCTCCTAACTGCGCTCTCTAGGATGCACCTTGTCTGACCAAGCAAGGGTTAAAGGACTATCACCCTCCAAGATGCATCCTAGACAGAGCACTTAAGCTCTGCCTTGAAACTATGCCGCTGGAGCCAATTGAGGCATCAGTGACACAGCTTCCAGTGTGAACTGCAACTTCTCGGCGTCCGTCAGAGACTTCCAGAACTCGTTCATCTCTGTCATCCCAGCCGATTTAGTGCTACCGGCCTCGATGAACTTCTTGACGATAACCACCGATCCTTTGGTAATTTCTGCCATTCTTTCCTCCTTCTTCTGGTTAACTGCGTTAAGTCAGGGGAATACGAGGGTTTACAGGGTCTTCTCGTACTCCTTCTCATCCCAGACTTCGATGTAGTACTGTTCGTTGCCTGCGTAAACAACTAGAAAGGGGTCAGGCTCCCGCACAATCCAGTTCTCTGTGTGTTTTTCGAGTTGATCGACTTGGAATCTGGCCTCGGGGTAGGCCGCAGCAATCTGTACCATCTTGTTCAGGGCGAACTCAGGTATAGTGCCTTGGTAATCCTGTATGGTATACCTACGCCAAGAGATTTTGGATCGTTTTCCTCGTGAATCTTCGCCGACCAGCATTACCCACCCAATTATCTGACACAGGACGATGGCCACGCCTGTCAGAATGGTGAGAGTGATGCCCAGAGGCACAAGGATGTGATGGGAGGCAAGACCGGAGAAGGGTGCAGCGTCGTAGGTTAAGTCGCTCAATTGAATGGATTTGGCCATGAGGGGAGCCAACAGGAAACTCAGCACGAGCAAGCGAACAGCCCACACCTTACCAGACCACCAACCAATCTTCTCTTTGCTGGCCTTGTAGGTGTCCACACTACCCGACGTGAATGGACGGATATCCAAGTCTCGTAGAGTAGTTAACAGGTTACTCCCTGTCGCCTGCTTCAGTTTGTGGTATCCAAGTGCGGAAGCCTTTTCTCCCAACACTCGTCTACCTTCGTTTATATCGGCAAAGCTCACCAATTGCAGTGTGCTCATACTTCCTCCGTAGTCGCCCCTGAATCGGGCGATTGAGCCGACGATACGCCGCAAAAAAGCCTTTGTCAACAAAAATTTTTTCAGCAAGTAAATCGATTTTCTAACGGTGCGCGGCAAGTTTTCCACAGCCGTCCGGAACCGGAAAACGGCATACCAGCAGCACATAAGCACAAAAAACCCCGTGACCGGAGCCACGGGGCAATGAAAACGTCTCAACTACTCATCGTCGAACGACGTATCACCTACCATTTCAGCAATGGAGCACAGGAGGAGAGTCCGGCCATCCGGGTCTTTCATGTAGTTCAGCTTCTCCTCGTAGTTCTTACGGGCTACGCTCTCCTCATCGAAGAAGTAGAACGTCGCCTCGTATGGGTCATGACGCTGGATTATAACCCATCCACCCTTCTTACCTTTACGAAAGTCCATCGGGTTTGATCCTCCTGTACCGTATAACCCCTGTGTTCTCAAACACATAGGTGCTTGCTTGTTTCTTCTCCCACTCCACCGACAAAGGGAATGGGAGGGATACAGGCTTGCGAATCTTCAAGGTACTCTGGTCAGTACCCAGCATGGCATTCCAGCGGTAGTACACAATCTTAACAGTATCCACACTGGCACCCGGCCTGCTTACCAATCCGCTGATGGAAGTGCTTCACCTTCGCCTTTACTGCCTCGACATGGGCGTGGAACTCAGCAGCGTCCTTGTAATCCACACGCTCCAGCTTACCAGACCGGAACGTTACCAGCGCATACTTGCTGGGTTGGAAGTGGTTATGCGTACGCCTAGACACAAACCGAATCACTGGTTTGTGAGACGTGTGGAATCCATTGTTAGCCTGAATGAGAGTTGTGCGAGTCAACTTGAACCTGCTTTCCGGCGAATAACGCCAGTGCTAGCTCGTTGTATTCATGTTGCAGCTTGTCGGCAGAGATACGATCCACTGAGTCACCACTACGCAACTCATTGATCCTCTTAGACTTGCGCTGCATCAGGGACACGATTGTGGTTACTGGCATCGTGATAAGCATCCATCCTCCTTTGCCGCTGTTCTTTCTCAGTGTCCTTCCAGCCCATAGCCTTGCACACCTTGACAGCCAACTTCTGATTTCTCTCCAGATAGCTATGCTTGGCCATTGACATAGTGGCAGTCTTACAATACCCCCAAGGAACTAATCTCGGGTGATATATGGGCAATACCATGTTACCCAGCAAGTTCACCTTCTGGGTAGGTCTAAAAACTCTCCCCAACCCACGCGCAGGCACATAGGCATAAGCTCTTGGTAATGCTTTCTTCTTCCCTACCGGCATATCAGGCTGGACAGAGAAGTAATCCAAGTCTGTCATGGCTGAGACGCCTTTACTGGCCGAAGGGAATACTCCACCTTCCCACCCATGAAGTAACTCAACAACGAGTTCTGCCAATACCTACGCGCCTGCTGAACCGGCATACCAGCATCACTCACACGGATATAGGACACCTTCCTCCCAACCCGCCTAACCTCGTGCAATGAGTACAACCTCGGGTAATTGCGCTTACCTACCATGTAACCCCTCTCTCTCCACTTCCGGAATCGATCATACACCGCGAAACCGAGCGCGTCAACAAAAATTTTCACCCGCGAGTAAAGCGATTTACTGCGCGTTTTCCACAGTTCGCCGCGCCACGGCATGACTACCTGCACTACTACCCCACACACGGCATGGCAGTCTACTCGACTCTGGCAGAATGGACATGGTAAGTAACCAGCCGCAAGGTTACCCGATACCAGTTACCAGTCCCCTCGAAGGTAAATCGATTTACCTAATTTTCCGGTGTATTCCCCTACACCGACCCGTCATCGGCAGTTTATAAATCGCTTTACTTGGCCGGGAATGCATATCGCAGCGCGGGGGCGAACTTGCACAGACGAAGTTTTAGAGGCAAAAAAAAACCCCTAGGCCAAAGCCTAGGGGAAAAGGGAAAACAGTTGGGTTACTTCGCCTTAGACGATACCAGAGTGGCATCCTTCATGGCTTGCGCGTACCCTTCGGTATACTTCGCCTTATATGCCACGACGGATGGGTCGTCTTCTTTCGCATTGGACGGCCATTTCGCGCCTGACTTTTTTGCGAAGTCAGCAGCATACGCGGCACAACGAAGCTCATTGGAATACTTCGCCGCAAAAGCTTCCATGTCCGGGATAGCGGCTTTCAGCGTGGCAATCTGCGAGGGATAAACCGACAGTGGAAAGCGATTGATACCATACAGGGAGATGGTACCAGCGCCATAATCGGCCATTTTCACAGTGACTTTGGCAGAGTTCCGTTCCTCAGCCTCTTTCCGCATTTGTTCAATTAACGCTAATGCCTCTTGCATGTTCTTCGGTGCGATCATATTGGCCATGTGGTGATTCTCCTTGCTTTCAGTTGGGAAGCGTACCAGAATTGCCGCGTTCAATTGCGGCTGAAACGAGACTACAGGAAAAGGCAAAAACGTGTCAAGAGAAAAAATAAATCGTTTAGAATGAGTGGATTGCGGCGTTTTCCACATCGGCAGTCGGACTGGGGTCGCAAGGTGTCGCAAGTGTCGCAAGTGTCGCAAGGTGTTGATTTGACTTGAGTTATAAGTATGTAAATTTTACCTGTTTGAGACGCATCCAATACGACACCGCGTGACGAGTTCCTAAATGCAACTGATTTTAAACGAGTTACGCGCAATTGTCGCGCAAGTGCTGAGAATTGGTCCGATATATGAGTGATTCGATACCAGAGTATAGGAGGGATTGCCATGTGATAGTACATAGAGCGATAGATGATAGTCTATGGTGTGCCATCTATTTGATTGGATTGGAGTTAAGGTACTGTAGGGTACTCTTTTGGCTTGTGGGGGTACTGGGAAGCCCCCCTGCACCTCGGCACGCGAGCTTGACCTGACCTGACTCCCCACACTTCTCCCTTGTGCTAACCCCTTTACAATCAATCAGTTAGACAACAAAGGCGAATCCGTGGTATAATGGAGTATGATTCGATGCTTAGTTTGCGGCCAAGACCACCTAAACCCAGACAATTCTATTGCAGTACAGGTTGGCGCACAATACTATGATGGGGAAACCTCTCCGAGTATGACGATCTGGAAATATACTTCCAGTGGACATTTTGGGTACGGGGGTTCACCGGGTGAGCTTTCTTCAGTTGGACGACCCGAAGCCGGAATACTGGATTCTGGAGTTTCCTAGCTACGGGTATGGTAAGTTTGTGTTTTATGGTACAATACGAGAAGCAACGGATTTGTATTATAAAAAGTTGACGTGGGAGGGCAAGGGCACTATCAAACTTGCTGATCCCGAGAACCGGGAGGATAGGCTTCTGGTGGTAACAGAGATACAAGGGGTGAGGGAAGATAGGGCGTCGGGGATTAAGAACCTGCCTTTCTTGCCCTCGAAGGGATGGTTTTAATGTGGTTTTTGATTGGGCTGGGGGCGGGGCTGGTTATCGGGGCGATTGTGATTATTGCCCTTATATCGGGTGCTGCCGGGGAAGCGGTTGGTAAAGGTTTGGGATGGTGAATGCGGAGTTAGAGGATTTCGTGAAGTTTTGCCAAGAGCACCCGGAGCTTAGGTTCTGGCAAGCGGTACGGGCGTGGAGTGGGTTCAATAAAATCTTGGCGGTAAGGGTAGAGTATGTTCCTGTTCCGGACCCGAACCCGTTGATGGAGTCTGGGTATGTAGAGCACCACTTCGATACATTTTACTGGGAGGGAAAGAATGGTAACTAAACAGAGATTGCAGCAGATAATTGACGAGTCAAGTCTAAAGAAATCAGCTATTTGGCCTACTTGTTGCCCGTGGAGTTTGGCGACTTCGGGGGAGATTTTGGCGATGGCCCAAGAGCTACACGACATAAAAACAAAAGAAGAGGCACGGGTAAAGGCCGTGGTAGAGGAGTTAACCAATGACACTGTTATTCAGCCTGACAGCGAAGGACTTCGAGTTCCAGACGTTCTGCACGGGGGGCAAGGGGGGTCAACATCGTAACGCTAAACAGAATGGAGTCAGGTGCATACATCCCGAATCTGGTGCAAGGGCGGAACACCGTGACGGTAGAGATCAGTTCCGGAATAAGCAAGAAGCTTTTAGAAAATGTGCTGAAACTCCGGAGTTCAAAGCGTGGCATAAAGTCGAAACCCTACGAAGACTCGGCAAGCTCCGAGAAGTAGATCGGGCAGTTGACGAACAAATGAGGGAAGAGAATCTCAAGATAGAGTACTTGACTCCCTAACCTAAAGGTGTTATAATACATTATGATTAAAATTTTACTAGGAATTTTACTGTTCACGGGTCCTTCTTTTTCAGAGGAGGCCAGTAAGGCTGTCCCCCCTCCCGCGCCTCAGCGGCAGGTACAGCCGCCCCAACTCAGACCCGAGGAACCCTCTAAGCCGGTGGAAGCTCCCAAAGCAGAGCCTCCTAAGCCGACGGAGATTCAAGTTCCTTTGACCCCACAGGAGCAGCTAGAGATTCGTTTGCAGTTGGCTAAAGAGCAGGAAGCGGCGATTAAGAAGCAACTGAAAGTGATTAACAAGAACCGTAAGTCCTCTTTTGCCAAGACTTTAGACAAGATTCGTAAGGCCCACGGATGGGATGATTCGATCCAGATCAGGGACAACGGACAGCAAGTTGTGGGTATCGTTAAGCCATGAAGTGTTTAGCCCACCCAGAACGGGAGGCTAAGCCGGGATTTGTACACTGTGACAGTTGCATTTATTACGCGATTGTAACGTCGGACAATATGACGGCGGAGTCTTCCCGCAGCCTGTACAACATAATCAGCGACTTCGAAGTCAGAATTAGAATGCTCGAAACACTTATAGGATTCCGTAAATTGGATGGTAAAGATTCAGAACAGAACGATTAAGGGATGCCGTCCAAACCTAAGATACCAAAGGTATTTTGACAGGGTTAACAAGCTTTATTTCTACGGAGAGTTAGCGCCGACGCGGGTACTCACCGCCCCCCTTCTGAAGATCACCTCGTTATCTCAGGGCGCAGCAGAAGAGGACGAGAACTGGCTGGATGCCGGGGAATATGGTATAGTAGGTATAGATGAGAACGGGGTACAGAGTATCATTCTTGACCGAGGAACCGCTGTGTTCCATTCTATTCTGACCAAACAGACCATCATCCACGAGGCAATACACATTTACATCAGCCCTTACCCCGGACACGGAGCTAAGTTCAAGAAGCAGATTCGTAGGGTAGCGGCGATGGGAGCATTGGATTTACTGATATGAGCTATGACAAAGAAGAAGAGATAACTGCCGACGAGAAACTACTCCGAGATATCTTTGGGGAAGCCTACAAAGACACCACTGACGGCCCCGCCTCCTCTGGCGAAGACCAATCGGGAGCCATTAGCCACAAACCGTGGCCTTCTTTTAAGAAACAAAAACAGACCAACAAGTGAGAGAAACGTTTATCAAAGTAAAATACATTGTATGCTGGGCGGGATGCCAAGTTCCGTTACAGGAGAGGTACTTTGATTTTTTTGACGAAGCCCTCGCAATGTACGACCTGAACCAAGACAAGCTATCACTTCGGATAGAGGAAGTGGCTACTAAGACCCAAATTAAAATAGTTTGGCCTGAAAACCCCCGCCGCCCGTAAAGTGTGGTATAATGGTATTATGACTTACAAAAACATCGACCGTCCAGCACCCGCCGCGCCGAAAGCGTAGACGGGGGCCTGTGCCCCAACGGGGTGTGGGCTAAAGTAAGCCTCTCGATCTGGAGTCGAGTCATCATGTAGGTTCAAGTCCTACCGCCCCGACCAAACTTAGGGTTGGTAGTTCTAATGGGAAAACACCCGGCTTGCACCCGGAAGTTGAGAGTTCGAATCTCTCCCGATCCACCAAAGGAAAAATGACGTAGATTAAGTATTTCTATATTTTCGTACGGCAAGATATAAGTCTTGCCCAGCAGATCATCCAGACTAACCATGCGACATTTGATATGTCGGCTGAGTATGCACATGAGGGGGAACCCCCTTATATAGTCTTGATAGGAGTACCCGATAGTCAGGGACTCCAAGATGTAATTAAGTATCTGAAAGATAACGAGATACCACACGTTGCTTTCGAAGACAATGACTTTGACTTTAAGATTGGCGGGGTTGTTACCCTTCCACTTAGAGAAGAACAAAGAGAGTTGTTAAGACATTACCCGCTCTGGAGGACTCCAGAAAGTTCGCAATAAGTTTGCGCGGGTAGCTCAGTGGTAGAGCAGCCGATTCTACTCCGGCTTGTCGTGGGTTCGAGTCCCACTCCGCGCTCCATTGGGGCGTAGAATAAATAGTTCGTAGGTCCTAAAGACCTAAGGCGTAGGTTCAATTCCTGCCGCCCCAGCCAAGTTTGTAAGTGGTTCCATGAAGGATAAAGAGATTTGCGCCTCTTCTCCCGCCCTTAAGTGGACGGGTGTAGCTTAAAGCAAAGAGCGTTCATAGGCCACTAAGTTTAGTTCGTCAGGCTCCGCGCAGTCGCTACTGCCGTTCACTAGGGTTCCCAGTCCCGCGAGAGAAACTGGGTAAGTTTAAGTGGTGACGAAAGCTAGATCACAAGGTCTTCCGTAAAATCGGGCTGGGTAACCAGAAGCCACTAACATTCCGATGGTCTAATGGCTATGATGTACGTCTCCAAAACGTTACGGTGTGGGTTCAAATCCTACTCGGTTTGCCAAGATTACCAGTACTGATAGATACAATTTCCTCTTACATAAAGAATGCCGAAAGGCAGCTATTGTGTCGCATGTTGTCTGGTATACTTTGAGGGGTTCTAACCCTTCCGCCCCGGCTCCGAGGGAGTACAAATCGGGTAAATTTTATCCTTGCTTAGCTCAATTGGCAGAGCAGCTTCAGCAAGTCCTCTCTTTGGAGTCATGGCCCAAATGAAGACCCTAGTGGAGAAGGTTGTGGGGTCGAGTCCCGCCGCAAGGCTCATCTTCGTAATGCTAGTGCAACGCTAGCGGGTATGTACATAACTGGGCAGGGGACTGTGTTCCTCTGCTCCCCTTCCGGCCTGATTAAGCCCCCAAAATAAAAAAAAAA